AAAATAGCATCCACGGCCGCTGCGTCGAGCACCGTGCCCGCTTGAGCGATGGCCACCAAAGCAGCAGCCGCTGCGTCTGCCTGAGCGCCGGTGTATACCGCTCCGCCTACGCCAGCAGTCGTGTCGAGGTTACCGATCAGGTAAGCCGCAAGACCCGTCAGGTCAGCCGTAGCTGCAACTGGAGGTCCGGCTGCCACACTCGCCGCGATGGCGGGTGCCGGAATGTTGTGAATGTACCCGGTCTGGCCGAGGCCAGGTTGGTAAATGTAGTTTTTGCTCGAGGTGTTCGGCCAGAGATCGACCACCTGCAACACCCCGTCAGGGATGTCGGCACGACGCATGATGAGGAAAACTTCAGCCATCGTTGTATCTCCTACGGGGTGAAGAAGGTTCCGTCATCGTTGTAAACGACCACGGCCTCACCGTTGGGGTTTCCAGCAACGCCTGCGTAGACGAAGCTGTTGGAAGTGAACTCAGCGAGCTCGCCCATCACAAAGGAGAGGGGCAGTCCGTCGTTCAGGAACAGGGCACGGTTGCTACCCGCAACGAATCCGGGGCCGCCAGCAGCACCCACCGGGGGTTGGATGTCCCAGACACCGCCGCCGTCTTCGATCTGGACGCCTCGAGGCACTTCGTACTTGGCACCCGCGAGCAGATTCAGAACCACCGGGAGCTGAGCAGCCGTGACGGCAGCACCGCCGACGAGCGCGCCGTTGATGTCGCCGATGGCCAAGGTTCCCGCCGCGCTGGTGAGATCACCGAAAGCGTAGAGAGCCAAGACCGCAGCCGCACCCGTGTTGGCATCCGCAGCCGTGACGGCACCTGCGTCAACACCACCGGCCATTCCGACAGGGGAGAAGCCAGCACCGTTGCTCGATGCGAGCACGAGGTTGCCTGCCGCGCCATCCATGTTGGCGGTGATCGTGACGACCGCCGCAGCCGGAGCTGCGGTCACCAGAGGGGGCAGAACGCCACCACTGTTGAGTGGATCGTTGATGGCCGCCGCCAAATCCGTAGCGATGCCCGCGTCGGTTCCCGAAGCGATACTGAAATCGTTCGAGCCCGGGGTTCGAGCACCCGCAACGGCAGTGAACAGTTGAGGACCCACGGTGACGGTGTCACCCGCGATGATCGGGGTGGCAAAAACAACCGTGAACGTACCAACAGCGGCGGCGCCGGTGCCGTCGTTGAGGTTCGTGATGATCCAGCCAGCCAGACCGTCAGCGGCCCGGTGCATGACAATGGGTCCTGCACCAGTGGTCACGACAGACTCGTTCACAGCCGCGTTGACGTACTTGGTCTGACCAGGAGCGTCGATAGTGTAGTTCCGTTGCGACGTGTTGGGCTCCATGTCCAAGACTTGGAGGGTCCCATCAGGGATGTCGCTACGCTTCATGATGATGTAGGGCATCGTCAGTTCCTCCTACAGGACGGTTCCATCGTCGGCGAGGACGAGGAGAGCCGGTGCGAATACGCCGTTGTATTCAAAGTTGGCCTTCTTGTAGCCGAACAGGTCACCAGCACCATTGCTGACGTTGAAGGCACCCGTGGCCTGGATGTGCTTGACCCCCGGCGTAGTGGCAAATGCGCCAGCTCGCACAGGGTCGAAAGCGTTGCCGCCATCCTCGACCTGAGCACCAGCGGGAAGCTGGTACTTGGCCCCGGACATGATCTCGAGCACTTCGGCAAGCGTGGCCGTCGAAGCACCCGCGGTCAGACCGGTACCTGCGGTGGCACCGGCGGTAACGAGCTCAGCGTCCACAGCAGCGAGCGTGAGCGCCCCACCTGACTGTGCCAAGCTGATGACCGCAGTCGCAGCCGCGTTCGCGACGGCAGCCGTGAGCGCGGTGCCCGAGCTGTCTTCCACGTTGTCGATGAAGTAGGCCCCGAGCCCGCACGCATCACGCACAGTGACGATGGGACCTGCTCCCGTCGTGATGACGGTGTCGGAGGTTGGGATTTGACGGACGTATCCGCTCTGACCTGGAGGATCGAGCGTGTAGTTCCGCTGGGAGTCGTTTGGCTTGAGATCGTCGACTTGCAGCACCCCGTTGGGGATGTCGGCTCGACGCATGATGATATACGGCATCGTGAAAATCCTCCGGTGTCCGGTACGAGGGCCCTTCTCTGTATTAGGGGCGCCTATAAAACGAAAACCGATAAGGCGCTGCTAGCGCAGCCCCGTCACGGTAGAGATCAGAAGCGAGAAATTGGGGTTGCCACCCGTAGAACAGATGACCAGGTCGTCTTTCATGCCGCTTGCGTGAGAAATGCTCGTCTGCGGATCGATCTGAATCAGGGGCTGATCTTCGGCCACTGCGAAATACAGCGGAAGTGCCGCATCGTGATTTGTGATGACGATGGCATCGGCAAAAGCAGGGACACCAAAGACAAGGGCCTCAGGCGGTGCAGGAAGACCCGGAACCGCCGTTGCCAAATCAGGAGCCGTCCCGTACAGCGACAGAGCCGGCCGGGGGACGCTCTGGAAGTCGGGGTCGCGCATGATGAGGATTTTCGACTGATTCGTTGCAGTTGCGACGCCAGGGAAGACTCCACCCGGGAAACCCGCAGGAATGCTCCCGGCCGCAGCCGCCGTGGCAACCGTCGAAACCTGCACACGCAGGAACCAAAGATTGCTGTCAGGAGGTACCACCGGCGAGACACCGAAGTACTCGTTCGGGTCGAACTGCGCACGGGTCTGACCTCGAGTGATGTCTCCCGAAATGCCGAGCCCCTTCCCCCGAAGCGTCTTCGAGATGAAAGTGCGCCCACGACCAACATCGAACAATGCAGTCGTACCCACGCCACCGACGCCGTTGAAGGCACCATAGGCGTTGTCGAGGCTGTTGGAGACCCTGAGGCGGTAGCTCAGGATGTTCTCGTCATTGATGAACTGGACCTGCGCGAGTCCCTTCGCACGATCCAAAATGTTGGGGATGGGGATGCCGATCATGAGCTACCTGGCCTCTCTTTGCGGGCGCGAGAGTCATAGCCACTCGTGTCCTTGCCCTTGGACTGGGCGAGCTTGGCCGCTTCGGACCACGAACCGACGCGCTCCCCTCCGACATTGGGAGCAAGGGAGGGAACCATGCCGTCTCCCTTCTGCTCACGCTCTTTCATTTTAAGACGCTGGTTCTTCGCCCGCATCTGGCCGGCGATACGGTTGTTCTTGGACGCCCACCCGTCCCCTGAGAAGTTGATCATCGGGGGCGTGAAGATGCGTATGGACTTCTCCTCCGCACCACACTCGGGGCACGGGGGTTTCATCTTCGTGTCGTACTCGGACATCTTCATCACGAGCTCGAACGGGTGCTCGCAGCTCTGGCATTCGTAGTCGTAGGTGGGCATCAGGATTCCTCCCCTTCAACGTACCGGTGAGCCACGCGTCGAATGACGTCGCGCTCCATCGACCGTTGCGCCACGCGCGCTGCCATGTGTTCTTCCTCGATCACGACTTCAATTGCGTCAGGGCTATCGACTGAAAACCGGGAACCGAGCTTTCTCAGGGGACTCTTCTTGGGCCTCACAAAGAAGTCTTGCGACTTCTCAAGGACGGCGTAGGCGTGCTTGCAGACGGGCCTCCAGTGCGCCGGGTCTCGGATCTGAGGGTACGCAGCCGTCCCTGGAGCCGTCCCCTTCTGATAGTCCGTCTTGGTCGCCCAGTGGGCCGGCCCCCACCACCGCCAATAGGGGCACGAACATGAAACTCTCAGATTGAGTTTCGGAAAGTTTGAGGCATTGCCTCGTTTGAATGCCTGAACGCGGACCGTGTGGTCTCCGACGCTCCAGTGCCAGATCCAATTCTTGGTGTCGGTGCGGGCGAGTTTCGGGGTGTACTCCTTCGACCGCAGTTTGATCTTCTTGTCACACCGCTTGAGGATGTCAGCGACCGTCATGGCGACGCGCTGATGACCCCCCTCGGGCCCGAAGCTCGAACGAACCCCCACACCAAACTCAGGGTGACAGAGCCCGTGGATGAACTTCCGCGTGGCCTGCTTGACGTCGAAGTTGTTGTTCCGCTCGTATCGATCTTGGCGGCCGTCGGGAATCGCCTGCGTATTGTTGACGGCATCGGAGTACCACTCCATCGGGAGGACCTTCCCCGAGCCATCGGTCGGGTTGTTGGTCGTCGGTATGTCAATCGCTCCCGCAGCCGGGGGCAGATTCTGCGTATACAACCCGGGCTGATGCTTGGCAGGCAGGTTTGGGGCACGAAGGCTCCCGCCCTCCTGCTTGGAAGGATCTGTGCGCGGCGTCCCGGTGCCTCGATCAACACCTTTCCCGTGGTTCTGGTCGAGCTGTGCCGGGGGTCCTGTCTGCTTGGTGGTGGTGTTCCAATCAATGGGCCAGTTCGCGCCCATGAAATCGAGCCCGAGTAGGTCGAACGCTTCCGCAAGAAACTCAAGCCCAGCTTGCTTTTGCTCAAAACGATCCTTGAGGCGTTTCTCCTTCGCCTTCTGACGTTCCTTACGGCCCTTTTCGCCACTGCGAATGTCGTCGGCCTTGTTCTCCTCGCGCCACGCCTTCGTACGCTCTGCGGGGGTCGTGAAACCGATGCCACGCCGTTTGAAGCGATGCGGGTACATCCGATAGTACTTGTCCTTGAGCTTCTCCTTCGGCTGTCTTTTGTCGCGCATCTGATACTTACGCTTCATGCGCATGCGCTTGGAGGGGTCACGGCGATAGTTGACCCTTGAATCGATCTTCGCGCTTCCTCCTTGGTTCCTCTGGTGCTCTACCGGGAAGGGGCCTTGACGGCCAGCGTTGGCAACCGGCTCGAGCTCATCATCGGTTCCTGCGAGCGTCTCGTTGCGCCTCGTAGGAAAGTTGTAGTCGTACTTGGTCGGGTGCCCATACTCTTCGCCAGGAACAGACAGGGTGCGGTCTGGGACGTGACGTGGCTTGTTGATGGTCGTGGGGCCGATCCGTTTTTCACGGTTCTTGCTGTGGTTCGAGGGCAGGGGAAGGGCGCGCTCCTTCTCACGCGACTGCGGGGCCTGCACGGGCCACGACGAGTCCATGTTGTCCTGGCCGCGGTCCAGGTCCGTGCTCTCGGTCTGTGAGGGGGAAATGCCCTTCTCAGAATCGATGTCAACGACGGTCTTGTAGCCGGGGGTGTCCTGCCAGAGTGGGCGATAAGCTTGGCGAAGGTCTGCGAGGACACTTCGCATGTCATCGCCCGCAGCCGTCCTTGAGGCGAACATGAAAGGCTTCCCGCTACCGGGTTTCCCTTTGCCCTTCCCCTTGTCCTTGTCCTTCTTTTTGGGGGGCAACTTCAGGGGTGCTTTCTTTTTCTTCTTGGGGAACTCGAAGTCCTTGGGAAGGCGCATGGCCTTCCCATCCTTCATGTCTGCATCCTCAAACTGGATGTACTTGAGAGTAGTGAGACGGCCGTTTTCGGGGTGAACCGAGTCAACAAGGATGCCGCCATCTTTCGTGCGACGGTCCACACGTCCCACGTACCAATGGCCCTTGAACTCGTATCCGAACAAGTCGCCCTTCTCGAGCCCCTCGGTGCTCTCGAGAACTTCGCCTTGGAACGTCGCGGGCTTCTCCTTGGGGGGCTTCTCCTTCGTCACCTTCGGCTGCTGACCTTGAGAGGGCCACAAAGATTGCTGCTTCTTCTTGCGTTCTTCCTCAGCCTTGTCGTGAGCGTCCCACTCCGCCTTCGTCTTGATGATGGCGGGGATCTGTTTCCAGTCGGAGATCTCGGCGTTCTTGTAGGTCGAGTTGCCGTCACGCACCGTGTAGGTGCCGTCCTCGTTCTCGATCAGGCTGATAGGAGCACGTTTGCCCCCATGGCCTTTTGCCGCTGATGCGAGCAGGTCGTTGCCGTTGAGGACACCCTTGAGCCGCACCTTGGCCGGCGTGATTTTTTCAAGGTCAACGAGCTTCGCGTCCTTGTCGTCCCGGAAGTATTTCTTGGCGTCTTCTTCGAGTTTGGGGAGACCCTCGTACAGCGCCTGCTCATTGGCTTCAGCAGGGTCTTCGGGGACGTGCTCCTCGTCGACTTTGTGCATGTCGCTGCCCTTGAGCGAGTGGCCGCGCCATTCCTCAAAGCCATGCTCCTTGAGTTCACCTGTCTTGGGGTCGATGTCGATCGTGAAGAACTCGTGGCCTCGCGCATCAACGACGCGCCCGTGATAGACCTCGCCTTCCCAGTGGTAGGAGACAACGTCCCCGGCTTTGATGTCCTTCGTTTCCTTGAGGGGCTTGCCCGTCTTGCCCATCTCTTCGACGGCCTTCTTGCGTGCAGCAGCCTTGGCTGCGCGCTCTTCCTCGAGCTTCTTCTTTTCCTCAGGAGTCAGGGGCTTCGGGGGTTTCTTGGGCTTCCCGCCGCTCCAGCCACCCCAACCCGATTGCCACGCACCGCCGCTTGAGTAGTCACTCTCTGAGACCCCGATCTCGTCCCAGATATCCTCGTCCACGAGCTTCGCGTCACGCTCCGTGATTTTCGATTGGTCGAACGATCGCTCAGTCTTGTCCTTGACCTTGCCCGTTCGCGGATCGACTTCTTGAATCCAGAACTGGCTGCCGTCTGGGGTCGTGCGAGTGACCCGTCCCATCCGGTCCTTGCCGCCGACGCTGTACGCAATGACATCGTCTTCGTACACATCATCGAGCACAACGGATTCCCACGAGTCCCGGTTCTTGAAGGGATTCTTTTTGGGCTTGCCTTGGCCTTTGGCACCCTCTCCATCGCGCTTGCGAACCTCGAACGCGTCCAGAGCCTTCTGTGAAATCGAGAATACAGGGTCCTTGGTAGGCTTCCCCGTGCGGGCGTCAACCTTCTGCGCCGTGGGCTGCCCGTTGTGCATCCCTACGATGCGTGCGTGCAGCAGACTCTGCGGCCCCTGGACCGTGATGTAGTCGTCCTTCTTGAGCTGCTTGATGTCCTCTACCTTGGCCCCTTCTTTCGGGGCTTGGTCGAGCAACGTCTGGTAACTCTGCCACTGCTCGTAGATGCGGTGTTGCTCCGGCATCGGCAACGAGGTGTACAGCACTTGATTGCCCGTTTCGGGGTGCTTAAACTTCTTGCCCTCGACGGCCTTGCCGAACTCCGACAGAGCCGTTCGGATACCGAAGTCAGGCACCGGCTACTCCCCCTCGGCGTGTCGCTTCGCCACTCTCTGGGCCAGGTACTTCTCGAGTACACGCTCAGCCGAGGTACGCGGCATCGGAGCTCCGAACGCCCGCGCTCCTTCGACTGTCTGATCCACGATATTGCGTCGGGACAGTGGGAGGCGATCTTTGAGATGGTCCTTGCCCATCACCGAAAGCGCGTAGCCAGTCTCGTCAAGCTGGTGCTCGATCTTCTCAACGCACTTCGGAAAGTTCACGATAAGATCGCCGGCAACCTGGTAGAGGTGCTCCTTTTGAGGACTCGACTCCACGAGCTCGAGAACCTTGTTGAGGAGCTGATGCAGACGGTGAACCTCGACACGGGCGGTGTTTACGCCACCCGTGATGAGAGCCCAGCCTGCTTGGCTACCGGCATTTCGTGAAAAGGACATGGACCGCCTTCACAGGGGGCGGCCCATCGGCAGAAAACCGAACCGCAGCTATGCTTGGGCCTTTTTGGCCTTCGTCTTTTCAAGAAGTGCCGATAGCCCCTTCTTGATCTCTTCTCGAGCCAGTTCGGTCTCGACCGCCAAAATGCCCTTCACGTACATGGGCTCCTTGACCTTCTTGAGGGCATCTGCGACCCGTTCTTTGACCGGACGGTCCTTGTTCCACTTGAAATCAGGGATCAGCATCCTGATTGCCTCGTAGGCCGGATCGTTCTCAGGGCGCCTGTAGACCTCGGCCGCGGGCTTGGCAGCATCGGGGAGCAACTCCTCAAGGGTATCTCCAGCTCGAACCTCTTGAACGTCCCCTGTGGCCTTGGCTACGACAACGGGGGCGTCCTCGCGCTCGACGGCGTACTTCTCTACTTTCGGGCGACCCCCTTCAGCCGTCCGCTGAATCGCTGAGGCAGACGTGTTGCGGGAGTCCGCCGTGAAGCTCTGATGCGTAGGAGTCAAAATGCGACCCACCGCAACGCCCTGATCCGTCTGGATCACCTTCCTCGCAGTCTTGTTGTGAGGCCCCACCTGAGCGCTGTCGCTCATGCGAATCGTCTCGCTGGTACTGCTCGAGACTGCGGCAGACTCATCGAGCTTGATCGCAGGGGTGTTGCTCGACAGGGAAATCTGCCCCATGTCGCGCTGCTCATCGTGAACGATCGCGCCCACCCCTCCGAACCTCGGCTTAGGGGCCGGGCTCTTGTTCTCCGGGGTGGCCCTCGCCACATTAAGCGCGAACTCCTTCTCGCGTTCAACGACGATCTTGTTCTGATCGCCGACCCTGCCAACGACTTCCCCGGAGTTCTCCGACACGTTCTCACGAACGATAGGCATCACGGGGCGCGCATCTTGATTGTCAATTGGCATCCCTCGAGCCGAGGGGCCGGCCGCTTGCGGGGTGGCAGGAAGCGGGGGCCGCGTAGCCCCCCTCTGACGTGGCGCGGGGGTGTCGTTGTCCTCGACGGCATTGAGCATCTCGAGGATGTCAGCTTCGGCCTGCGCAAGCACTTCGGCTTCGGAGTCGTCTTCCTCGATCTCCTCCTCGGGCGCGCCGTCCTCGGATTCAAAGACAGTCATCTCCTCATCGAAGAGACCCGCGAGCTCGTTGATCTCGTCGTCTCCGCTGTCCCAACCAGGCAGGGCTGCCGGCGGGGCCTCCATCGCGGTTCGTGCCTCTTGCGATTGGAACGGAACCTTGCGAGTAGCTTCCGCGTTGACGGCCTCTCGATTCCTCTTGCGCTCTGCCACTGAAACCACCGTGCTCTCTTCGGCCCGTTCGGTTTCGATGGTGGTCTTGATAGGGAGATCTCGGCCGCGAGACTCAGCAGGACGCACTTGGATACCGGCAGCCTTCGGGCGATAGGTCGTCACCTTGTCGCCGACTGGTGAGATCCATCCTTCTCGGATGGCGCTCCTGAGCTGCGGCGCATCCGTGAACTCGCGTCCATCGTGGAGGATCACAGTCGTCCCGTCGTATTGGAACTTCTCCCCCTGATTGGGGTTGTATCCACCACGCGCGGTGTCGATGAACCCGAAAGAGATGCCGCTACGCACCACTTGGTACGTTCGGAATTCGTTGACTTGGAAAGGAATCTCCGACATGAGCCTCGTCCTGGTTCGTAAAAACCAGCCTGGAACACCTTACCGGCCTTCCTCGCCGGGGTTCAGTGCACAGGCTCCTTAGCCTTTCGATAAGCAATTTGAGGCCCTATGCCCTCTGGGGCCCCCTCTGAGAAGGTCACCATCGCATCGCCCAGTTTGTCCCGGATGCCATCCAAAAACTCCCTGCGGACTCGTACTCGGGCTACCACGGTCGCCTCGTGCTCTGCTGCCGAATACACCATGAAGTCGAGAAAGCAGTCGGGGCCCGCTTCTTCGACAACACGGAAAGCATTTGCGAAGACGCCGAACTTGACGCCTTCCTCGACGTTCACGTCGATGTGTTCTGGATTAGGCATCTGAAATCTCAGGTCTGCTTGGCACTGTACCCTCGCCTTTGATGTCGAGATCCTCGACACTCCAACCCAACTCACGAAGGCGCTGGACCCGATTACGAGGGATCTGGAAAACGAAGGTGAGCTGTCCGTTGATGAAACAAGTTTCAGGGGTGTAGCTCGCGTCAGGGCAGTCCTCGAACACTCGAGCAAGACCATCGAACTGTTCCGCGACGCGCTCCATCTGTGTGGCTATCGCAGACAGGCCCGTGGGCACATCCTCCTCGAGCGCGATGACGTTGTCGAAACGCGGCACCGTCAGATGGCAGGTGACCTTCTCTTGTGGGACGGGCAACCGCAGTACTTTGGACTCGACACCCATGACGCTTACTCCTGGCCGCGTATAGGCACGCTACCGTTCGCCGCGATGAATGCGTGAATCTCAGGCGCGTTTCGGAACCATTCAGCTTCCATGCGTAAGTAAGCGAACTGTGCGTGCAGCGCAGCCTCTCTTTCCATGGTCCCGGCCACGGTCCCTAGCAACACGAGCTTGTGGGCGTTTGCAGTCTGGAGTTCCGCGATACGGCGCTCAACATCTTGCGACCAACCGATCTTGATTGGAGCCGCAGGCCCTGAACTCTGCACGAAGTAGACGTTGCCCATGCGGTCGGTAGGCAACACGTAGTCGGGGACGTACTTCACCACTCGAGCACGCACCATGCCGTGTCGCTCAAGACACTGCCAACGCTCAGGAGGGATGCAAGCGTACTTCGGCTCTTCAACTCTTGGTGTGTGTGCGTAACGGATGCCGTGCTGGCCCTCGGGCTCGCCGAGAACAACCGCGTCTTCGTGCAGCACCTTCCGACTTCGACCGTCTAGGACTTCGACCCAATGTGTCGGCACAAAGCCCTCGAGGTCAGCACCGGGGTACAGACGTTCGAGGGCTTTGCGACTGATGGTGGAGCGCGAAGCCACCGTAGACACTACCGACGCTACGGGGCGTCGAGCATCCAGATCTCGACAGCCTTGTCGAGCGCGTAGTCCTTCGGCATCGTCGAGAGATCGTAACCCACGTAGAGGGACTCGGCACGAGGGCGCATTTGCTTCTGGATCTCTTCCTCGGCCATCCCGAAGAGACGCATCACTCGGAAGCTCTCTCGGTACGCCTGCACTTCAAGTGCCCATCGAGCTTCCGAAACGCTGAGGTAAATCACTCCCATCACGAGCGGCGTGTGTGCGTCGTACTCACGCAGGTGAACGATCTCGTGCCACAGGACGATCGCCTGGGTAGCTTCGCTTTTCTCGTCCCAATCCTTGGAAACGAAGATCTTGCTCGGGAACGTGGTCGTGAACTTGTCCCACTTCTCAATCCCCTCGGCTTTCGGGACGATACGAATTCCGTTGTCCTCGATCTCCTGCATCGCCAGGAGCCACGCCTCATGGGGGTCCGAAGGGATGGCCCCCGCGGGCGCCATCTCGGACGTGCGCATCGCCATCTCCTCGTAGTGAGGATCTTGCGGAGCGCCGTTCTCGTAGGAGGGAGGGCCAGCGATCCCGTCAGGGAGCCCGTGAGGGCAACCCGTCATGAAGAACATGAGAATGACGGTGAGCGAAGTGAGTACCTTGTTCATGGATGCCTCCATCCAACCCCTCCCTATAGGGGGAACAGCGCCATGTGGTGGGTCTACGTCATACAAAGCGAGCAACCGAGATTCACGAAGGGGAAGCCGGCACCGGGGTTCTTCTACGTGGGATCTACAACGGAGCCCTCAAGGCGCCTGAGGCAGCACAACGGCGAGATCAAAGGCGGCGGGCGCTACACCTCCACCAAACGTCCGTGGAGAATGAAAGCGATTTACGGACCGTACAGCAACCGTTCGGAGGCACTGAAGGCTGAGTACACTTTGAAAAAAGGGAGACGAGGAGAGGCACGCTGCCGTTGGTCCCCCGAGAACAGCCCATGGTGTCGCGGGCTAGGGGCCGGCGATCCTCGGGTTGCCGAAATCAACGATTCCGATATTTCCGACCCTTAATCCATCCCTGTCCCAGAAGAGCAGGGACTTTTGACGGCAACACACGTCGAGAACTCGACTCGTTGCAAACCCAAACCAGCTTTGAAACCACTTCGGAGAGATGCTGCCGTACAGATTCTGACCGGGTCTCACCGCGTCTAGCTTTGTTGGATGCGATGGTGGCTTCTCTCATGCTGTCCGTGATGGGACTCCCTTTGCGTGCGCTGGACCGGGACATGTTCTGGCGCGCCTCCAGAGACATTTTCTTGCCGGTCTGCGCGCGAGAATTGTTGTGCCGAGCCTCCTCCGATGCCTTCATTCCGCGCCGCGACTCGGAGCTCCTTCGAATCGCTTCGGGCGTATGTTTGCGACCCTTGTGGGCCTTCGAAATCTTGCGCCGAGCCGCTTCACTGACATGCGTGTTGTTCACAGGACTTTGGCTAAGATTCACACACCCTGTCTTGCCGAAATGAGAATCGAGCCACCCCTTCTCCGCTGTCACTTGTTCGTTAGTAGGCAACGTCTGGAGGACCTCGGGCACAAATTTCCCGTGCTTGTCAAACACCGCTTGAGCGTATCGGTTGGGATGTTTCCCTTGCTCAAATTGAGTCAGGTGACGGCGCCACCGGGCCCGAAAATACACGGCCCTTCCTCCGTAATAGTGGGTGTCCGAGAGCCAGACCACATACAGACCACCACGTCGTGTCTGTACTGTAATCGGTGGAAGTTCGATGCGTCTCACACGACATTCTACCGAGACTTTTGAGCCTTGTACGGCCCCTACGAGGACAGGAGCGAAGCCTTCAAGGCCGAGATGGCTCTCAAGCGAGGGAAGCGAAGTACGGGGCGCACAAAATGGACGCCCGACGACCACGAACTGTGCCGTGGCGCCGGGCCTGACCACCCGTGGGTGAAAGACGCGAGCTGGAAGGACGAAGACTAGATCCGCGAACGAACGTGCGTGATTTTGAGCAGAGGACGGGCCGGCCCTGAGCTCGGGATGTAGACCACCCCTTCATTTTGTCCCCGGTCCTCGAGCATCGCACGACCACTGCCCTCAGTCGAAAGTTCGACGCCCCGGTTGGCGGGGTCGTAGTCGAACAAAGCAACACGCGTCTCTTCTTCGGCGGGCGCGTTCTCGGAGGTTCGGAAAGCGAATCGCACAACGTCGCCAGCTTGCAGGTGTGCGAGCAGAACCTGCTGCGCTTCTTGTTCGACGGCGAAGTCTCGAGGGGCATTGACTCGACGCATAGCGCCGAGCAGCTCATCACGGAACTTGTCGTTGTTCTTGGCGAGCCGCAAAATCCTCACAGCGGTTTTCTTGTTGGTACGGGTGTCTTCCATGTGCTTGCTCCAATCTTCGTGGTCGTCGTCCCAATCCTCATCCTCATCCGCGGCGGTCTTCATTGATGCTGCTTTCTTGGACGGGGCGTTCATGACAACCGGGTCGTAATCCGACATCGACGGGGGCATCCTTTGGACCCCATCTCCCGCAATGCCGGCAACGATAAATTCATTCTCGCCGTATCCTGAGCCCGACCCACTTCCGGCACCCAATTTGGGGTACGTGATGGGGGAGAGGAAAAGACGGCTGATCGGGACACGGGACCTCATTTGGTACATTCCGAACCCGTAAGCAGTAGAAGGGCTCGCGCTGAAACTGGTCAGTTCCCGAGCATTGGGGAGCGCCACCATCTGTCCAGCCTTGGCGGATGACAGGCTAGAGGTCGATGATTTCCCTCCCCGATACAAAGTGATCTCTTCCACACCAAGCGCATCCCCTACTGCTTGCGTGTACGCCATGGCCTTGGCGATGGCAGTCTGGAGCACCTTGTCTTGGGCGCCCTCCGCACGGTAAGGCTCTTTGCCCTTGTCATGGGCCTTCATCTTGCCCTCAACTCCCATGGCCTCGAGCGCTCCCATCAGCTTGTGGCCCCCGGCGGAGCCCGAAGATCCCTGCCAGTTGCCAATGTAATCGTAGAACTTTTGGCGCTCTGTAGGAGTGAGCACGTCCTCCATGAACTTGTGCCCGAAGTCATGAGCACCGATGGCGAGCATCTTCTCGCCCATCGACCTCTCATCCCACATCTGTTTCGCGGCTGTAGAACTGCCTCCGACGGTTGAAGACTGTGCCTTCTTCTCGAGTTCCTTGCGCTTCTCAGCGAAGAAGCTCGCGTACTTCGTCGAGTATTCGTCCACGAGATCGAATGCCTGCTCCATGATGGGATGATCGTGGTCCCACGCCTCGGGCGCGCTCGGGATGTTCTCGCCCTGCTCGCGTTTGACGGGACGCTTGGGCACCCACGATTTGCCCTCAATCTGGTCCTTCTGTGTCTGCCAAGCAGACATCGCTTCCTGGAACTTGGCGTCCTGCTTGGCGACCGCCTTCTGATGGGCACCCTGCAGGTCAGAGACCTCCTTGTCGTGCTTGGTCTTGACCTCGTCGTACTTCGCCATCGCCCCGGGGTCGATGACCCTGGTGCCGCGATCGACGATCTTCTTCGCATCGAAACTCGGAGTTTTGCCGAGGCTGCCCGTACCCTCAGGCCAGTCGATCTTCGCACGGAACTTCCCGTCCTCATCAAATGAGACGACCTTCCCGCGGTAGGTTTTGTCCTTGAGCTCCCACTCGACGTAGTCACCGACCTTGACCTCAGAGGGTTCTGTGATCTTTTTCGACTTCGGAGGCTCAGGTGCCTTCGGGAGCTTGGGTGCTTCGGGGGGCACCGGTTTCGTGGGCTTCGGAGCAAGCTTGGCTTTCGCAGAAGGGGGCAAATCAGATTCGCTGATCTGTGCCACCGGGAGCCGTAGAAGATCGTACTCACCGAGCGCGAAAAGACCATCCTGCACCCCCGTCTTGGGGTCCACCGTGGCAACGTAGAAGTTCTTGCCCTCTTGGTCGGACACACGCCCGACGTAGGTTTTGCCTTCGTGCTCCCATGTGATTGCATCACCGAGTTTCACGGAGTCCAGAGCAGTGACGTGTTTGCCCTTTTTCGGCTTCGGGCGGTTGGCCTCGATCTTCTTGGCCTTCTCAGCCTTCTCCTTTTCCTTCTTGGCCTTAGCCTTGGCATACTCCTCGGCCTGAATCTTGGCCTTTGCCTCAGCCTCCTCTTTGTCCTTCTTCGCCTGGATATCGGGGTGCTCGATGATCTTTGAATCGTCCGAATTGAACAGTTTTTTTGCCTGGTGTGCGCTCCACTTATGGGGCCCATACCAAGTGTCCCCACTCCCGTGTCGGTAGATACGCAACGAGCCGTCAGCCATGACCTTCTCGATCTTGTAGGCGTAGTCGGTGCCGTAGGTCTTGACGGACACGATGTCACCGGGCGACAAATGAAAAGCGTCAGGCACCTTGTCGCCGACCTTCAATTTCTCCTTAGGCGGTTCTGCCTCTTTGGTGGGGTCACCGATGACTTCCCACTCCTGCGCGGGCATTGAAATATGGGCCCAAGTGGCAGGCCAGTACTTGGTGCCCTTCGCCCAAGTCCCGTCTTTCTTGAAGAGACGGATACGAACTCGACCGTCAGGCATCCTCTTCACTACCTGGACCGTCTGGCTTCCACGACGGAGGATGAGATCCGGCGTGAGCTGTGAACCAGATGTCACCTTGTCACCGTGCTCAAGGGGGGTAGCCTCGTCCTCCGCGAAGACCTCGATCTTGTCATCGAAACCTGGAGACCACTTTGAACCGTCATCGAACTCGATCTGCAATCCGTCTTTGAAGGACACGCTCTTCACCGTCTTCGGCTTGCCGTCCTGCTTGACGGTCATGCCCGGAGCGAGTCCCCATCCTTGGACCTTCTTGATCGGCTTCTTCGGGAGTTTCTTGGGTTTGTCCTTCTTGGGCTCGGGCTTCTTCACCTCAGCTTCGGACTTGCTCTTGAGTCCGTCGATCTTCTTCTGAACCTCCTCGATCTGCTCTTCGTAAAAGCCTGTGCCGTCACCCTGGCTTTGAGCATCTTCAAGCGCGTACTCGAAATGCTCCTTAACCGTAGTGAGCATCTCCCCGTGCATGTCGGGGTTCCACTTGTCACCCCAGAACTTCATGCCAATGCTTTCGAGTTCTTTGAAGTCCCCGTCGGTGCTCTCCCACTCATCGATGATGGAACCGAGTTCGTCATCGTACTGTTCGTTCGTGTACGAATCGTCCTCAGGTTCGGGAGTCGTAGGCTTGCTCGCGGGCTTCTCGCCTCCCTGTTGCAGCCACGCCTGAAACTCCTTCGCCACCTGAGCCGAGAAGGGCTTGAACTTCATGGCCGTGGTGAACATGACCTCCGGGTACTTCTTGGCGGTCTTCGGGTTCGGGTTTTTGACCGTCTTCTTGCCCTGCTCGTAGAAGATGCCCAAAAACTCAAGCCACTTGCTCCCTGACGGCTTCTCTGCCTTGGGTTTGGCAGGCTTCTCTTTGGGTTTCGCCGCATCAGGGCTCGGGGCATCGAAGACACTCGCGGGAGGCTCTGCCTTCGGAGGCTCAGGCGCGGGCTTCTCTGCCTTCGGAGGTTCGGGCGCGGGCTTCTCTGCCTTCGGAGGTTCAGGCTTCGGTTCGGGTTTTTCCTCAGACTTAGGCTCAACCGAATCTGGCGAGTCAAAAATCGAGAGCGCAACTCGAGCATGTGCGACCCGCGTTTGCGTTGCAGCTCGGCGAGGCGCCCTCTGCAAGAAAAAGTCGGTCCAGTCGTTCATCCCCGAACCTCACGCAGCAGCGCCTTACGGAACTCAGGTCGTCGGAGTGCGGCCATCAATACCCTGGCTGCTGCCTTCTTCTCGGCAGCTTTCTCTGCGTACTTCTCACGCTGCTTCTTGAGGCTCTCTCGACGAGCCAGGAGCGTCTTGAACAGCTTGTCCCTCTCCTTGCCCTGCGGTCCCCACTGGTCCACCAGCTCCCGGATCTTGTCTTCGGGGATGTCGAGCACGCGGTCAATGCTGTCCACGATCTGCTGCGGAGTAGCGTGGTGGAAAACACTCCCGGACTTCCGATCCGGGTCCGTGAAGGTGTCGAGCTCGGTGACCTCATCACCGAACGCATCACCCTTCGGGGCACCCATCGCTCGGTATCGGAGCGCGCCGCCGGTATCCACGCGGCGACCATTGCCTTCCTCGTCCACGAGCAGGTTGTCGTACTCGAGCCCCACCACATCCCAGTTGCCGAGCCATGCGTCCACGGCAATGCCCTCGAGCACCCCCGGCACGTCGCCAGAGCGAAGTTTGTGGGCATTCTCGCTGAGGCCTGGGACGATCTTGCTAGCGACGCTGAACTTGCCGTCGCGGGTTGCAGGAGTCAGTTCAGGGATAGCGATGTCCGCGAGTCCGTAGAGCTTGCCGGCCAAGATCTCGTTGCGTCCCCTGTCCTCAGACTTCGGCGTCTTGACGTAGTAGCGTTCGCCTTGCTTGTCCTCGTAAAGGCCACCGGGGTTGCTCCCGGTCTGGTGGCCGACCTGCTTGAAACCCCCCGCGTCGATGTCGAGCAGTTCCTGAGCCTTGGGCTTCTCCTCTGGCTGAAGGCTATCCCGAAGCTTTTTCAGTTTCTCGACTGCGGACGGAACGTAGTCCTCGTCCAGGTCCGGGTCTTGATTATCGTCCGCGATACTGTGCAGCTCGTCGGCCTCCTCGAAAGTGAGCTCCTTCCCCTCGTAGAGCTTCGCCTGGAGGTCCTCATAGTGCTTCTTCTTCTCGGGCTTGCCGTCCTCCTCGGCGTTGCCCATCACCGTCTCGAGCCACGAATAGATGTAGCTGTGCTCATCCTCCGTGAGGCCGCCGGCGTATTCTTTCTTCTTGGGCTTCTCGGGAGCCACCTCCCATTTGCCGCCACTCGACCCCTCCCAGTTCCACTCCACGCCGGCGGTGTCTTTGAGAATCCACTTGCCTTCGTCGTCTTGGTACTTGTCGGCAACCTCAATCACCTGGCCATCGAGATCCTCGTCGGGCACGACGAGCCTCACACCAGGCTTGATCTTCGGGGGAGGAGGACGGTGCCAGTCGTCAGCACGTTCTGCGCCCCACTCTTTGAGCTTCTCCGCGTTGATCGTGACCGGCTTGAAGCGCAGCTTCTTGCCCGTCTTCGGGTGATAGAGATTCGCTCGAACCTCCCCGCCTTCTGCGGAGACGATATCACCGACGAACTCGTTGCCCTTGTACGAGTAACGGATCTTGTCCCCGGTCTTGAGATCGGAAGGCTTGAGCGCTTTGGGTCCCTCCTCTGGAGGGGCAACCTTGGGCTTCGGGGATTTTGCCTTTGGGGGAGCAGCCTGAGGCTTCGGCTGCGCTTCCTGTCCCGTCTCTTGCTGGTATTCAGCATAGACCTTGGCCGCGAACGCCTTGTCCTTCATCGCCGTTGACGTGGCGACCTCAGGGTACTTGTCCTTGGTCTCAGGGTTGGGGTTCTGAACCTTCTTCTTGCCGCCGTCGTACTTCTTGGCGAACCACTCATCGAAGGTGCCTCCGTTCGAGGGAGGCTTGGGCTTGGGCCAGCTTGCGTACCCCTTTTCCCCCAACGCCGTGTAGAAATCATGTGCCTTGTCGGCGTCCACCTCGACCTCGATGCGGCCCTTGATGGTGCCCTCGTCGTAATCACCCTCAATGTGCACGTCGGTCACTTGGCCGTACCCAAGACTCTCTGTGAGATCTCGAATCACGTCGGCGTCTCCTTCGATGTCCGACTCCTTGTCGGGATCGATGGGGTCAACAATGAACTTGTGCTTCTTGGGGGGCCCCTGTTTGGGGGGCTCCTGCGGCTTGGTCTTCTTTGGGGCAGCGGCCGAGTCAGGGGCATCGAAAATCGAAACCGCCATCTTGGTGTCGGGAGCGTCGAAAACCGTCGTGGCCTTCTTGACGGGATGCAGGACCGCAAGGAGTTCACGTCGGAACCCCGAGTGCTGACGAGCCAATCGAAGGATCTTGGAGGCGACTCGAGGCTCGTACTCCTCAGCCCACTGATCGTACTGGTTGCAGTAGCTGGGCCACCAGGTCTCTTTGACCGGCGCCCGCAGCCACGCATCATCCTCAGGCTCAAACTCGATGATCAACGCCTCATCATCAAGGACAGGCCCAAACAAGGGGCGGCGCTCGTAGGCTGCGAGTTTCATCTTCGACGAACTGAACGAGGACAGGCTCTGGGGCATCACCTTGCCCTCCATGCCATCCTGGCCGGCAACGACGTACTCGTTCTCGCTGTGCGGCGACTTCGCCGAAGAAAGCGGGGCGAACGTGATAGGCGAAATGAACAGGCGAGAAACAGGCACGCGATATCTGACGACTCGCTTGTCTCCGCCCGCAAAACTGTAAGCGACTTGAGGATCGATCGAGAAGGATGCAAGTTCACGCGCAGTGGTAGTCGTGATCTTCTTGCCCTGCTCGGCCCCTTGAACCGGTTTGGTCTTGGTACCGCGGTAGAGGGATACGTCCTTCACGCCAAGAGCGTCGTAGACGAGCTGGCTGTACGCCATCGCCTTGGAGATCGCGCGATGGAGCGCCTCGTTCTTGCGCCCCTCTTCCCGGTAATGCTGCACGTTTGAGGACTCAAAATACTTGGGGCCTCCCTCGACCCCGAGGTTTTCAAGGCCACCCATCAGCGTATGTGCGGTCGAGCCTCCGCTCGAGCCCTGCCAAGTTGAGAGCGCGCTTTGCCACGCACTCCATTCCTCCGTAGTCAACAGCTTCCTGAACTCAGGTGCCGCATCGTGGGCCGACTGCGCGAGCTTACGCTCTCCTTCGGACATCTCGTCCCACATGGCAGATGTCCCCGACCAGTAGGACTTGCCCGAGGACATCCCGCCCACAATGGACTCGATCTTATCTCCAAGCATCGCCTTGTACTGCTCAAAGAATCGGTCAGCGTCATGCGCAATGGTGCTGTCGTGGTTCCAATCCTTGGGGGGTTCAAGGTGCTGAAGCGGCCCCGTGGTGACCGTTTCCTGACCCGACATCGCGGCCTCGTACTCCGCCACATCTTCGGAATACTGCTTGTCGATGTCCTTGATCTTCTGCGTGTACCCCTTGACCTTGGCGTCGTACGCCTTCATCTCATCCTTCGAGAGGATTCGAGGCTTGCGCTTGTCAATCTTGGCTTGGTCGAACGAAGGGGTCTTGAACTTCTTCTCACCCGTCGCCTCGTCGTAGGTCTCGTACTTGGCGACGTATTCAGGCGGATAGATGATGCGAACGCGGAACTTCTCTCCAAGGGTGTCCCACGAGACAACCTCACCACGGTAGGTGGTGCCGTTGTGCTCGTACTCGATGACATCGCCCTCTTGAACAGTATCCGCCTTCGAGACGAGTTTCCCTTGCGGACGTTCGGGAATCGGAGGTGCCTTAGCCTTCTGTGGCTTGTCTCCTCGGGAAACGGTGAACTGACCCTTGTCTTTTTTGAGCTGGCTCTTCGTAAGGACAACGCCACTCTCAAGGCGTACGCCGCTTCCCGTATGGCCCACGACGCGCTGCGGCCCGTAGTCCGCCGTGTGGACCATGTCACCGACTTTGATGTCGTCCCAACCGACTTGCTCCGTCTGGAGCTTCCACTTGCCCTTGTCGACCTTCTTGGTCTTGCCTTTGGGCTTGTCCTTTTTGGGCGCAGCAGCCGGAGGGTCCGCGTCCTCTTGAAGGTCTTCGGTCTGCTCCTTGCTCTTGGCCTTCGCCTTGGCCAGCTCCTTCTCGGCGTGCTGCTCCATGACGAGCGCGAACGGGTTGACGGAGCCGTCATCGTTCGTCTTCGACATCGGCTTGAGCTTCTTGGGGACCTTCGACGCAGGCAAACGTGCAACCTGGAGCTCGTCCGCAAACGTCTGCGGTGAGACCGTGCGAGTATCCGAGACCTTTCCGGTCTTGGGGTTCACGATGTTGTAAACGATCCAGCCGTCATCGTTCTTGATGACCTGGGCCGTGTACGTCTTGCCACCGTCGTACTCATGGATACGAAGAACGTCGCCTTCTTGGAGCTTCTTGGAGTCAGTGACCTCTTTGCCCGTCAGTCCCTTCTTGACCTTCGGAGGCTTGACCTTCGTCGTGTCCCCTTCTGGCAACTTCTCATCTGAAAGGAACCAAGGCTTGCCCGACATCTTCCCGGTCACGGCGCTGTAGTCTTGGATCATGACCCCAGGGCCATACTCCCCCTTCTCTCCGAAGGGACCCCCCTCAACCACCTCAGTGACCTTGCCGAGATACTTTTCACTCGGGTCATCGGCGTCGAAGCTCTCAAGCCAATCCCCTTCGGTGAGCTGCGAAGAGGTCTCAACCTTATCGCCAACGTCAACCTTCTCCTTCTTCTTGGGCTTAGGGGTTTCGGCCGAGGGCTCTGGCTCCGGTTCGGGATCACCGGGCTGGTGGTAGACGTACGAGTGTGGGGACTCCATCTTGGGCCCCTCCACGTCGTGCATGTTGACCCAAGTGCCGTCCTCTAGCTGATACCGGTAGCCGTGCTTGTTCGGGTCCTCCTCAACCTTCTTGACCTTGCGGGGGTCACCGTTGAACCAGACGGTATCCCCTGGCGTGACATCAGTGCCGTGAACCGTCGTGGAGCCCTTCGGGATGTCTTGGGCCGGATCCTCAGTGACGGTAAACGACTGCCCTGAGAAGTACTGCTCGGCCTTCGCCTTGTCGATCTTAGTCGTGCCCTTCCACTTGTTTGTGATCTTGTCGAACTGCCGATAGCGAAAACCGCCATCGGGCAGCATCGAGGTGACCTTGCCGACCGTCCCCCATGCGTTCTCAATGAACATGCCTGGGACAACCTGGTCCAAGCTCTCGACCTTCGTGCCGACTTTGGGCTTCTTTTTCTGCTCGGACTTCGGCTTCTCTTCAACCGCAGGGGCATCGGACGCGGGATCGTCTTCTTTGCCCTGCTGTAGCCACGCATGGAACTCTTGCTGAATCCCATGGGCGAACATTTGGTCTTTGAGTGCCGTGCTTAGCTGAACCTCGGGATACTTGTCCTTCGTTTCCGCGTTCGGGTTCTTGACCTTCTTTTTACCGCCCTCGTAAAACAGGTTGAGAAACTCCTCCCACTTACCGGAGTCCTGTGCGCCCGCAGGAGGGCTGTAAGGTTGGCCCCCTTCTTCGGGCGTCTCCTTAGGCTTCTCTTCGGCAGGGGCTGCCGGCTCCGCAGACGGAGTCTCAAAGATGCTCGCAGGCGCCTCCGGTTTGGACTCTGCCTTGGGCTCCTCAGCTTTGGGCTTGGGCTCTTTCTTCTTCTCAGGAGGCTCAGATTCCACTGAATCTGGCGCATCGAAAATAGACAGCGCCACCTTCGAGCGCGGGGGCTCGGGCGTCACATCAAGGAAGAAACTCTGCCACTCGAAATCCGCCATCAGGGGTTCTCTTTCCGTGCCCGCATCGCCTTCTGGAGCGCGCTTCGGAACTCGGGATCGGTTGCGGCACGGCGTCGCATGGCCGCTAGAAGATGCAGGTCTCGCGCCGCCTTCTCGCTCTTCTCGCTCTTGTCGTCTTTACCCTTCGGAGGCGTCTCTTTGCGGGCGTTGACCAAGATCTCAAACTCGTCCTTCGCAATAGGAACGGCGCGCTCCATGAACCAAGCGAGATCTTGGACTTTGCGGGGCTCCCCGCCACCGTGGATCTTCGGGATCTTGGGGCGGTCCCACGACACAGGGAGGCCGTCCACGTCAAAGTAAAGCGTCTCTTCTCCCTCTTCTTCTCCCGCTCTTTTGCGTCGCTTGGGCTTCTTGGGTTTCTTGGACTCCGAGAAGAGAGGAGCATCGAAGATGGACTCAGGCTCTACCCCCTCCAAAGACATCTCCCAAGCGGCATCGAAAGAAGCCCGCTGCACCGCTGCAACCCGGTCGAGCAAAGCTTGCTGCTCCTCGTTGAGCTCGTCCTTGTCCTTCGTGTCGAGCCCTCGAATCTCTTGGTAGAGACCATGGGTCTTGTCTTTGGCCTTGATCATCGGCTTCACATGGAGTTGAAGCTCCATGATGTGGCCGTTGGGAAGTCGGGCGTTGAGCACAACATCTCGATACCCCGAAGCGGTGGCCTGGCGAAACCGATTTCGGGGTTTCGATACGAGTTCGATGCCGCTTTCCTTGAGCTTGTCCACGACGCCAGCCAAGTCATCGTAACGATCCACAGCGATCGAAGCACGGATGAGGTCCACAGCTCCCTCGCTCCAATTCGGCACTCCTCGCGGCGAGTACCGCTCCCGGACCTTGTCCTCCATCGCCTTCTTCGTCTTGGGAGGTCCAATCACAAGAACAGGACCCTTCTGCGAAAGGTCGATCTCAGCTTTCGGGTCTTCATCACGACGCACGGTCGTGGCGCCGATAGCCTTGTCGATGCCGCGGCCTCGGTTGAGCCAATCAATCATCAACGACTGTGACTCTTGAGCTTGCGCCATGATGCGCTCAGGGTTGTTGCTCGTTTGCGCGGCCCACTTCGGAAGGTGCCGCGTCTCCCGGGTCGGGAACAACCGCTTGGGCATCGACCCCGTCGTTTGGGTAGCCTCCCAGAACTTCTTCCCACGCTGCCGACGCCGGTTTTTGATGAACTGTTTAACCCGACCCATCAAACGGTCGCTTCGCTTCTCCTCCTTCGCATCTGGGTCGGCTTTTTCGCTTGGCCGCTGCTCCTCGGACTGCTCTTGAGTCGGAGCCTGTTCAACAGGCTGCTCAGCAGGAGCTTCGTTCGCGGGCTCCTTGCCAAAGACGTATGCCTCCCAATCCTCTTCGGAAAGCCATTGCGAGGCGCCTTCCTGGCGCTTGCGCTGGATGTACTCTTGGTACTTCGGCTCAGCTTGAATCTCGCGCGCAAGAGATTCACGAAACGCAGTGTCACCTTCCGCGCGGGCCCGCAAAAGGCGCACGAGGTTCTGGTCGGTTGCAGATCGAAGCTGAGCCATGAGGGGCGTCCCACCTATGGACCTCGATAGAACGAAAAACCAAGACCTGAGGCGTTTAGGAGCTCTTTGGCGGACCGCCCCGCTGCATCCACGCAGCAGCCCACGCAGCAGCTTCCTCTGGATCGTGAAAATCAACCTCCACGTCGGGCTCCTGCCAATTTACGACCAAAGCGTCAGGCCCGTCGAGATTCCAGAACTTGATCGTCTCTTCGTAGTCCTCGGGGAACACCTCCCGCACCGGTCGGCGTCGAAGGGCTTTGCAGGTGTAGACGTGGTGGTTCCCATAGGACCCGATGTCGAGAACCCACTCGTCGCCAGTCGCGCCCCACATGTCCTCGTTCCAGTGCATCTGATCGGAGCTCTCCCACAACTCACCTCCCTCAGGTGACCATCCAGGGTAGATCTTCCATCCAGGTGGAGTCTTGATGGGGATCGACCGTGAATGTTGCGAGTGCTTCACGGCCTCCTCTTTCCACCACTGCTGTTCCTTCGGCCACGGGCATCGTTCCCCGATCGGCCACGCATCGAGTGGTCCGTGCATCCGCAGATACAGGGCATCGAATTTGTCGAGCTTCTGAACTCCGCAGTGGCTCGCGCTGCAACACCCGATCTTCCCGGTCACAAGCGAAACACCGGTCAAGTCATCGCCGTCTCTCCAGACGCAAAGCATCGGGTGGTAGCGGCAGTCTTCGTAGAAGTCGCCCATGCGGACGACACCGTCTTGTTGTTGTTCGTTTTCCATCACTGAATCGCCTCCCCTGCATCGCAGGGCGGAAAAGGGGTCTGTCAGATTCAGCAGCCGCGGCACCACGGAGGGCGCGACCTCAGGACCATACCCACCTCGAGGGTAGTGTGCAACGTGGCCGTCCTTCTACCGGGCAAATTCCTCTTCCTCGCCCACCCCCACACCGGATCAAGCGCGATGGTGCTCGCGCTCCAAGATGTCTTCCCCGAGGCGTTCGATCTGCGACCTCAGCACATGGGCCTCGCCGATGTGAAAGGCGCACCAGGGGCCGTCCGCATGGAACAGATCAGTAGGGCTCGCACACGCATCTGGAAACCCTCCAAACCGGGCGAATGGAACCCCGAAATCGTGCACGAACTCGTGACCGGCGACGAGCATATCTTCGGAGTCGTACGCAACCCCTACGACTTCCTCGTGAGCTGCTTCGTCCGTCGCGGAGGCTCCAAGACTTTCGTGGACTTCGTTCGCAACTACCACGAGTCGCCGTACATCGAGGATGGGCGCATCTACTACCTCGCACAGGACTGCCAAACCCTGATTCGGTACGAGACCCTCCAGCCCGACCTCGATGCCCTGATGGGTACTCTCGGGCTACCCACGGTCCCCCTCGAGCGACACAACGAGACGAAGGACAAAAAGCCCTGGGGAAGCTACTACACCCCCGAGGCTTTCAAGATCGTCAACGACCGATTCGGCGCTGAGTTCTCGAAGCTCTACACGCCGCGTGATCGGTAGAGTGAAGGATGCGTAGGCGTAACTTCCTCTCGGCTTTTGGTCTCGGCGGAGCTGTGGCCGCCGTTGCTGCTCCTTCCCTTGCCCACGCAGCCCCGGGAACACGGGACCTCAAATGGGCTCGGAGACAATGCGAAGCCGGCCATCGTGTTCGCCTCGAGAAATGGCGTCTGCCGCTCTCAGAGCGCCCCGAAGTCGTACATGGCCCTGCGGTGGCAACCTCGCGAGGAGGCTCTCCTCAGGGCGTTGAGAGCGTTGAGGAGCTGATCATGACCGTCGAAGTCATGGAGGGACCATGGGAACGGGTGCCCGAAGCCGACATGCCGAAGCCGCCGCCGCCACCGCCGCCAGTCAGTGATGGGTCTGTGTTCCTTACTGCGGGCAACGGCATGTCAGGAGGCGACATCACGTTTATCTCCGGCACTGGCTCCGGCTCAGGGCAAGGCGGATCGATCAAGATCTACGGCGCCTAGAGATTGGGACGGTGCCCCGGCCAGACGATGTAGTCGGTCGGGACGTGGTCCGTGTACCAGACGTTGTTGCCGGTCAAGTAAAACGCATGGCCATCGTCGTGCATCTGCTTTGCTCGGATCATCAGGATCGCGGGCTTGCCTCGCCTTGAGCCCACCCGGTCGGCGGTCACCGTGTCGGGCGACAGGTGAACGGCATGGCGACTCATCTTGAGCAACCCTCCTGACCGAATCGCAGCGACGAACTTCTCAGGGGTGCCGTGGTAGAGAAACTCGGGAGGCTCCCGCTTCTCGTCCCCGAGCTCGACCTGGACACTGTGTCCCTGACGTGCTCGGATACGGCGTCCGTCCTCGGAGATTTCAAACCGCTTCTTGTCGTTCTTCTCGACAACCTCGTGGAGGATCTCGAGCGTGAGCCCGCGACCCCTCTTGACCTCGACCGAGTTCGCCTGTCGCACGAGCTTCGCAACGTCAGTCCACCCAGCGTCGTCTAATTCAATCCCGATCTTCGCCGGGTCATGTCGCAGCACGAGGCTCATCAGCTTCGAGTACTGCTTCAACTTGTTCGCTTCCATCGTTCTATCCTTTTAGGGTGAGTTAGCCCATATTTAGGGTAGCGTCAACCCTAATCGAGAACCCCAAAGCTGGGAACTGGCGAGGCTCTGCGCAAGTTCTCGGTTGGAGAACCCGTTCTCGCCGGTGACCTCGCGTTCGATTTTCACGAACGGGGGAAGCGGGATCGTGGCATCCAAACTCTCGGCATCGACTTCCAATTCCAACACGCAGAGCGGCTCCCCGTCGGCGTGCTTGCCTCGGCGCCAGTCGAGATACGTGTCGAGCTCGAAATACCGGCCCTCCCAGATGAAACACGTCCGTTTCTTCCGAATGGTCGCGCACAAAGGGTCGCGCCGCTCCAGGGCCATCAGGTGCTCGGCCGGTGTGATCATGCGGTCGAGTTCCGCGGCAGAGCCGGGACCTTGGCGCCGTTTGGTCGTGTGCGTGTAGACGAAACTCCCGTCGCGCCCCCTCTTTCGGACGCGCTCCTCGACGGCGAGGGGGAGCCCCGGAGGACTCCCCTCAGTGGTGAGGTACACCTGCTCGATGTCGACGGTGACGTTCTTGACGGGGATCTCATCAACGGAAGTCACAAGGAACTTGCGCTCGTTCTCTTGCGGCTCCGGGATGCCCACGACGTTGCACACGGCCGCGATGGCCTCGCGCACCTTGTCATCGAAATCCGAACTGTTGTCCACGACACGCAGGTGCGGGTGCCCAACCCAAGCATCCTGCGTCTTACGGTCAAGGTCACGCGCCTGCTCGGGCGTCTCTGTGCGGGCGGTGTTGTTGGCGAGGGTGTAGTGCTCCTCTGCTCCGATCGCAGCGGTGACCATGTGGATGACCGCATCGTATCGCTGGTCGCGGAGCTGCACCTCAGTATGTCCGAGGTTGCTCAGGATCGTCTGCCACATCTCGGCAGAAACGTATGCCTTCGTGTCCATCATCCCGCGGTCGCAAAGGAACACGGTATCGGGGTTGGCGTAGACGCTCGCGATACGTCGGAACGAGTCCTCGGTGTTCATCACCGTCGTCAGCAAGACCGTCTCGAGTTCGACGATCTGCGCAGGCGTAACATCGTGCAGAGAGAACCCTCCCTGGAACAGCATGGTCGGAGTCTCAGGAACCATGAAGACTCGGAAGCCCAGGTTCTCAAGGCGCTCGGCGATGCGGGACATCGCTGTGGTCTTGCCCCCGCAGGGGCCTCCAGTGAGGACGATTCGACGATGGGTCATGTACCGGTCTCCCGGTATTCTACTCAACGTCCCAACAAACGGCTCAGAAGGGACTTTTTACGACCCATCGGGATCACCGCCTCACCTTGTTCATGAAGCAGGCGGTCCATCTCATCCCACGAGACCTTGGCGTCTCCGCCGTTCCCCCAAGCTGCTCCCCACGAGTTGTGAAGCGTGAAGGTGCGATCCTTGACGTTCACTCCGTTGCAGAGAATGGCGTGGCCTCCCATCAACTCCCCCTGAACATGAAGATGACCACACGCCCACGGATCGAACATGCCTTCGTACCAAGGCACCCCGAGCACCGCAGGTCCGCAGTAGCCCACAGCCATGACCAGATCGTTCAAGCCAAAGGCCCATTTGTACCCCTCGATGTAGCCCATTTTCTGGAGCACTTTGATGCCAGCCAGAACCGAAGTCCCTTCGTACGTCGGAGACGCTCCAGGATAAGAACCGCCCTCCCACTCGTCGATCCGCTGCGCCTCCCAGTAGACTTGCTCCCTCGCAAAGGGGGCGCTGAGATGTTGAACCTCGGCAGGGCGAGCGATCAGCTCGTGCGTCATCGAGAAGCCAACACAAGCCCCCTCAGAGCCTTGGTCGAGATGCTGCGCGCAGGACCAAGAGTAGCTCCGGGGCTTCTTCTTGGTGCCCACAGCGGCCATGATGGGGTGGTTCCGAGACCGCTCGTCAAACTGCACGAGACGCGCGAGTCGGGTGTCTTGGACTTCGGAACCGTCTCTGAGCGTAACCATGCTCAGGGAGAGCTATAGGGCGCTTACCACGAGCTCAGTCCTCGGGTTCCATCGTGAGCTGGAGGGGATGCTCGTTCTGGGCCGCGTAGGACAGTGCGATGGCGCATTTGGTTTCGGCAATCTCGTGCGTGTAAATCCCCGCCACTGCCGCACCTTTCTGGTGAACCTCGAGCGTAATCCTCGCAGCATCCTCGTGGCTCTTGCGGAACACGTTGACCACAAGACCCACGACGAACTCGATAGGCGTGAAGTCATCGTTGAGGATGATCACCCGGTACTTCCGAGGCTTCTTGAGGCGCTGCTCGTCGCGCTCCTTGAGCTCCACGCCCCCTTTGCGTTCTTCGGTGCGATCTTCCGCTGCCATCTTCCCTTATACCCGTGGGGGAATAGACAAATTCACGAAGGCTTCTTGCCCGACGTGAGCCTCACGTTCCCGTGCTCATCGACAGTGGTTTCGATCCCATCGGGGCTCGAGAGGCTCCCCTTCCCACAACCGGCGGTGTCACACCGGTAGTTGCCCGTTGAAGGGTCGCGCACAAGACTCTCGCCGCAGTAACGACAGCCCATGGAGACGCCGCCGTGACCGCCTTTGATGTCGAAACTACCCACCGGTCAACCTCCGAGCGATGCCCGCGTTGGCCCACATACGCACTTCCTCGAGATGCGTCATGGCGAGCGCCTGTTCTCGCGAGTCGGGACAGAGTTCGACGATGAGGTCCGCAAGTTCGCGAACCTTCGCGCCGATCTTCGTGTACCGCTCGGGCTGGTCTCCGGTTGGAGGATGGTAGGTGAAGCGCTTGTCCAATTCCTCAGGAGTGATGGGCATGCTTCACCGTACCCGCCTCACTCCTTGAGCACCCACCGGTAAAGGGGCACCTGGCGCATGGCCGGCTTCGGGTCTCGTGGCCCCTCCTGTTTGATGTCCCACCGACAGAAGTGGGTCTTGCGGCCCTCGGGGAGCCGCAGGAAACACTTGCGGCACCGGGGCCCCTTACTGATGGCGTTCCACCAAGCGGTCCGGGGGTCCGTACGACCCTCCATCTCGGAGATTTGGTCCACCTGGTCCGCCGTCATGGCTACCAGACGGTAGCCAACGATTACCCGCTTGTAGCGGGGATCGTTCTTCTTGCGGGGGTTGGGGTTGCTGTTCTGGCTCTTGTGAGTGTTGGACTTCGACATGACGTAGTTGCAGAGCAGCTACGTCACGGAGGTCCCCTCTCAGGCAGATTCAGTTGTGGTGCGAGTGGCACGAGATCCCAAAGTAGGGGTCGAAGCCGGTCGCGTCAAGTCGGTATGGTCGATTCATGAGAGAGCTGCGAGAAGCCATCAAAAAGCGCCTCGAGGAGCGTCGCAACCAAAGCGCTTCTGCGGGAGACCGCCGGGACTGGGACGCCTCCACGGCTGCGGACGCCGCCATCGGGGAACTCGACTGGGTACTCCGCGAACTTGAGAAATCGGGCACAAACCTCCAGGTCGAAACCGTCCATCTTTTCAAGGAGCCCGTCACCTACGAACAAGGCGCCACGTTCGACGGGGACGTATTCGTGGGCGGCGATCTCGTTGTCAATGGCGTCCTCACCTGCGTAGGGTTCAACGTCTCATGAGTGCCCCCATCGTCTGTCTGAACGGTCTCCCGCACTCTGGCAAAGGAGTCGTGGCCGACTACCTCATTCGTGAGTACGGGTTCACCAGGCACAAGATCGCCACCCCGCTCAAAAACATGCTGCGCTGTCTGGGCCTCACGGAGGAACACATCGAGGGTGCTCTCAAAGAGTTGCCCACGGACCTTCTTGGCGGGAAGACTCCTCGGTGGGCGATGCAGACCCTCGGCAAAGAGTGGCGTGACCTCATCCACCCGGACCTCTGGCTGATGGCCTGGCACAACACACGACCCGATGGCCCTCTTGTGGTCGATGACCTGCGCTACCCCAACGAGATTCCCTTCTTCCGGGGGCACAAAGCCAAGGTCCTCCGTATCACGCGCCCCGGCGTCGAGGCTCCTGACACCGGACACGAAGCAGAGAAACACAAGCTCCCGGTGGACGCGGCGATCACCAACGACGGCACCATCCAAGACCTCGAGATAATCGCTTTCAGGTGTCTACGCGAACTGGGCCTCGACCTCAATCACTGAACAGGTCAAGCACCGAAGGCTGGTTCTCGCCAGTGCCCTCACGGATGTCGTGCTCCGTCGCCAGCTCACCATCCCCCAAGATGTGCACGAGCTCGTATCCCCGGCTCACGAGATCGACACCAACAAGGCGTCGTCGATGACACCCTGATGGGTCCTGCTCACTGCACATGAGCGCCACCGGGGTCAACGGGGACTCCAGCCCTGTCACAAGGTCCTCAAGCCCGTCTTGGTACGGCTGAGAGCGACGAATCTTCGCGTAGTCTGCCCGGCCCCCTATCTTGAGCGCCGGATCGTCAGGCATCCCCCCAAGCGCGTGCCCCATCCAGACGTAGGGAATGCTCGCTTGGCGCAGAACCTCTGCGATTTCGTAGCGGTTGAACTGCGGGTTGTGACGGCTAAAAGGTCGGCTGCGCACGTCCGCGAGAACCTTGACCCCATGGCGCTTGAGACGAGCTACGAGATGCTCGGTGGGGCGGTTGCTGTGCCCGATGGTGTAGACGCGTTTCACAGCCTTCCCGCATTGTACTCGTCCCACATCTCTTGCCAGTGCTCCTCGTACTCTTTGGCGCAGGGGAGACAGTAGGGCGTGGGATGATTGGGATCGGGGTTGTCCTCGGTCTCGGTATACGAAGTCATGGCCCCGATGAGCTTGACCCCCTCAGTGGCCCCGCAGCGGTCGCACAAGAGTCCGGCTCCGTGAAGTTGTCCGTCAATCCAGAGGCCGTGGAACATCTCGAGCAGGTCAACGGAGAACTCCGCGACGCGATCCCCGAAGTGAGCCACGAGGCGCTCGTGGAACAGGTGGTCCTCGGTAGACTTCAAGCGTCGTTGAGCATGTCGGCGATGCTCGGCCCATCGACGAAGTCTGGCTTCTTCCGCCACGTCCATGATTTGCGTGCCTCCGGTGGAAGGGTTCCGTGTTTGGCCTCGTACGCCTCAAGGAAATCTCGACTCCCCTTGTTGACGTAGCCGCCCCCTGTAATCTTGCCGTACTCTGTTTCGTACTTGCAGACGATCTCGTCCATGAGCTCGTCACGTCGGACCTTGGCGAGGATGGAAGCCGCAGACACGCAGACATACTTACCGTCAGCCTTGTTCTCTGCCACCAGCTTCGGCCACCGGTGCTGGAGTCGAGCGAAGATGGGTTCTCCGTCGCAGATGATCTTGTCCACGGACGTAGCGCCGATCTCAGCGAGAAGGCGTTCGGCCCCTTCGCGCTCAAGATCGTCAAGGCGTCCCTGCTCCACGTAGCGATCGATCTCCTCAGGGGAGAACACCACAATCCTGTGCTCGCACCTGGAGAGCACCGCAGGACGAGCTGCGAGACGAGCCTGCTTGGCCTTTTTGCCACTGCCGTACTTCTTGCTGTCTTGAATACCGAATCCCTCAAGTTCCGCTTCCTGCTCGGGCGTGATCATCACGGCCGCCATCACCAACGGCCCAAGCACGGGGCCACGTCCAGCTTCGTCGATTCCGATTACGAACCCCATTCGATGCCTTCCTTCCGTCCCCACTCAAGCCAGTCTTCGATGATGAGCCTCAGCCTGCCGGCGTGTTCCTGCGGAATTGGGCTGGCCTTGGTCAACGCGTACAGGGCTGAAATGGCGTGCCAGATCGACAAGTCGCCGGGGTCGTGGAACTCCTCGAGCTGACGTAGGAGCGCCGGAACGATCTCGGGGCCCATGCCCACGAGTTCGGCATAGCAAGGGTGGTCGAGCGCAGGGTCCGACCGGAACATGGTGTCCTTGTGGATCTTGCGCAGAAGGTCTTGGACCTGTTCGTAGTGCTCCATCACAACCGGCGCCCCCTGATGTGCTCAAGGTCGAGTGCGAACCCGTCGTTCTCTTGAAGCCTCCGCAGTGCTGGCGTCAAGTGCTCCCGAATGAGCCTGCGGATCTCGGGGTTGCGGAGCTCGTTTTTCGTAGGCGTTACGAACTTGGGCTGCGGGACGAACACAGAAATGCAAACGTAGTAGGGCACGTCCTCAAGCCCCGTTTCCCGCAACGCGTCTTTGAGCCCAAGGACGTGGGACCCATCGCGCGTTTCGACGGTGTTGGCCCACGAATGAATGCGTCGGGACGCGCTCTCCGCAGGAGGGGGAACCGATCCCCACTGGAGGGCTACGTCGAACGCAAGCCCATCTTGCTGTACACACAGACGCAAAGGTTCCTTGGGCCTCTGGCCGTAAAACCTGTCGTCCTTGGTGATGACCTTGAGCATATCGGCCATGCCATTCGGCATCCTGATGTGCTCGTACTCCAGGGGTTCGTTGTTACTGGGCTCGTAGACGAAGTCCGTCAGCAACTTGGGGTACGTCGCCGCCATGTGTCGGAGCCGAGTTCGGATACGGTCCCATACGAAGTCGGTACGCTCGAAGATCTCCGGGTCGGGTTTGAACCGGACCACCATGTTCGGATTGAGGAGACTGCGAACCTCCGTCGTCTCCCATTCCGTCATGGGGACGCCTGCGGCATAGGTTCGCGTGTAGTACTCAGCCCCCACACGCGCGGTGATGGTGAACATCTCGGACAGAGCTCGGATGACGACGAGCCAATCGCGGAGCTGGACTTTGGGCGCCGTGCCTCGAGTGTCATGTCCCGCGTGCATCTCAGTCACGAGATTGTCCAAGCGGTCTGTGATGCCTGCACCCCTCTCGTCAGGAGACGGCATAGTGTTACCATCATCAGAGATCGTCAGGGAGCCGTCGTGCGAGTGCTTGACCTGAACGAAACTCCCTCGACCGGCGCGCGCGTTAGCGAGGATGTCGTCGAGTGCCCAGTAGAGCATGTGGTGAACCCCGGTCTGTCCGAGATCCCCGACGTACATGCCCGGGCGCTTTCTGATGTGTTCGACACCACTCAGAAGCTCGAGGTCACCAGGAACCAGTGCCTTGTCTGCCATCCATCATTCTACCCCTCAGGGGAAATGGTCAGATCTGGTCGAAGATCCAGATGACAAAAATGCCCGTGACAGTCACCGCCACGGGGGCCCATACAAACGCCCACAGCCCTGCAACACTCGTGGCCACGATGATCCCGGCGTAGTGCAGGAGCAACAGCACTGCCGCCCCGAACATGACGAAAAGAAGGGCGTACCCTGCGACCTTGACGAACTGGTCCATCTACTTGTCGGCTTCGGGCTGCTTGCCGAATTCGTCAAGCGCCTTGTGATGGTCGTCCTTCGCGTCCTTCATCGGATCAGGCTTGGCAACGGACTTGACCTCAGGGACTTCGATGGGCTCCTTCGGCCCCTCTTTGGCGGGGAGTTCCGCAGCAGGGGGATCGAATGGTGTCTCGATTTTCACGAAGTAGTTGTTGACGATCCCTGTGACGCCAAGCACGACGGCGAAGAGACACCCGGCCACACCGAGTTTGAGCCCCCATGCGATGTCCTCGTCCGGCTCCTCCTTCCGAAGCGCGTTGATCTTGAGGGCGATGACGACCAAGAGCGCGAGGCCCCCGAACATTCCCAGAACACTGACGATGCCCATGACTACTTGCCTTCTTCTTTCACAGCCGGAAGCTGCGGTGCGGGAGCTTGAACGATCACGTCATGGTTGCCTTCGGAGATCGCCTCTGCCATCGCGTCGGCGGCGTCCGCGAAACGCTCCTGAACCTTGAGATGCTCGTACACGTCGTAGGGGACACCGGCGATCTTGGCGTTGAGCACATCGTTCTCGGCACGAACCTTCTGCACCGCTTGGCGTTGTGCCTCGACCTCAAGTTCCGCCGCGAGCGCACGAACGGTGCGGGCCTTCTCCTCATCCACCGCGTAGAGACGGCGCTTGGCTTGGATGACTTCGCGGGGCACCTCACCGATGCCGTTCGGGAACCCGAGTTCAGTGACTTGGATGGGGGCGTCGCCCAGCATCTCTTCGATGGCCGCCTTGGTGGCCTGTGCAATCTCGGGCACGTTGCTGAGCACGTCCTCGACGGTGTGCTTGCGCAGCTCGGTGACGATGGCGTCGGGAGCTTTGCGAGCAAGGTATGTCTCGTAGACCTTCTCAGCCGAGATCAACATGATCTGTGACTCGACAGACTCAGGGCGCACTTCTTCGTAGATCTGCGCGATGCTTTCCTCGTCGGACTTGACCTCGTAGACGATGCCCACCTGCACGTTCCTGATGTCCACGTTGGACTTCGGGAGGTAGAGGCTGTCGATGGTGAGAACCGTCGTGCTCTTGCTGACCTGGAGACGGACGAGCTTCGGACACGCACTGACCCAACAGGTCTCCATGCGAAAGCTGCTCGGCTGCTGTACCCGATCTGCAAGACCGCTAGTGCCGAGGACCTTCCCGACTTCTCCGGTTTCCACAGTGACACGTTGACCGCAAGCGGCGGTGAGGAGGGCGCTGAGGGCTAGCAAGACGAGGGGGCTCTTTTTCATCAGGATTCCTTGGAGGGCGGGTGGGTTATACGCACCCACGGGGGATACTACCGAGGCACCCCGAAATCCATTCCCAGAAGCCCTGTGCGCCTCCGTGAGAAGCTCGGGCCCTGATCCCCGGCCCACCTCCCGGGCCCCTCAGAACGCCTGAGAAGCCCTCTGGTACGCGCACCCCCACTGGAGGAGTTCACGGACCTCGTAGTCCACTCGAGCGTGGGTCTCGATGCCTTTGTGGGTGGCCGCGAGCGCCAAGTTCGTGGCCGGCGGCCCGATGCGATACCCAGACCGGAACCCGTACTGATGAAGATTCACGATGCGGTCGATCGTGGGGATGGACTTCGTCTTCCGCTGCAGCTTGTGAAGCGCATTGGCAGGGTCCACCGTAAGTGCCCCGACTGCTTTGAACTTCTCGAGTTGCTCGCGCTCGGCCATATCCCAGAGCATTTTTACGATCCAATGGGCCCCGAAACTCTTGCCCACCAGCAAGAGCACACGATCCTGCGAGGCCAACCCTCCAACGCGTTTGGCGAGCTTGTTGAACTTCACCGGGCCGGCCCCTCCTCGACCGCGGATGACGCCTTCGGGCCGAACCTTCAAATCGGCCACGGCCTTGTCCACGATCTCGGTGACATCGAGCCGTGTACGTCGGGCACCAAGAAACCCGTTGAGAACTACGATGACCACACGGAGGTGGTCGCATAGGAGCGCTACCGCTGAGCCGCCCAGGCCTTGATGGACTTCAAACCGCGCTTGTCGGCGTACTCGGACATCAAGACGCCATCGAGATGGTCGTTCTCATGCTGGACTGCCAAGGAAAGCAGGTCCGTTCCCGTCGTGTCCATCGTGAACTCCACACCATGGCGGTCAAGGGCCGTGACCCTCACCCACTTGGGACGCTTGGCGAAGATGAACACGCCGGGGAAACTCAAGCAGCCCTCACGGCGGCGCTCAATGTCCTCGCCGAGAACCTCGACCTTGGGGTTCACGAAGACCCATGGATCGCCCTGGCTCCCGTTGATGGGCTTCTGGTCAATCGTGAAGATGCGTACGTTGTTGCCGACCTGCGGGGCCGCAAGCCCCACACCCCCTGAGAAGAACATCGTGTAGATGAGATCGTCGATGAACCCCTGCATCGTCTCGAGCTGCGCGACGCCAACAGGAACACAAGGGGCGGTCAACCGAGGGTCGGGGTACTCAAGGATTTCAAGCGAAGTGGCGGCCATCTATCTCTTCTACGCCATCGCGCCCATCTGGTCCCAGAGGCGCTTAGCCTCTTCGGCATCTCCGCGCTGCTTGGCCTTCCAATAGGCGCCTGCGAGGTCGCTCATCTTTTGATCCCTCTGGCGCCCTTCGTCGTCGTCCTTGTCCTTCTCTTCCTCCTCGAGACGCATGGCCTGGCTCAGAAGTGCGTGGTACTTCTTGCGATGCTCGGCCTTCTGAGCGTCCGTGTAATCGGTCTCTTCCCAATCCATCTCGCGCATCAGCTTGCCCGCTTCGGCCAGCTCTCCGCGAACCTTGTGCAACTCATCGGAACCCCCCGCATCGGGCGCGTCAATCCGAGGCTTTCGCACTTCCTTGCCTTGAGGGTCCAAACCTGCGCTGTCGAGGATGTCTTTGAACCGACGGGGTGACATCCACCCCTCCTTCATCGCCCGGTCGTACTCCCCGCTTTCAAGAGCCTCGCGCACAAAGTCCTGGTAGACACGTTTGAAGGTGGAGAGTCCCTGGTCGCTGAAACCACCCGAGCTTTTGAACGGGAACGCCTTGCGCCAGAGTTTACTCAGGAACCTGCCGATGCCTTTCTTCTGATGCTCCTCGGCAACCTGCACCAAGCTCGCGCCCCACTCGTCCGCTACGGAGCCGATCGGTGTGTCTCCATCATACGCACGGACAGTGGTCCCGAACGCGGGGAGCCCACGGTCGAGCATCTCTTCGTCGCTCAGATACGTGGCCAGACCTGTCTCTGGATCGCGAACGATCTCATCGTTCTCGTCCTTCCTCGTGTACTTGTTGCGCTCGGTGCTGCGATAGAAACTCACCGTCGTGTCGCCAAACTCTCGCTCTCCGATTTTGACATCGCTCTCTTTGGGTTCCCCCATCCACTCAAGACTCTCGACGGTTTGCGTCTTGATGTCGCCAGGGGCGTGGTGCTTCTTGCCCGACCCTTCTTGGACGCGAGTGTAGTACTCCCACAAAGGGATCGCCCACGGGTTGCCGCTCTCGATGGTCTCGCGGCGCTCCTCGAGCTTCTTGGGATCGGCCTTGGGCTCTTTGTCCCGTCGCTGAGCGCGCCACCATTCCAAGTACACGCGCCGCTGGTCCGGTTCGGGCAGGCTCTCGAAGAGAACCTTGTTGCCCGTTTCGGGATTGTGGAACCGTTTTCCGTCCACATATTCACGAAACTCAGGGCGCGTCTTGAGCTCGGCAACGAGCACCCGTGCAAACGCAGGGTTCTCGAGGGCAAACCTCAGGAGCTGGGCCGCAACGCGCTGCACACGAATGGCCTCCTATAGGCTCAGAACCGGCCTAGTCTACGATTCCGATCATGGCGCGATCCTCATGTTGCCGTGCATCGTCGTCCCTTTGACCCGGAACCGAACCCACACTTCCTCGTAGTCCTCCGGGAGACCGTCGGCCGTGATGTTGTCGCCCGGCGCTGGCTCGACGAGCAGAAATGCGTGGAACTGCTTCTTGAGGTTGAGCCACATGCCCGCATTTGACTTCCCCTCAGCCTTGCGCTTCTCGAACGAACGAAACGCGGCGTCTTTGTGCTTGCGCAGTGGAGCGAGTTCATCCTCCGTGAAAGGGCGCCACGAAACCGGCTCACCGTTGAGTCGGATGACGGGGACACCCCCAAGCATCAAGCGACCTTTTCACCCGGGACACTGCTGCGATGAAGCTCGACCACGACGAGTTCATCGTCAGAGTCCCCCGCGGCCAGGACCATCCCCTGACTCTCGATGCCTCGCATCATGCGGGGCTTGAGATTGGCAAACACGACGACATGCTTGCTCACCAAATCGTCGGGCTCGTACGTCTTCCTGAGCCCACTGAGGATGGTGCGCTTGCCCAGAGGGCCGAGGTCCACTTCGAGTTTCAAGAGCTTGTCGGCTCCTTCCACGAGCTCACAAGCGGTGACTTTGCCAACACGGAGGTCAACACCATCGAGGGCGCTGATCTCCACTTCGGCTGCTAGGGGGGGTATTTCGTATTCACTCATCTCAGTGCACCTTAGGTCCGCTGTCGGAACTGTCGGAACTGTCGTCGGAGTCGGGGACATCGCTGACGCCGATGTCCATCTTGCCGCCGCCTCGCATGCTGCCGATGGCGGAGCTGTACGCCTGAGACATGCCGCGCGTGTTGGACTTGTCGTACATGAGGCGCTTGCCCTTCGTGCCCTTCATCATGGACGCCCCGTCCTCAAACCCTTGCTTGTCCGCAGCGAGGAACAGGAACTCCCAGTTGTACTTGTCCGTCACGCGATCGATGATCTTGTTGGCGTCCTCCCGAGTGTTCTCGCGTGACGCGTTCTCACGGCCGTCCGTGATCATCACGACGATCACGTTGCCCGGACGCTCGTCTTCGGCCTCAGCAAGAATCCGTGCCTCGAGCGCGGACAGGGACTTCACGGCTCCGTCAAGGAGCGCGGTCTGACCACGAGGTACGAGGCGACAGTCGTCTTGGCAGATCTCACCCGAGGGCTTGGCCTCGAAGACCGTCTCCCATTTGTCATCGAACTGGTAGAGACTCACCCGGCACCGGCCAGGAAGCCCGTTCTGTTCGGTGATGGTGGTCCACAAGCCGCCTTCCATGTCGTCTTTGATGGAGGACATGGAACCACTGCGATCGAGAATGATGGCGACCTCGGTGAGATCGTTGGCGGGGGTGGCGGGGGTCACGTCTGTCATGGCACTCCTTTTACCCCTCAACCCTACCCGTCTGACGGTAAGGGAGGGTTCTCAAGTTCGGCCACGTCAACGGTCTCCCAGGTGTAGTCCCCGAACCGTTTCTGCATTTTCTCAACAGGACCCCACCAACATTGGCATCCCCAGATGATCCCACCCCCGTTGAGCATGATGCAGGGGTTCGTCCAATCCGCCGGGAAACTGTCGTCCACAGGCCCGAGCATCGTCATCGTTCCGTGGGGAGGATGCAGGCTTCCGAGCATCACGCCCTCTCCGTAGACGTAGGCGATTTTCTTTTTACCATCCGCGTTCCGCATGGCGACGACGCGCTCCAACTCCTCAGCCATCAGACCTTACTCCTCGCAAACTCCAGCGCGTCGTTCCAGCCTTGGTCGTCAGCCGGAAACCTCGCACGGGGAGGGGGCGCTATCCTGCGCATGACGTTTCCGGGCTCGTTGAAGTGGGGGTCAATGTGATTCCAGAACGCCGCGTCCTTCACAGTGCGGTTGAAAAACACCATGACCTTCTTCGCGTCGAACGAGCACTTCGTACACGACGAGTACTGCGCCATCACGACAAGGTGCGGCCCCACTTGCTCAAGTTCCACGAGCTCGTAGTCGTCGGGGTTGGGGGTGCGAGAAAGCAGCTCCTCCATCCGCTCCTTCGCCTTCTTCTCCCGGTAGTGGTGGGCCTCTGCCTCAGCTCGAGCGCGGCCCTGAGGGGAGGAAGAGCAGTTGGGATCTCCGGGTTGATGTCGGCAAACCATCGTGAACCTCTACCTCTTCTACCCCACCAGATCACGGTCGGGTAAAGTGGCTCATGGATTCCAAGCCCCTCGTCGTATTTGACCACAAAACAGGCATGGGTCAGACCTCCCAGCTCACCGAGGGAACTATCGTGAATCTCCTTCGGATCGTGGTCTTACAGTCGGTGGTCATCGGGACTCTCATCGTGCTACAGGCTCTCTGATGCGCGTCGTGTTCCTAGACATGGACGGGGTGCTCAACAGCGCCGAGTACTTCGGGTCCAATCCAGACCTGGACGCGGACACGTCCACAGCACCGGACCCCAAAGACGACTACTGGTGGACCCGCATGATCAACCCCACCTCCGTGGAGCGCCTCAACGCCATCGTGGCCCTCGGTGACGCGAAGGTCGTCATCTCATCCTCGTGGCGCTACCACTGCACTCCCGAAGACATGCAGCGCTACCTCAGTTCCCGAGGCTTCACCGGCGAAGTCATCGGACGCACACCACTCTCCAATGAGATGCCGCCAGGCCTGGCGAACCGTGGGCTCCGTGGACTCGAAATCGAAGTCTGGCTCGTAAAGAACAAGCACCTCAACGTCGAGAACTTCGTCATCCTCGATGACATGGGAGACGGTGCTTTCGCCCACATGGCGCCCTATCTCGTGCGCACGAGCTGGGCTCGAGGCATCCAACCAGAGGACGTGGCGCGAACTCTAGCTATCCTCACCGGCGACGAACAACAAGAGCCTCAAGCTGACGCCTGACACCGAGAGCGTCGGCTCCTCAGGCTCTTCCTCGACCAGGAACGGACTCGGCTCGGGCTTCTTGAGCTCGGGATACGCAGGAACTTCCCATGGTTCAAACGGAGAGGGGCCAATCGGAGGATAGTGAGGTGGCGACCAAGGCTGGCCACAGCACGGGCACGACCCAAGTTCAGGCCAAGGACCCGAGGGCGGGCCATACGCTCAGGAGGAGCAGGAGCGCGACAACGCCGAGAACGAATGCCCAGATCTTCATGCCGTCACTCTACCTCGGCTTGCGGAAGATGAGGATGGGCTCGGTGGCGGACTCAGGCGCCCCTGTGGCGCGGGTTCCCCTTGATCCTCGCGTACCCAATCAAAGAACTCAAGGCAGTCCCATCTCATGGCACAGTTTCGCCACGGTCGAGCGCGGGGTCTGGACCAAGAGCCACTTATTGAGTGGCCGCAGCTCCTTCGCCATGGGGCGCCGGCCGTGCTCGTCGAAAAATGCTTGAATCTCTTGGCGCGCCCCCTCCATCGTCCGATCGAGCACCAGACCTCCGGGGAGCCCCATCTCATTGCAGAGTTTGGGGATAGAACTTCCGTGACGAAAAAGCCACTGATCGAGGGTGTTGAAATGGCCCTCTTTCTGCTTTGGGCGGCGGCCATGCTCCTCGAAGAACGCCTGAATCTCTCGTCGAACACCCTCTATCGTCCGGTCATAACGGCGATTGCCAGGGAGTTCCAACTCATCGCACAGCTTGCGCAAAGTCGTGCCCTGCGTAGCCGACCAGTTCGACAGGCCACCCATCTCGGCGCAGGCAGGGCGGCGGCCATGCTCCTCGAAGAACGCCTGAATCTCTTGGCGGGCCCCTTCCAGCGTACGTTTTGAGCGCGATCGTTTTGGAAGCCCCATCGCTTCGCAAATTTGGGGGATGGAGGAAGCACGCGATCGAAGAGTCGCGGCGAGTGCCGCTCTCTCTCTCACCGAAGGGCGGCGGCCATGCTCATCAAAAAACGCTTGGATCTCTTTGGTCGCTTCGTTGACTACTTCTTCCGTGGACGCGTTCCGAGCCCGAATGATCTTCGGGAGGCCCATCTCGTCGCACAGTTTTCGTAAATTTGTTCCTTGTCCCCGTAACCAAGATGCCAGCGCCTTCTTGTCAACCACTCTAGGACGTGTGCCATGCTCCTCGAAGAACGCCTGAATCTCTTGGCGGGCCCCTTCCATCGTCCGATCGAGCACCAGACCTCCGGGGAGTTCCATCTCATTGCAGACATCTCGAAGGGTCGCCCCGACCCTCCGCAACCAGAGGCTGATGCCATTCACCTCCTTATCTATCGGGCGGCGTCCGTGCTCATCGAAAAATGCTTGGATTTTCGGGCGTATCTTCTCCCTCGTGTACTTGGAGCGGGAAGGCCAAGGCAACCCCATCTCGTCGCACAACTTGGACAAGCTCGTGCCACGTCTGGTCAGCCAGTGCCCCAGTGCTGTGTTCTCTTTTACCAAAGGGCGCCGACCGTGCTCGTCAAAAAAAGCCTGGACTTCTTGGCGTGCTCTTTCTGCTGACCAACTGTCCCGATGCTTCGGGAGGCCCATCTCGTCGCACAGTTTTTGTAAACTTGTTCCTTCCTTCCGCAGCCAAAGACTGGCGCCATTCAAATCAGCCTCGTAGGGGCGGCGGCCATGCTCCTCGAAGAACGCCTGAATCTCTTGGCGGGCCCCTTCCATCGTGCGACCGAACACCGCACCGCCGGGGAGCCCCATCTCGTCGCATAACTTGCGAAGAGCGGTGCCCTGCACTCGGAGCCAGCGGTCGGTAGAAGCCATTTCGTGACAACTCGGGCGACGACCGTGTTCATCGAAAAACGCTTGGACCTCTTGGCGGACCTCTTCCATCGTGCGACGCAGGTTCTTCCCCCCAGGGAGTCCCAGCTCATCGCACAGGTCAGGCAAATTCGTCCTTTTCTTGCGCAGCCACGCGTCCAAATTCATGAGGTCTGTGCACCAAGGACGACGACCATGCTTCTCGTAGAACTCCCGGACCTCCACCCGCGCCCCCTCCATCGTCCTGCGCTTCGGAAGCTCGTGGAGGCCGAGGATGGCCGCGATCTCAGTGCAGTTACTCGCGTGTCCATCCAAAGAGCTCAAGGCACCCCCATCTCATTGCAGAGTTGCTGAAGCGAAACCCCAGGCACATGCCGCAACCATTCGTACCAATCAGGAAGGCTCGCTTCGGACGGTCGGTGCCCGTTTTTCTGAACGAAAGCTCGAATTACATGCTGCGCCATTTGCTTGGTTCTGGGCACCCCGGGACCGGGAAATTCCAGCTCGTCACAGAGGCGGGAGAGGGAAGACCCCTGCGCACGCAGCCAGCGGGCCCACTGCGGTAGCTCCGTGGACTTCGGGCGTCTCCCGTGCTTGTTGAAGAACTCTTGAATGGTTTTTTTCGCGTCGCCCCAATCAGAGGGGAGGCTTAACTCGTCGCAAAGAAGAGACAACACCAACGCGTGCTTATGTAGCCAACGATCCAGCACAGGAATCTCTCCTGGCTCGGGGCACCGGCCCTGTTCCTGGTAGAAAGCTCGGATCATCCTTGTTGCGCTGCTTTTCCTTCGGATGATTCTGGTGCGCTCAGGAAGCCCCATCTCGTCACAGAGGACGACAAGCGAAGACCCCCGCCCGCGCAGCCACGAATCCCACGCACGAAGATCTTGTGCCACAGGGCGGCGTCCATGCTTGTCAAAAAAACCTTGAGTTACCGTTTTCGCTCCCTCCTTCGTTCGGCCTAGGTTGGTCCCACCAGGCAAGCCCAGCTCGTCGCAGACACGCCGGAGAGATGATCCGCGATACCGAAGCCACTGACCCGTGGCACTCAAACGCTGCTCCGAAGGGCGTCTCCCGTGCTTCTCATAAGAGGCTAAAACCTCCGCACGCGCGCTCTCCAGCGTCCTCGAGCGTATCGGTCGCTCGTGGAGCCCGAGGAGTGCCGCAACCTCAATGCAACTTCGAGCGCGGAGTTCTTGGGTGCTCATGGCCGGCGTCCCTTCTTGGGAAACCCAAGTTCGTCGCAGAGTTTCGAGACGGACAGACCGTGGTTGTTCCGTAGCCAACCGTCCCAAGCCCAAAGGTCCGACTGTACGGGACGGTGCCCGTGCTCCTTGAAAAATGCCTTCATCGCGATGCGTGCCTTCTTGAGGGTCCTGTCGTACTCACACTCCTTCGGCAGACCAAGTGCATCACAAAACTTGCGCAATGAAGATCCTCGATGCTCAAACCATCCCTGCCACACCGGCAGGTCAACCTTGCGCGGGCGGTTTCCGTTCTCCTTGTAGAAACGGAGCACCACCTGCCGTGCTTCTTCCTCAGTGCGATCCCTTCGCATGAGCGGTGCGTACCCCATCTCGTCGCACACCGCAGGCAGCCCCGTACCCCGGACCCGCAGCCAACTGTCGATCTTCTGCATGTCATGGACGCCCGGTCGACGGCCATGTGCCTTGACGAATTTACGGATCTCGGCCCGGACGGAGTTCATCGTCCTGCCAGAGACCTCTTGGCGTTTCGCAGGGAGCCCCATTTTTTCACCGAGCCGAGGCAACGAAATGCCCTGCGACCGCAGCCACCGCGCGAGTTTGGGGAGATCCTGGTGTCTCGGCCGATGCCCGTGGGTCTCGTTAAATTTCCCGAGTTCCTGTCGAGCAATCTCCATGGTGTACCCGTCTGCGGGGAGTCCCATCTCATCGCACAGCTCTCGAAGACTGCTGCCACGTCGCTTGAGCCAGCCAGCACATTTCCGTACCTCCTTGCTCATCGGGCGCCGTTTCTCACGGTCGTAAAACTTTTGGACCTCTTGGAGCACCTCCTTCTTGGAGTACCTCACACTGGCTTTCCCGGATTGCCCGCTCCGAGAAGGCAGTCCCATCTCATTGCAGACGCCGTAGAGCGTATTGCCTTTGTGGTGTGCTCGAAGCCAACCGCACCAAGCCCCCATCTCTTCAGTAGTGGGGCGCCGTCCGTGCTCGTCGAAAAATGCTTGAAGCACCTCGCGGAGCCGTGCCATTGAACGACGCTTTCTGTGGCCTTCGGGAAGCCCCATCTTGTCGCAGAGTTTGGATAGAGTCGTGTTTTTTCTTCTCAAGAAATTGAGCCACCCAAGCAGCTCCTTATTGGTCGGACGACGCCCTTCACGGGCATAGAACTCCCGGATCTCTTTGCGGACTCGTGTAATCGTGCGAAGGACCTTCTCTGTGGGAAGCCCCATTTCGTCACATAGATCATGGAGAGACATCTTGTGGTGGTAGGCAAGCCACCGGCTTTCGTCCACCATCTCCCTGTTCTTGGGCCGCCTACCCTCCCGGTCGTAGAACTTCCTGATTTTTCGTTCGATGCTTCCCTTCGTGCGCCCAAAATCCCGGCCACCAGGAAGACCCAGCTTCTCGCAGATCTTGTGGATCGAACTCCCACGCCGCATCAACCACGCGTCCACGTTGCGGAACCCATCTTTGTCTCTTGGGCGTCGCCCGTGCTTCTTGAAGAAAGCGAGGATCTCGCCCTCCACCCCCTTCATCGTTCTGTTCACGCTCTTTTTGCGAGATGTACGAGGCTCCACGACCCCGATGAGACAAGCAAGCTGGTAGCAGTTGTGAGCCTCTTGCCTCACCGCCCCGGCGCCTCCATGTTCCTCTGGCGCCACGCCTCGACGGCGCCCTTGGATAGCGGGTGACCCCGGAGGTAAGCGTTGACGGACTTCCAAGTCGCTTCGTACCCAACGTAGGGCGTGGCATCCCCCGATGAGTCCGTGGGGGGCTTACTATGCTCCTCGATGTACTTCACGGTGCCGGCCATGATGTCGTCGGTGCGGTGCAAGATGCCGATGACCTTCCGCATGCTCTGATCGATCTCCTTGGGGTCCCGACCAGTCAGGCGCGAAAGCATCCGCCAGTTCTTCTTCGTCATCGGCGGGTCGAATTTGATGAGTCCCCTGTGCTCTCGCACGACGTACTCGTCGAACAGCTCATTGAAAACTCCCGGCAACAGATCGATGGGGCTCGACACCGAGGACTTGCGTTTGTCACCCTTCGTACTCTTGGCTTTCTTGAACATCTTGCGGCACGCATGGTGAAGCGCCTCGAACATCGCCGCGCGCGTCTTCGGGTCCTTGACCGCCGCAGCTACCCGGAGCCGCAGCAGCATCTTGCACCGGTCGTCGAACCCATGGCGCTCGGCGACACGGTCCACTTCCGCAAGGCTGAGCCCCTTCTCGGCGGGTCGCAGATACTTGAACGCGACAGAGACGGCCTGCATCTCCTCATCCGTGGGCTGCAGCCGCGCCTCGATCTCGTCGAGGTCCACGTTGACTGGGACCGAGGGCGTGTTCATCTTGACCACGTCCCGGATCACAGACACGAGCATCTGGCCAGCCTCGTGGTCCTCGAGGTGGCCGGCCATCAGAAGCGCCATACGAAGGTGGAGCCGCTCAAACGCGGGCACCGCCATCTGGTCGCGCATCTCCTTCGTCAACTCCGGCACGAAGAAACAGATCTGCGCCACATCCGGGTGCGGATGTCCCTTGATCCCGGCCTTGCTACGGAAAGAACGACCCCACCGCTGATTGGTGCGCCGGATCGTCTTCGGAAACCCGACGTGGTAGATGTGACTGCACAAGGGCCAGTCGGTCCCTTCATCGAAACGCGCGCAGGCGACGATCACATCCGCCTGGGACTGGTCGATGTGCGTCACTTCGCGCTCACGGGCGAGGAGTGCCAGGAGCTTGTCTTGGCACTCCTTACCAGTACCGACTGCGTTGTGGACCTGCGCCGCGGTACCGCCTCGGTACGGAACCTTCTCACGCTCGAACGCCTCGACTACTTGATAACTCCACGAGCCAGACTCCCCGGCCGGGACGATGATAACGGTCTTGGGACACCCCGCACCCTTCCACTCCCGGACCATCTTTCTGATGGCAGTGGGGGTGATGTGGCGCGGCGCCTTTTCCCCGTAGAGCTCGTCCTTCGTTCGGACCTGGTAGCCCGTGAGACCCACCGCGCGAATCTCGAAATGTTTCGGCGCGTACCGCTTGCCGTCCTCGTCAGGCAGCGAATGCTCCGCGATGGAGCGACGCACTTGGACAAAGGTGTCGTCGTAGACTTGGAGACCGTCGCCGCGGTAGGGCGTCGCCGAGATCACGACGAGGCGCCCCCCTCGATCGGTCCACTCTTTGCGCTTCATCCCCATGAGCGGCGCATCATCTCCCGTCTCGATCGTGCTGCCGTGGGCCTCGTCAATGACGAGGGTCCAACCGGTGAGATCTTGAGGCAACGAAACGTGCACGAAGGACTGCCGGCAGATCACCGAGGCGAACGACCGGTCCTGCCAGTGCTTGCGCATCCACTTCGCGAACCTCCGTTTCGTGCTCGGTTCGCCGTTGTAGATCTCGAGATCGAACAAGTCAGGCGAACCCGCGCCGTTGTACATGAAACTGTCCCGGATGGTGTGCATCGGAACGACCACCACGACACCGTTCCAGTCCCCCCGGCTGAGATCGTCGATGACCGAGGTTCCCACCGTGCCCTTCCCCGCACCTGTCGGGGCGTTGTAGAGCACATCCCGGTCCTCGTGGAGGGCCTGGAGGATCGCGCGCTTGTGCTTGGCTTGGTACTTGCGGAGCTTGCGGAATTTCATGATTTTTTGTCCTTGTCAGTCGTGTGCTTTTTCCTGTCGGTGCTCGATGCCCCAAGAGAAGTTCCGTTCCGGCGCAACCACGCATCCACCGCTCGCCACGTAGTCCTGTAGGTCACATAAGAGGTCGCGTCCCCGTCACGTTGACGAGGAGGGCGCCCGTGCTCCTTCTCAAAAAGTGCGACGCCAACACGGATAGCCTCCAGCGAATGGCTCACCGAAGACGCAACCCCCATCCTCTGACATAGCTGAGCGAGAGAGCCGTGCCCGTGTGTACGGAGCCAGTTGTTCACGTTCACCCAGCTCGTCCTGTACCCCACGTCCTCCGTGGCGTCTCCCGTCAAAACACTAGGGATTTTCCCGTGCTCCGCCTTGAACTTCCGAATGCCCTTCTTGATCTTTGCAAGGCCATGATCGGCATGGGGCCCTGAGATCCCCAGATCCTGAGAGACCTGAGCAACAGACCCGTAGTCGTTTTTGCGGAGCCACTGATCCACCCCATTCCAGTTCAGGCCCTCCCCGGAGCTCCGACTCGTCGGGCGTTTTCCATGCTCCTTGTAGAACTCCCGGATGCTGCGTTGAATCTCTTTTAGAGAATGCTGTGGCATGTCTCTCCCGTTCTAGGAGAACGCAGAACAAAAGTCAAGTCGTTTCGTCGCGGACGCCCATGTCTCTCCTTCTACCCCTTCTCCTGCGGAGGGCGCCCCTACGGCTTGCGGAACACCAGGACAGGCTCCCGCTGATGATCCCTCACCACACATCCAGAACCGGCGCATCAACGCCTAACTTGTCGGCAAGCTCGGTCCAGGCTTCAAACAGCCGAGGCCGAATCTGTGACCAAAGACGATCGGAAACTGGATTCGACCCCTTCTCCGACAACGTCGTGACCGCCACCACCACGGCATGCCACACCACCGTCTTACGCCACAACCCTGCGCAGTCCTCCGGCACGAAACACGTCACCATGTCCTCTTGAAGGTCTACAGGGGACACCCCATCCGCAAGGACCCCACAACGGTTCAGCTCCACAGCGGCCATCCGCACAATCGTTCGCAGACCTCCCTTCTCCAGCGTGCCGCCCACCAGCCAGGCCCACTCTTTCAACTCACCAAGACGGTCCGCAAGAGACCACAGAATTTCACGAACTTCCCGCTCCAGACCATCCAGCCGGTACTCAACCCCGTCGAACAAAGGCAGCCCCTCATCCGGGACCGGAAACAGTGGGAAGTCTTTGTTGCTCATGGGGTCCTGTGGCGCGGGTTCCCTTTGGTTCTCGCGTGCTCGATGCCATGCTTCTTGAGATGTCGGTCGATGGTCGCGCCCCCGACCCCGAACAACTTGGCCATGCGTCGGATCGGAATCCCCTCGGCCGCCAGCTCGCGCAAGACCTCGGGGTCGAGCTTGCCCTTGATGATGTTGTTGCGCCCGCTGTTGTAACCGAAGCTCTTGACCTTGTAGGCCATGCAGGCCGGGACGTGCGGGCGCACGATCTCAAGAAAACGCTCGGCTGTGTCCTCGCGCTCCATGTGGAACTTGCCAGTTTCACGTCCCTCCATCTCTTTGACGAATTGCCACCGAGGTTTGAGCCCGAACTTCTCAAAGATCGCCCATGCCACTTTGCGGCTCTCGGCTGTCGAACCGAAAAGGTACTCGGGCCACCACCCCGCGTAGCCGTCATCGAGGTACCAGATGGCGAGCGCGAATTCATCGACGTGATCCACGAGTTCGGGCACAAGGATCTTCCACCCTCGATCACGGTTCTCGTAGAACAACGCTTGCCAGTCGTTCAGGGCCTCATGGGCGACCGTGTGGAACCGCCAAGACCGGTATGTCTTGCCGTCCTTCGTCTTGTCTACGTGCTTGGGCTCCACGCGGACCCAGGAGCCCCACTGAGCCATTTTCCACTCAAGATAGGGTTTCTGGTCGTCCTCGTGGTTCTCCGTGTAGTGGGTCGCGTGCGTCCTGTGGACGAGCCTCCCGTCACCGAGCATCGATCCCACGAGCAGCGACTTGAGACGCCCCTCGATCGGAGGCACGTCGTACCGTTCCCACCGCTGGAGCGTGCGAATGCCCAGACGCTTCCTCCATGAGCGCACACGCTTGGCTGTCGCCTCCTTGCCGATACGGACTGCGACCTCGTCGTCGGTGAGTTTCTCGCCGAGATAGAGCTGCTCGAGTTCGGCTTTGGTGATGGGACACGGGATGGCACGCATAGGTACTAAGGTCTTTTACTACGCTCCAGTATGCTCCGCAACCAAAGGAAAAGCCCCCACTCCGAAGAGTGAGGGCTTCCCTTGTTTGGCCGTTCTGCCGCTACTAGCGGGTCACGGTGAGGCGAGTCAACCCACGCGGGTTATACGCACCAATACCCAAGTTTTCGAACACACTGAAGCCAATGGTCCGAGCCTTGGGATCGTCCGCAGAGAGGACGGTCAGCTCGGTGCGGACCGGAATCCTACCGAACATTTCAGGTTCGCAACATACATAGACGGTGCCAGCAGGAACGATGCGACTCGTGATGACCTGGGCACCCCAAAGGGTAGCCTGGAGGCCGGTCTTGAGCAGCGTGGCCTGACTCTCGATGTCGAGAATATCGCGGCCAAACTTCCTGATGTCGGCGTAGTCCCGCGCGTTCATGTACACGCGCGCGACCCGGAGGTCGTGGCGCTCGATGAGAGCGAAGGCGTCGGCCAGCACCGCACCAGAGATCGGAGCGACCACTGGAATGTCGGGGTTGGTACCACCGGGGATCGAGTCGAACCCGTTGGTGGCGATGGCATCAAGGACAGCGAAGACGCGCTCGTCTTCGGCAGCCTGGATCTGCGCACGCGCAAGATCCTGAGCACGCTCGATCAGATCGAAACGACGCTCCTTGATTTGGGTGAGTGGAATCTCCGGGTTCGAGGCGATCTCGAACAACGGAAAAATCACACGACGTGGCTTGGTGACGGCGATGATGTTCTCGCCTTCCTCGCCGACCACGTACGCTGTCACGTCCGGGTCTTTGTCGTAGATGGGCAGGGCACCATCGGGGAGCTGCTCGACCAAAAAGGTCTTGCGGCCTACCGAGGTGTAGTCTCGCCGAGTACGGAGCGGCTGCGTCAGAGAGGCAGCGAGCTTGGCACGACCCGCGGGGGTCTTGATGTACTCGGAGATGAGTTTTTGCTTCACAGCGTTGGATACACCGGTCATTTTCTCTCTCCTTTCCTAGACGCGCTGGTCGTAGACGAGCTCGAATTGCTCGCTGTCGGGCGGCATCTTGAGGACGCCCAGCAGGGTTGAGGCAGTATTGCCGTTGGCGACCTCGGAAGTGGTGGAAGCCACGTCCAGGGAAATCGCCGCACCAGTCTGCGTGGTGACGCGCATCATGAGGTACCCGTTGCGAGAAGCGACGAGCTCTTGGCCGGCCTGGTAGATCAGGTCGTCACCGACGGTGACGGCACCGACCGTGGCAAGGGCCTGCGTCTCGAACAGTTGGTTCCCGTAGGTTCCTTGTGCAGACACGTAGGTGTTCTTGCCGGATGCAGGTCCGGGTTGGTTCTCAAACGCATTGCCGACGGCCGTGTTCACGAACACGCCGAGGGGGCGGATGAGAATGTTGTCGGGGGCGCCGGGTTCAACCGGACCTCCGATGAAGTTCGACCCTTGATCGGGTCGGGTGAAGGCCACGGAACCGCTCAGGACGCCGGCAACGCCGGTGTTGGTCTGAGTGGAAATCGTGCCCGCTGTAGTGACGATGGGAGGGTTGGTCTGGGTGAAGCCATCTGCGGTCAGAACGCCCGTTGCGTTCCTAATTCCTACGTGCAAAAGCCGTAGGGCTGCAGAGCTCTCCGTGAACCCGCCACTCGCCTGTCCAAGCATTGGCATATCGCTGTGCTCCTTGTTTACTGGCTGAGTGTGATGGGGTTCGTGTCGGCTGATCTCGGAATAAGATCAATTCACGCTACCGACCCGAAACCTCGTCATTCACATATATGGTCCCCAGATAGGGGCTTTACCGAGGTCGAAAGGGCTTATAGGGAAACTAAAAGCCCCTTCGACCTGGAGAACTCTCTGATCAGCTTCCGCTGGGGAGTCCGAACACAGACGCAACGTCGGGAGCGGTGTCCCAGATCTTGCCGAGCTCGGCGATCTCGTCGTGTGCAGCCTTGGGCATCCCGGCAACATTGCCGAGCGTGCGAGCGCCGGCCGAAGCCGCCTTGGGCTGCGGACGTTGCTTGACGGGTGCGGCCTTCTTGCCACCCTTCTTCTCGTCGTCGGCACCGAACTCGATGTCGTCCTCTTCGGCCTTCTCATCGGTTCCGGCTTCGTCGTCGACCGGGGCTTCCTCGGCCTCTTCCATTTCCTCACCGGCCGTCTTGGGCAGGTCGAGATCGGCGTAGAGAGCAAGCAGCTCGTCGTCGGCCGAAGCGGTGAGGTCCATCAGACCCATCGGGTCAGCACCAGAGGCGCTGATCTCGATGTCGTTGTCGGTGGGGTCCTCGTTGGCCTTCTTCTCGGCACCGTCGCTCTGAGCGACGACGGGAGTGTGGGGAGCGGGATCGGGATTGACGTTGCCGCCCTCACCCGATTGGATGTCCGCACCCTTGGCGAGAGGCTCGGTGGTCTCGGTCGCGGCCGAAGCCATGACAGCCATTTCCTCGTCCATCTCCTCGAGCATGGCGCGAAGCATGGCCTCTTCCTCTTCCACTTCCTCTTCCATGGAGGACTTCTCGCCGCCACCGCCGTAGCCGTAGTCGGGCTCGTTCTGGTCGACGCCGTCGCCGTCCATGTCCTCGGCCATGAGGTAGGCCATGAGCTCCTTGTCGCTCATGCCCTCGTCGCCCTCTTCCATCCCGAAGAAGTGGCCCATGGCCTTGACGATGCGACCAAGCGCACCCTCAATCTTCGCGATGCGTGCCGAGTGCGCGGTGAGTTCGTGAGCAGCCTTCTTGCCGCCTTCCTTCTCTTCGTCGAACTCCTTGGTCCCTTCGGACTCTTCGCCCTCTTCGAACTCGTCGGGCTCTTCGCCGGCGAGGACGTTGAAGGTCTCCATTGCGGCCTTGAGCTTTGCGTCGTCAAGGTCCATGAGCCTGACAGCGCGCTCCTCGATCTCGAGGGCCGAGGACTTGGGCAGCATTGCAGAAGCGAGACGGACGCACAGGGTAGCGCGCTGCTCGGCGAGCTCCTTGAGGGACGCCGACTTGCCACCGCCGCCACCTTCGGCAGCAGCTTGCTCCGGGGTTTCGGGCTTCTTGCTGAACTCGGAGGTGCCGGGGTGATCCAGCTTCTCCGTGGTCAGGTTACCGGGCATGGCCGGGGGCGGGCTCTCGGGCTCCATCGGCTTGTGGGGATCTTCTGCCCACGAGCTGGTGTCGCCGTTCTGATACTTGTCCGCGTCGGGATCGGGGTAGTAGGCCGGATTGCTCGGGCCCTCAGTGCGATCGACCGCGGGGATCTGTGGGGGAGGGGAGGCCTTTTTGCTTTGCTCGGCCAGCTTACGGGTGAGTCGTTGACGTGCCATGATTTTTTTCTCCTGAGACTTGGTGTTCTGGCTAGAACCGGGTCTTCTTTCGCATTGAAAGGATTCGCCCAAGACGCACCAAGGTCTTGGATTCTCCCGTGTTTGGGTTGTGACCAAGCACCTCGGCACATTGCACGAGGTACTTTTCGAGAGAGGGGTGCCCGTCGGTAGACCCGACCCGGAGGGCGGTCCTGTACAGTTCTCTCGAAACTTTGATGCCGTGGCTTTGCTGGAGACGGGCCATCCCGTCGAGCAACTCCACGTCAGAGCGAGCGATGCGAAGAAGGGTCTTCGTACCGTTCGTCAGTGCAGCGACTTTGGCTGCTTGGTGGTTGATGTTCTCGTTGGACGACGTGGCAAGTTCCTCTTCGGAAACCTGGTCCTCGTCCTCCTCCGAAACCATCTTGTCCCGAATCTTCTTCTTGATCTTGTCGAGGACGTACTTCTCGATCTCGTCCTCGAGATCCTTCATCGGGTCAGCTTCTTCACCGCCTGGTGCGCCACCTTCGCCCGGAGCACCCATTGGGGGCATCTCAGGCATGGCGGGCATCTCAGCAATACGCTGGAGGCGACGGCGCTCGGCGAGCTGCACAGCATCGAGGGAGTTCTCATCGAACGTCACTTCGAGTGTGCGAGCGGCCTTGGCCATTTGATCATCGTCGGCAGTCCACTGCGAAGGGGGCTCTGAGAGCACCTTCTGCATCTGACTCCGCGTATCCAAGTTGATGGAGCCTGGCGCAAGGATGTTGCGCATCACGGCACCCTGGAAAGCAGGGACCGCGACCCATGACGCTTCGATGAACGTCACGCCGCCTGTGGGGTCGATGTCACTATGGCCGCAGAGTTCGGCCACTCGGTACTTGCGTCCCAACGAGTCGTACTCGTACTGCCCCTTGGCGTACTTGACGTGCTCGCACATCTCCGTCTCGTCGGCGGCCACGTTCCCGCACTTCGTGCAGATCGTTTCCGTGACGGAGCAGCCCATGCTCATCGTGTTCATGCGGCCAGCTTCGATGTCCCGAATCAGGCTCGAGTGACGGCGGTTGGTCGCGATGAGGATGTCCACGTAGACCGAGTCGCCGATGTCGCGGGCAGCAGCATCGATGATGCGGCCCTTCGACTGGTCCTCGATCTGAACGTGCTCCACGAAGTTGTGGGCGCCGACGAAGGTTCGGTAGCTCTTGAGGAGCACCGGTCGGTCCCACGCGTCGTGGTTGTTGTTGATGTAGATGTCGCAGCCCGGCTTGATGCGGTAGTTCGCCCACCGGCGATTCACCTTGCGACCGAGCTCGTTGATGTTCCCGAGCTTGACGTTCTGCACGTCATCGGTATCCACCGACGCCACGATGGTCGCGTGCGTCAGGAGGTACTTCTCGGGAGAGAAGTTCTCTTGGAGGATCTCCGATGCCTGGGACACCAGGTTCGGGGAACCTGAAGCAGTACGAACGCGCCCACGCGCTTGCTGCACGAAGTTGCCCCAATGGTCCATCGACCACGAAGGCTGCGTCACGTCTGCTCGAGCGGTCTTAGAGAACGCCATATCAGGCAGCTCCCTTCGACGAAGCGCAATGGTCGTCCATGATGTCCGAAGCTCGGATCATGAACAGGCACTCGGGGCAGGCGTGGAGTTTGACCATGCGGCCGTCCTCCATCTTGTAGTTCGCGCGACGCAGGTGGCCTGTGCAGGACTTGGCCGGGCACTTGTAGTGACCGTTCGCGTGCTCTTCACGGCTCACCCGATATTTGCGATCGGTGGCGTGCCAGTAGAGCGACTTCTTCACAAAAGCTTGAGCAACGCGGCTCGTCATTTCCTCGGCGGTCTTGCCGACCTCGTGGACGAGTTCGATGCGGGGCACTTCGCCCTCGATGACGTTGGTGGCAGGAGCGCCTTCGGACACGTCGCCTTCGGAGCCGGGGCCACCCGGAACGTCCTCGTGCATGGGAGCGATGAAGGGGTCGTCCCCTTGATTGATGATCTGGAGGTCTTCGACGGGGAAGCGGTAGCTCGTGTGTGGGAACTGCACGTCACACATGCCGATGCCCGGCCAGACCGCAACGACGCGCCCCACATCCGTCTCGCCCCCGTTGACGAGCTGCACGGTCTGACCCACGCGGAACTCTTGTCCACGGGCTTGCCAGTTACCTTCGTCTGCTCGTCGCTCCATCAAGATCCTCCTACGCAGTAAGCGTGTAGCCGTGGGCCTTCTTGTCCTTGCCATCGGTGCGATGACCCGGAACCCAACCCTCGTCTTCTTCGCCCTCGTCCTTGGGGCCTTTGGATTCATTGCCGGGGGTCAAGGAGTCGGCGGTGAGGGTGTAGCCGTGGGCTTTCTTGCCCGCGTCTTTCTCGTCCTCTTTGTCGTCGTCCTTCTTGCCCTTGGCTTCGTCCTTTTTCTTCTGGATGTTCTCCAGGAACTCAGGAGGAAGGCCCGCCGTCAGGTATTGGACTTGGACGTAGGCTTTCTTGCCCGCGTCTTTCTCGTCCTCTTTGTCGTCGTCCTTCTTGCCCTTGGCTTCATCCTTTTTCTTCTGGATATTCTCCAAGAACTCGGGAGGAAGGCCTGCTGTCAGGTTGTAACCATGTGCTGCCATTTTTTCGGTCTCCTCGTCGAGTTCGACTTCGACTTCAACTTCGACCTCAGGAGCAGGTGCCGGAGCAGCTTTGCGCTCCTTGACCCCTTCTCGAATGGCCTTCTCAGCAGCGTCACAGATCTTGTCGAGTGCTTTGGCACTCCCCTTGGCGGACGCGTCGCCCTCGGTACCAGCCTTCGCATCGCGCATGTCCTTGATGGAGCCGGCGACTCTGCGAAGGGCGTCGATGGCACCGCTGACGATGGCTTCGACGTGACTTTCCATGGAGCGCCCCAGTTTGGAGCCCACCTCGTTCATGAACGAGACCATGTGTGGTCGATCGAGCGACTCACGGATGGTCTGGCTTTGCGCATGCAGGAACCCATCGAACTCGAGCAGGCGTGTCTTCGCCTCCGCGACGTACTTGAGGTGCTCCCGCGCCGAGTCGCAGGCGTCTTTCAGACGACCGCCCGCGGCCGCCTGATCTTTGTCGGCGCCTTTGGACATGACCTCTGCGACACGACAGGATCGGGTGAGCTCGTTTTCGAGATCACCGAGCCTGTCGATGTACGTTCTGGTCTGCTGTAGGGAGAGACTGGGCATGAGGCGTCCCATGAAGGCGGCTTGACGACGCTCCGAGAACCGGAACGTGAAAAGCCGCCAGGGGTGTTAGCCGACGGCGACAGGGAACTTGATGTTGTTGTCGCTGAGCAGCTTGGCCATTTTGGCGATGACGGCGGCTGCCGACTTCGCGTTCGAGAACATGCCGTTCTGCTGAACTTCACGAAGCTGGTCGAACTCGTCCTGCTTGAAGACGTCCATGTAGGGCTCGTCTTGATTGCGCAGAAGGGCCTTGGACTGCTCCTCACCGATCTCGGCGGGGTTGAAACCGCTGCCGTGGTCGATGGAGATGTTCTTCGTGGGGTCCATCTGGGCCCGCTTGGAGAGTGCAGAGGCGTACTTGTTGAGGTCGGGGTCCTTGATGGTGCCGTCCTCGTCGCGCTCGACTCCAGCCTTCTTCTCGACATGATCGGCCAGGATGTCGCAACGAAGGGCGAAGTCCTTGGCGATCTTCTCGGTTACCCCAAGAGTGTCGGTTTCAGATTGGAAGAGGGTGGCGAGGCGGTCGAGGTCGCTCGAGACCTGCAAGGCGCCTTGTTTCGTGAGCTGATCCGGCATTGAATTTCTCCTGGCGAAAATGGGCGCACAGAGACCCTCCGAGAGGAGGGGCAGCCCTTCGTCTATTTGGGTCGCGCTATAAGGTGAAAAACGGAATAATCCGCACTTTTCAGTTCACAAACCTTCCCCGACACCCTCGGTCAGACCTCGACCAAGGTTCTCAGGGAAGGTCTGAGCACCTAGACCCCTCCAAGGAAGTTCAACCGCACCTTCTGAGGACGGAAAACCTACTTAGGGCCTGCTAGGGATGGTTTGCTTCCTTAGAAACCTTGACCGAGGGCCAAAGGAGGTTTCTAAGGAAGGTTTTTCGACCTTCAAGCCGCGTCGAGCACGACAATCGGACGTTTTGGGTCGTCTGGATGGAACGAACGGACGTGTGCCAACCAGTCATTCGCCATGCGAACGGGACGTTCCTTCTCGAGCCACGCTTGGGCCACGCGGCTCCCCATCTTGCGCTGTTGGCCATTGCGCTTCCGGTACTCGTCGACGTAGTGCTGCACCAAGTCGCCCATCTCCTCATGCGTGTCCTGCATGAGCTTCTGGACCTCAGGGTCGTACTTGGCTTGGACTTCCTTGTCACCGAGCTGTTGGAAGTACTGCCGGATCTTCCAATCCTTACCCACTCCCTTGTGAGCCTCTTCTAATTTGTCGATGTCGACCTCCCCCTCATCGGGGTGGTCCTGAGCGTAACGCCACGCGAATTCCTTCGCGTGGGCCCGCATCTCCCCCGGGTCCGAGATGTATCGGATGTGGCGCACCTTCTTGTCCTCATCGTCAAACTCATCGGGGTTGGTCCCATGATGCCCGTAAATGTGGGTCATCTCATGCACCATCGTGCCCATGACCCGCGCAGTCGCATTCTTGATCTCCTCGGGCGTCTTGGCCTCAAGCAGGTCCTTCACACCGAGCCCCAGATGGCCGCCCTTACCCGACGCCTCGCCACCCGTGCTGTTGGGCTGCAAGCGAATCTTCTGCCGGGAGGTCACGCCGGGAGCTCGGTGTTCCTCGGGCACCGTGATGCTGATGGGAGCGTTAGAACCGGCCCCAGGCACTTGGATCGCTCGAGCACCAGGAATGGCCTCCTTGAGCGTCTCTCCGAGACGCGTGTATCGCTCTTGCGGGCTCATCTTGAGGAAAGCAGGGTCGTCCGCCAGCTTCGTAAAGCTCTCCTGGATGGGTGCTCCTACGGAGTCCACAGCATCCTGCGTGCGGTCGAAGTGCTCGTCCTTGACGGCCCGGCGCTGCTGTTTGGGCTTCTCAGAGGCGCCCTCAGACGCTCCCTCAGACGCTCCCTCAGCCGTTTCGTCCTTCTCGGCTTGGCCTTTCCCCTCAGCCTCGTCGGGCGCTCCCTTGGGCTTCTCAGCGCTCCCCTCGGACTCCTTCTCGTCTGGGCCCTTGGCGTAGATCTCAGCCTTGTCCTTGTCCTTGAATGATTTGGGGACGCCGTCCGGGTTCTTGGCGCGCCAGTTGCCCTGCTCGGTCTCCCAAACGTCGCCGGGGCCGTGCTCCTCGTCGTCCTGAGACTCGACGTTTTCGTCCCACTTTTCACGATCAGCGTCGGAGACCTGCTCAAGATCTTCAAGATCGGCGGGCTCCAGAATCCGAGCCTTCAACGGCTGCTTCGTCTCGCGTGCCTTCCAAGCTCGATGGGAGCCATCCACGATCTCGAGGGAGCCGTCTTCCTGTCGCATGAGAACGACGGGATACTTGAGGTCGGCCTTGTCAGCTCGCTCTTTGAACTCGGGCGAACCCACCGGCTCGTCTGCCGAGATATTCTTGAGGCTCTCCTCGATGTCCGCGATCGGAACCTCTTCGACCTCCTTGGACTCAGCCTTATGGATGAGATCCCCGACGTGGTACTCGGTGCCCGCGTCGTCGTCACCCCACGTCGAGCCATCGAACTTCGCTCGGTAATCCTCGCGGGATTTGGGCTGCTCGCTCTCGGACTCGTCGCTCTCAGGCTCTTTCGACAGGCCCTCGATCTTCCCATCGAGGTCCTTGATCTTCTCGTCGTACTTGCCCTTCTCGTCGCCCTTCACCTTGTCGCGCTGTGCCTTGAGCTTGACCCTCTCAGCCTTGAGACGCACACGTTCGATCATGCGCTCGCGCTTCGACTTCGGTGCCGTGCTCTCGCCTCCACGAGCCTCATCACGCTCTTCCTTGGGACGAGGTGCTTTGGCCTTCTCATCAGGATGTGGCAGCGTCTCTTGCTCGAGCACTTTTCGGTCACCCGTGTTGACGAAGTGCTGGAGCACCGCGCTCGCCGGGGAGATGACGACCTTCTTGAACTTGTCCTTGATCGTATCGAGAACAGCCTTCGCCTTCTCACGTAGACCGGTACCCTTTTCCTTGTCCAAGACGCCTGCAACAATGGCCTCGTCTTCGGGATCCGGTTTTTTGCCTTCTTTCTCGGCTTGAGCAATACGCTCCCGCGCCTCAAGCATCTGCTCCATCCGAGGCTTCATGCGCTCGTTAGCTTCACCCACCACTCCTGCGCGTACCTCGGGGTCATCAGCATCCACAAGACCCGCAGCCTGCATCGTGTCGCGGATGGCTCGGTCGCCCCACTGATCGTTGAGGATGTCTTGGATAAGATAGTCTTTCATCATGGCTCTCATGACATCAGGCGTAGACTCCTCCTCAATCAATTTGACCATCCCCGCGTAGCCGTGATTGGAATCCCCTTGTGTGGCCAACTGAGCCACCTCAAGTGGCGTCATGTCATCAAGACTCTTCTCCATCTTCCCGCGAGCTTGCTCTGCAAAGTAGTCCTCCGAAGTAGTGAAGAGGGCATCAACATCGCCCTTTTCAGCCATCGCTTGGATGACTGACGCCATCCCTTTGCTCGGTTGAGGGCGCCCTGGGAGGGAGTCCCCCGTCGCCGCCACCTGAGCAAGGTTCATGCCCGTCAAAATGGCATTGAGTTCCTGTGAGCGGTGCGTCTCAGGGTCCAGACCCTCGAGCGCCTCCGTCACTTGCCTCGCAGCCTGCGTACGCAAAGAGGACGGCAGGTTCTGAAACTGGTCGTAGGATGCGCGAGCACGTTCGGCGTACTTGTCACTGTCCATCTCCGTGACGCCGACCGGCTTTCCCCCGATGTTCATCGGATTGGCGACGACGTTCTGCGCATAGCTGAGCTGAGCCATTCGCACGGCCAACTCCCCCGGATCAGTAAGGCCATGGAGGTCACCAAACTTGGCGGCTTGAGACGCCAACTCAAGTGCCTCATCCGAACTCGAGTCCATCCCCATCAACTTTTGGAGCGTGTCCTGAAAATCAATCGAAAAGGACTCCACCTCAGACTCATCGAGGTTGTTGAGTGCCTTGGCAATCTGCTTGGCAAGGACCCCTGGGATCTGGGTATCCTCGTTACCGAGGAGTTTCTGCATGTCTCCTTGCGCCTTGAGGACAGCACGGCTCACCCGTTCGGCTCGCTGCTTGCGAGCCTGCTCCTTGCGCTTGGCTTGAGCGAAGCCGGGGTCCTTTCGCTCAGCCCTGAGCTCTTTGACCTTCTCCTTCGCTTCGTCGAACTCTTCCTTCTTGTCCTCAAGTTCATCCTTCTTGCGGCCAATGGCACGTTGGGTGTCCCGAACATGCTCGTCTATCTGCTTCTTGGCATCGCCTGAGAGATTTTCGTACTGCTTGAACCCTTTAAGTTTGGCCTCGAGGTCTTTGATCTCGTTCTCGATGTCGCCCATCTGGGACTCTAGGTCCCGCATCTCGTCGCGCGCGTTATTGAGGTCGACCTGCACGTCTTCTTTGGTGCGCTTCGCATCCTCATCACCCTTCCCCTTGTCCTTGCCGCTCTCATCCTCAGGCTGTTGCTGACCCTTCCACTTCTCGCGGATCTTGGCCTGCTCGTCAGAGGGGAGCGATGAGAACCCAACATCGTTGCTGGTCTCAGGGTGCTTGAATTTCTGGTTCTTGACCCACTCCTCGAAGCTCGGACCGCTCTTGGGCTGGGCTTTGTCCTTTGGGGGCGCCTCCGCCAAGAACAGTCGAGCAACGCGTTCAGGTCGTGGGACTCGAGGCCCAATCGCTGTCCAACGGAAAGCCACGCGGCTCGCCACCTTGTTCCACTTCATGGACATGTCGCGGTCGCCGTCATCGCCACCGCCAAGATCGTCCTCAGGGTCGTCGTCGTCGAGAGTACGGTTGTCACGAAGGTCGTAGCGCGGAGGCTTGAGTTTGGGCTCCTTGCGGAGCATCTTCGCCACCGCCTCATCTTCGTTCTCCGCATCGGATTTCGTGGCCGTTTTGGCCTGCGGCTCGCGGAGCATCGCGTCTGTGAACCGGAAGTCTTTGTTGCGCCCCTTGTTCGGCACGAAGCCCATGCTGCGATACCACTTCTCAAGGCGCTTCTTGGAGGCACCGAACTCAGAAGTTGGCGACAACGTGACCGTGACGCCGTTGGAGTCAGCCCACGCCAGCGTCTCTTTCATGGCCTTTGAAGCACTGCCTTGACCCTTGTTCTCCTTGGGAACGGAGATGAGGTCAATCGTCATGTGCTTCTCGTCAGGACGGTACGACGAATGGAACTTGTCGAGGCCGTGCTCCTCCATGAGAGCATTGCGACGGGCCTCCCAGTCTTCACGGGTAGCCTCAGGGGTCTCGTCAGCGTCATCTTCGACGCCCATGACCTTGGCTTCCCATTCATCACGGGACAGCACAGGGCCGCCTTCTCTGCGCTTGCGCTGGACGTAACTGTCGTAGCTCGGAGACGCATAGCGGGGCTGTCGGACCACCCGCTCGTTGGTGTTGTCGACGTGCCCACACATGGCGCATCGGGTCCCGCACTGCCAATACTCTTCCGAGTCGTAGGGGTAGCCTTCCTCCGGGCCCAAGTAGCGATTGCACAAGACGTTCATGCAGCGCTCGCAGCTCGTGCCGCCGACCATGATGGCGTCGCCCACGTCCCACTCGCCGCTGCGCACCATGGAGGTCACAAGGTCCTCAGGGAACCCTCGCTGACCGCTCATGATCTCCGTAGAGGTGCCATCCTCGTTGAGCTGCAACATGCTGTCGTGCAGGTAGTTCGGGAACTGGCTGAGTTGGTACTTGGCGCCTTCGGGATGCTCGGGACCATCCTCGGGCATCTCATAGCGATTGCCGTCGTCGTCCTCGTACCAGAGCACTGTGAAGACCTCTGGCGGGAAACGAACACCCTCGATATGGGGGCGCGGCCTCTCGTCTTCACGCGCGATTCGGTACAGGTTCGGAGCTTTTTGAATCCACCAACGTCGGTTGGCGGTTACCAGGACCGGAGCGAGTTGGGCATGGGCAAGGATGTGGCGCTCTGTTGGGGTTCCGTCCAACGCCGCGGTGTGGAGGGTAGAGCCCTTTTTGGTGTGACTCTCATTGACGGTCCCGTCTCTCATGTAGTCATCCTCCAGGCCTGGGACGAGGTATTGGCTGCGCAAGGTTGATGCCTCGTGGCCTACCGCGTCAGCAGTGGCCTCGAGGGCACTCTTGAACTCGTCCTTGAGCTTCTTCTCTTTCTCCTTGGGGTCTTCGGGGAGCTTCCCCTTGCGGACCTTTCGGAGTTCCTCTTTCATCTTCTGGTTCGCGTGGAACCCTCGGATGTCCTTGGCGGTGATGTCGAGCGGCTTGAGGTATTCGTTGACTTCGGAAGCCGTGACGCTCAGGACGCAAGCGTTGGGCTCCTTGTCTTTGCAGGCGTCCTTGAGACCCGAAACGATGCGCGGGTTCGTGACCTTCTTCTTCTGGTCAACCCCCGACTTGCCGACGTACGTGATCGTGACGCCGCCCTTACCGAAGGTCATGTGCTTCACCCGCCAGGTGGTGACGCCGAAGTGGCCTTCCTTGGCGCTCCCGTCGTTGCCAACACGCTCAAAGGTCTCGTCCATCAAGCCGACTGCCAGCGCGAGGTCACGAGTCTTCTCGTCCTTGGAGTTCACGTCCTTGCGGACCTTGGTCTGGAGCTTCTTCATCTGCTTGCGCAGTTTCTCGATGCGTTCTGCTTTGCCCCGGTTCCGATCAGCGATTTGACGGTCGCTGTACTCGTAGACCGTCATCTCGTCGCCGTCCTTGGTCTTGACCTTCTTCTTGGACTTGTAGCGGGCGCCGTGCTTCTCGATGGTCTCAAGCTTGTCGTAGTACTTCGGGTCCTCAGTGAGATGATCCATCGCCACTTCACGGGCCACTGCACGGTCATCCGTATGCTCAAGCTCGACCTTAGTGCCCTTGGCGATCTGTTCGGGATCGAAATCCTCAGGCTTCTTCTCATCGGCCAACCCACCGGGGAGCTTGTCCAATGATCGGGCTGCGACGCGTTCGATCAAGGCGGCGTCTTTGTTGACCGGCTTCTTCCGGTCTTCCATCTTGTTGCGGTATTTGAAGACACGGACAGGGATCTTGGGCTTGCGCCCATCCGGCAGCGTGTTGCGACGCTTGACGACCTTGGCGTGGCCAGGGATCAGATAGAGCAGCAACCTCGGGTTGGTCGTGTCGATGGTAAGCTGGCTCGTCGTTCGCATCTTGTCCGTGGTGCGGACCGGATTGAACGGGCTGTCAGCCTCATCGATCGCCTCAATGAGGGCCACGGCTGCCGCCTCAGGACGCTTGATGTCCTGCAGACGTTTCTGTGCCTCCCACCGACGCACGACGGAACTAACGTAGTCCTCGCCGTGCGTGTACCCGGCATCGGGGTACGAGACGCCGTGGTTCGTTCGAGTGTTGACGCGGTCTGGGTCGAGTTCCGTTACGCGAGCTGGGTGCGTCTTGCTGCACTCAATGGAGAACAACTTGTTGCCGTCGGCCACGAAGGTATGGCCCCGAATACCGTTGTCGTCCGTGCGCAAGGACTCAAGGGCATCCTCAATGTTGTCACACGCCAGGGCGCGGTAGATCTTGGGGCCGTCCTTGGACGTGAGGGGCTTCTTGCCCTTGTCTCCGTTGGGGGACTTCTTCTTGCCCTCGGCTTCGTCGCGCACAACCATCAGAGTTGTGTTGACGACCGCGATCCCGTGCTCGTTGACGCCCTCCATGTACCCGGTCACGGTATCGAGGATGACAGCCATCTCGGTGCCGTCCTTCTCCAGGTGCACGATCTCGAGCTCTGCGTCGTAGGCACGGTCGCGGTTCTTGATGAGACACAGACTGTCTCCGAACCGACGGCCGGCGATGATGCACGCTTCACGATGGAAGGAAGCCATTTTCTTGCCGGCCATTTCAAAGATCTTCTTCACAGGGTTGTCATCGATAGTCAGGTCCACCTTCACGCTGTCGCGGCCCATGCGCTGGGCCGTCACGTACCGATGGTGGCCGTCCTCGATGTGGAACTCCCCATCCTTGAAACGGACCTCAATAGGCTCATCAAGGTGTTCCTTCCAGCGGTCGGGCTCTCGAGACACCGCATGCTCAGCCTGCTCAAGATCCGCGTCGTACTTGACCTTGAGCTGGTCGATGCGAAGGTCTTGGACCCCCTGCTTCACGCCAAACGCCACACTATCAAGTTCATCGTTGTCGAGCTGCGCCGCCGCCTCGTACCCCATGCCCGCGATCTCTTGTGCCCTGCGCTTACGGTCGTCGCCCTTCTGCACAGACTTTTCGGAGTCGAGCACAACAATCTCGGACGTGTAGGGCTTTCCACGAACTTGGGTGACGGTCACGATGCCGTCGTATCCGTCAGCTTGGAGGGCCTTGGTGAGGGCCTTTCCACGCTTGCCGTACTGACGCTCGAGTTGCGCCTTCCAAGAGTTCTCGTCGTAGATCGGGCCATCAGGGTTGGTGTTGACCGCGAGCACGAGCGGGTTCTGAAAACTGATGGTGCCCGTGTCGTAGCCCGGGAGTGGGTCCCCGTCCGTGTCCTTGTGGGTCACATAGAACCCTGCGGGCTCGATCTTCTGCTGGTACGGGTCCGAATCCGAAGGGGCCTTGGGAGCCTTCTCAGTGTTGCGGAGGAACTCAAACGCAACGGGCTTGCCTGTCTCGAAGGTACGGCCGCGCTCTGTCACCGTGGGCCCCGACGCGTCTTGGCTACGATGACGGGCCTCCCATCGCTCGTGGATCTTCCGTTGCTCTGCTTCGGAGAGCGACTTGAAAACGACCTTGTTGCCTGTGTCGGGGTTGCGGAACCGCTGCCCCTGCACAGAGTCCAAAAACTCCTTGGAGTACGCGGCCTGTTTGCGGCGGTCGCCCTTGTTCTCGCGTCGCACGCTCTTATGCCACGCATCCTCGTCTTCGTCGGACATCTCGATGGTGATCTTGGTCGCGAGCTTCATCTTCTCGGGGTCGTACCGGCCCGCTCCGTATCCCGCATCCAGTGAAGGCAGCGTGCGCCCTTCAAGTTCCCCAATGCCCCCCACAATGAACTCGACCTCTCGGTAGCCCTCCTTGATTTTCGGAGTTGCAGGCCCGAGCTGTGGGATTGCGGCTGGGGACAAAACAATCCGGTCAACAGGAACCCGGTACGCCACTGCTCCGCGAAGGGAATTCCCCGCCCGACTCTCGTAGCTCTCGTCACTCTCTCCCGGACTCCGATTTCGATGAGTGAAGTTGTAGGCAACGTAAGGGTCCATCGTGAAACTCGAGAGTTCCTGGCGACTCTGCAACGTGACCGGAATCCCTTGAGGAAGATATTTCTGCTGTTTGTCGGTTGGGTGGGGCTCCTGTTGACGTGCCACCTCGTCACCGAGACTGGCTCCCCGGAAAAGCATCACATCCTCAACACCCATCGCAGCGAAGTAGGCGCGTTGCCATGCCATCGCCTTCGTCAACGCACTCTTGAGTAGGTCGTTCGATGCCCCTTCGTCACGCCATTTTGCATGGTCTTCGATGCCTCGAGACGGCAGGTGTGTCTCGATACCCAACTCTCGGAGAGCTCCTTGCAGACGTTGGGCTCCAGGGCTGTGGGTCGAGTCGATCCAGCCTTCTCCGGGGGACCCCAGCGACCCTCCTTCTCCCGAAGGCTTCATGGTCTCTAAAAGGGAAAGACGTTCACCATCCCCAAGCACCTCGTCCATGAACTTGACACCGGCGTCCCATGAAGTCAGCGCGATGCGCCGATCTTCGTCGCTCATAGCCTCCAAAGTGGAAGAGGGGGGCAACCGCACGTACCCAGGGATGTGACGGTCCCACTCGCGGAGCATAACCGCCTCGCCCGCGAATTCGGCCCCTCGATAGCGCTCGTCCTCCACGGACACTTGTCGCATTCCGTCAAAGAAATCCTCGTACTCCGTCGCGTACTCTTCCGCGAGTTTCTCTACCTTACGTGCCATGTCCGAGTCACGGTTCCACGCAGGCGGGAGCCTTCCGGGCTCGTGGCGCTCTCGGCCCTCAGGCTTCTCTTCTTGGGCGTTCTGTGCGGCACCCCACTGCTGGTAAATCTTGACCTGCTCAGGAACCTCAAGGCTCTGGAACAAGACTTGGTTGCCGGTGTCGGGGTTTTGGAAACGGCGTCCCTGAACGAACTCCAAAAACTCCTTGGAGTACGCGGCCTGCTTGCGATGGTCGCCCTTCCAGATCTTGTAGAGGCCGATCACACGGTTCTGTTTGCGACCCTTGGGGATGGGCTCAATCTCGACGGATGGGATGCCGCGTTCATCCTCAAACAGACGCACGATCTTGCCGCGCTTGTTCTTGTACTTGCCAAACAGCACCTCGTCGCCCACGGAGAAATCATCCTGAGCAGCCATGTGGCGTGCAGCCACGCGTGCGACGAGAGCGTTCACTTCCTCAATCCCTTGATGACAGCGTCAGTGAGATGCTGTCCCTTGGACGCGAGCTCGGGATTTTGCAGGATCAGATGCCGAGCAGTCGGGGTGATGTGACGGCGATCGGGGCCCTCCAACTTGAGCACGTCGATGATGCGCTTGTTGTCCACAGGAGGCTTGATGAGATTCTCGACGAAGGCGACGGCCTCCTTCTCAGGCATCGAAACAGTCAGGTCTCGCAACCGCTGCTGGCCTGCGCGGTCGAGAAACGAGATCGGCGTCGATGCGGGGACGCCCAGCTCGAGGAGGTCGAGCAAGAACTGGACCTTGCGGTTGCGACGGAGCTGGTTGCTCATGTACGTGGCGAACGGCTTCTGCTCCTGGATCATCTCCGACACAGTGTCGAGCAACCCAAGGTCCTTCATCTGCTTGAGAGACTTGCGAGCAGTCGGCTGACTCATCACGTCGTTCACGAGAATCGACGCCACAGCCTCCCACGGCATGCGCTTGAGCTTGGAGACGTTGCGCTTGATGGAGCGCACCACATCGGGAGGAATCTTGAAGCCGTACTTGCCGGTGAACTTGATGGCCCGGAGCATCCGAGTCGGGTCATCCGAAAACACCTTGTCGGGGTCTTGCGGACAACGAACCACACGCTGATCGAGGTCACGACGACCGCAGCCAGTGAGGTCGATGATCTCGGCTTTGTCAGGACCATGGGCCAAGTCCATCATGCGCCATAGCAGCGTGTTGAACGTGAACTCGCGTCGAAGCACGTCCTCATCGATTGTGGCAGGGGCGACTGCGTGAGGCTTGTAGCCCTTGCCGCCCTGGCCCCCATAGCTTTCCTTGCGAGCGTTGGCGATCTCAAGGACTTCGCCGTTGAGGTCGTCCCCTCCGATCATCCACGTCCCCTTCACGGTCAGGATGGCGACGCCATATTGATTCGTGGTGACGTTCGTGGGAGCTGGGATGTTGCGAGCGATCTGCTTGGCGAGCCAGTCAGAGTCACGGCCAGCCTTCGTGGTATCGATGACAATGTCGATGTCCTTGATCGGCTGATCGATCAAAAAGTTCCGCACAGCACCACCCACGACGTACGTGTCCCGGCCAACCCCCAATCGACGGGTCAGTTGCGAGAGCCACTTCATGAGGGAGATGTTTTTGCGATGGACGGAAGACTGCATGTAACGAGCCGCTACCCGGAGGCTGACAGAATCGCCTTTGGGGAGGTAGTGCTCGGGTGCTCGCTCGAATCCTCCGTAGACGAAGTCGAAGACTGCCTGCATCTCCTCGGGAGTCGCAGGACGCTTCCACGCGTCAATATACTCCTGGTTCACGGCAGCGAGCGCATTGCCCATGATGTCAGCCGGCCCGTCTCCGTTGTAGCGGGCGCTATCGGGGTCTGTGCCAGGGAGTGCATTCAGTAGGCCGCCCTTGTCCACGGGAGGCGGGTTGATCCCTGGGTTGCCGGGGGAGATGGCCCACCAGCCGGCCACCTTGCCTCGGAGCCAGGATGCGGCGACCTTCTTCTCCGAGGGTCCGAGTTTGATGGTGTGGAGCTCGGGGAGCCCCCAGACCTCCATCTCATCGAAGTTCCAGGACCCTTCGGGCACCTCCCCTTCCCACTCCGAGTCCATGCCGGGCATGTACGAGAGGGTGACGTGAGGCTTGAACTCAGGGAACTTGTCACCGACCTCGATGCCTTCGTCGCTGAGTTCCTGCTTGACGCGGTGTTTGAACCCGCTCAGGTCCTTGTCGAAATCGACGGCGACGTGGGGGATACGACGGTCCTTGTCGTGGTGGTCGAAGTACTCAAGGCCATTGAGGGTGGCCTTGGCTCCGGGCCACCACTTCCGCATCGTCTCGCGGAGGACCTCGACGAGTTTTTCTTGCTGCTCCTTGTCCTTGAAATCCCCGATGTAGAGGAAGGTGACATGAGAGGGGGAAGAGTCGTTCTTCCCCAAGTCTGGGAACTGCTTGGCCAGGTCCTTCGGGAGCGGGATGAACAGCCCGACCGATTCGCCTTGGCCGGTCTTGGTCCCCGTCGCTTTGGCCACACGCACACTTCGCCGCATCCATCTCTGGACGACGCGGTTAGCGATTTTCGTGAAGTTCTGTGGCGCAGGCTGGGGCACGCGAACCCTCCGCTAGAAGGGCCGCGATAGACCGAAAACCGCTAAGACTCGTCAGAGGGCTCTCCGGGCGCCTTCCGCGTCCCCATGAGCCGTTCGACCACTGCATCAGCGATCTTGGAAACCATGTCGTCACCAATTTGGAGACCCCCCTCTGATGCGGTCTTGAGGGACGCGAATCGGCCCATGCCAGGCTCTTCGGGCTTGCTGTACTCGAGCCCGAGCTGTTCCGCGATCTTGTTGACGATGTTGGAGTTCTCGGCGAGTTGGTCGCCCGACCGGCCGTAGACCGAACGAAGGACTTCGTTGAACTGCGCATCGTTGAACGTGGCGAAGTCTCGCTCGAGGCGCTCCTTGACCATGACCGGGTCGATGTTGAGCAGGTCGAGGATCGTCTCGATGTCCAGGCTGCCCTTCTGGTAGAGCTGGAACAGGGCATCGAAGGTGTCCTGATTGTCCCGGAGCGCGAGCCTGGTGAAGCTCAGCTTCGGGTAGATGACCACCATCTCGCCGTCCTCGTCCTCCTCCACGAAGCCCATGCGTCGACACATCGGCTTGAAGAAGTACTGCTCGACGAGGCGCTGCACGTTTTCACGAAGCAGCATGTAGCGCGTGTTGATGACCTCGAGGTTGATGCGGTCACCCGAGTAGCTCGACTCACCGTTGAGCAACGTCTCAGTCACACCAAGGCCCGCGTAGAGCTGACGGCTGATGAGGTCGTACTCTCCCGTGAGCTCAAGGAGACGGCCGTTTGAGTTCATCTCCTCCCAGGTGACCTGGAAGTTCGTGACGATCGAGTAGTCGGGGTCTTGGAGCGCGAGGTCAATCTGGTCGCGCAGGTTCTCCGTGTCGGCCTCGCTCATGTCCTCGGCGTAGACGAGACGCACAGGAGTCATGTGGCGCGAAGCGATACTCGTCTGCGCCTGACGGAGTTTGTCGAAGTACACGAGCGTACGGAGGCATCGCTGGAGGATGCTGTGGCCGCGCGGCTCGTACTGCGACTTCTTGTTCGCCATGTAGTGGACGAACGAGCCCCCATCAGGGTCCGTGGACAGCGGGATGTTGTCACCGCGACGAAGAGCCTCGATGACCACAGGGTCCATAGAATCTGCCACGCGTTGTGCGTTGCGGTCCCCCTGCTCAGCCATCTCGAGGACGTGCTTCGTCTTGGAGTCAGGGATAAGCTCGATGATCACTTCATCCGTGAACGGGAACGTCTGGATGTGCACCTGCTCAGGAGGTAGGATGCGGACGTTCGTGAGCCCCTTGTAGTTCTGCTTGAGCCATTCAACAGCGAGGTCATCGGCCTCTTCGCGGTCGATCCACTGCTCTGTGAGAGTGCCGTCGTGCTCCACGCGACGGACGACCTTCTGCCGAACCTCCCGAGGCATGTCGGGGTTGGCATCCTCGCAGAAGATGTAGACCTCCCCGATGAGGAAGTAGTCGTGGACGATCTCCAGCAGCCGTTGCAGCAGTCCGATGCCCTCGACCCACTTCTCGCAGAAACGGAGTGCCCGGTCTGCAAGCGCCTTGCTTTTGGCCTTGGGGCGAGCAAGGCGGACCTTCGACAACGGCAGCTCAGTGTGCAGGTCAAGGGCCTGCCCGACGAACGGCTCGTTGTTGTAGAAGAATCGGTAGTAGTTCCACTGCTCGTTGAGAGACTGCGGAAGCTCAAGGAAGTCCGTCGACAGCTCGGGCGAATAGAAGTTGCCCGCGGATGCTTGGGCAACTGCGCCACCACCCCCGTTGCCTCCGAACCCGCCGCCACCACCACCGCCACCGCCACCGCCGTATGCGCCACCGGTCCCGCCAAAGCCACCGCTGCCGGGGCCGCAAGAAGCGGCCACCCTTGCTCGGAAGCTCGACTTGTTTTGCGAGCGCATCGATCCAACGACCACCCGGGACGGCTTGCCAATGCGAACCTGAGTCCGATGGTTCGGCACCTCAGCCACGACGCGTGCGCCCTCGTTTGTCCGAACCGTCGTTGACGCTGGTCCGGCGATTGCTTTACCTGATCCTTCCGCTGGCATGGCTGCTCATCTCCTGTAGTTCTGTGTTCTGTAGTTCTGTGGTGGTGTGGTGGTTATCCAACGTCCAAGTCAAGATCGACCTCGAAGTTGGCTTCGTCAAAATCGCCTGCGCCGACGCCACGAAGCGAGGCCATCGAGGCCTGGATCGAACGAACATCGCGCTGTTGTTGCCGTCCCTCGTCGCTGTGCCGGGACAGTTTGACCCCAGTGGCGGCTTTGAGAGCAGCCTTGAGGGATCGAGCAGCGTCCGAGAGGTGCGCCCGCGTCCGGGCATTTGACTCGTTGACGGCCCTCAGATTCTTCGCTTTGCGGTCTCGAGCCTTCTTGAGATCCGTGGTGCGTCGTTTTTGGATACGGTCTTCCCGAGCCTGTCGACGCTCCGCATGCTCACGCTCCGCTTCTTCACGGCGGCGCTCCTCAGCCTGGGCAAGAATGGCGTCCCGAATGGTCTGCCGTTCCGCCGGCACGAACCTTTCCTGCTCTTCGCTATCCTCGTGCTCGGACATCTCGACACCCTACCGAAAGGTCGGCTCCTTGGTGATGAAGCCCTTCTTGATTGCGAGCTTTAGAATACGGCGCAGGAGCACCACATCCCGGGCAGAACCCGTGAAGATGCGTTCCCAAGAACCTCCCGCACGTTTGAAAACCTTCGCCACTCTGTCGAACTCCTTCGGAAAATGAAGGCACTTCGGCTTCATGAAGTTATCGAGCGAATAGGCGATGAACCGGTGGTCGGCCCGGTTGGGATCGCCCGGCATGATCCCTTTGTCGGACATCGGCTATCGCCTCCGCTTCCTGGGGACCATCCGCTTTGGATCGGAGCCCCCGGCGAGACGTTTCCGATGGTTCAAACGACGGACCTTCGCAGACACTTGTGGCTGATTGGGGTCCGCGTTCGTCCTTGAACCCGCGATGTGCTTGAGCTTCCCGAGATGCTGACTCGCCAAGTAGATCGAACGCGCCAAGGCGTCTGCCATGTCGTCGTGTTTCCCATCCGACTGCGGGGCTTCGACGTGGATGATGTACTTGCTCTTGAAGGTGGCTTGGAGAGACCGCAGCTCCTCAAGGTACTCAAGGTGCTCAGGAGGCTTCTCTTCGCGCCGGATGTACTCCTGCTTCTCGCGGTCCGTGATGTCGTAGAACCCGAGGCGGGGCTTGCCGCCAATGCGGTCCCACATCATCGACTTGAAGTTCTGCCAGATCTGGCTCTTCTCGGGCGCCGTGAACAGCTTGCCCTCGAGCATCGTGAGCCCCTTCTTGGCGAGTGCCTGCTCAAGAGGGATCGCTCCCCATTGATCGAACAGACCCTTGTAGAAACGGAATCGACGCGAGAGAAGGTGAATCCAGTTGGCCACGTCCTCGAACTCAAGGCGGTCGTAGTCGGCGTACTCGCCCTCCCCGGCCTGCATCTTGCCGATGTAATCGAGGATGATGCGGCCATCAGGATCGATGTGCGTGATGGCGATCGAAGACGCATCGTTGACGAGACCAAGGTCGAATCCAACGAAATAGGCCAAGCGAGGTTGTCCTCGATGACGAGCTCGTAGGCTCTTGTCGACGCAGGCCCACAAGTCTTGGTCGTCCTCAAGCCAACCGAGGGTCCGGTCGGAAAACTCCGCCCCGAACTCGACCGCGAACTTACGGGGGTCGAAGGCGTACTCCTCTTTGAACGCCGCCGCGGACATGGTCGGGTTGACCTCCCACGTAGGCGCCTGCACAGCGAGCATGTTCGTGGTGGACTCGCCGCCACCCATCGCCTGTTTGAACTTCTCGTAGAACAGCCCCTGCCTGCCGAGGGGCGACGAGATCATGATGATCCGACCCTCAGATTCAGTGGCCTCTCCGTAGATGTTCTCTCCGTACTCATCCTTCGGTGTGAACGCCTTGTTTGACGGAGACAGCGCTGTGTAGACCTCCTCGGCCGAGCTGCCGCCCTGCTCGAGGAAGTGGGCAACCTCATCGAGGATGATGACGACGTTGCCAGACCCGCGGAGGCTCTTGGCGTTACAAGCTGCGAAGGAGACGCGGACGCTTGCACGAGCTCGGGGGTTCTCCGAGTAGGCGCCAAACTCATCGATGTCGTGAGGAGTCTGGAAACGCGCGTAGGACAGCGTGTTGTTCGCTGTGTAGCGCTTGAAGAAGTTGCACTTGGCGAAGTGGTGGCTGACCTCTTCGTAGAGGAGACCGGCCTGGTCCTTGCCAGTCGCAACTGAGATGAGACGGATCGGGTTGGAAGGGGCGAGCCCGTAATAGCTCTGCGGGTTGCCCTTGTTGATCAGCTTGTACGTCTCGTAGGCAGCGATGCACGCAGAGATCGTCGTCTTACCCGACCGGCGCCCAATGGGCAGAATCAGGTTGCGACGCTCATGCCCCGGGACGACCTCAGCGATGTTGCACTCGCCGCGTTCGTGCTTCCACCGCAGGTACTCCGCCTCAGTGAACCACTGCTCGTTCTCCCGCTTCCAGTCCGTGATCTTGAACTTGTTGGCAGGATTGTCGTCGAGCTCGATGCCGTAGTGCGCCTTGAGAATGACTCTCTGGACGGGCCAGAGCTTGAACTTCAGACCCCAGTCGGCTTCGATGAAGGTGATGATGTCAACAACTTCACGTCTGCCTCCCTCAATCTTGAGGCGCCCGGCGTTGAGAGCGATCCGGGCGAGGTTGCTGGAAGCTTTGCCTGCCACGGGTTCACGCTCCCCTCATCTTCTTGCGCGCTTCTTCCTCCCACGTCTCCTCCGTCATGCGCTCTGAGAGCGCGACGAAGACCGTCTCGGCTTGGTCTCGGGAGATCCCGCCATTGCGCATGGACTCGCGGAAACACTCGAGCATGAACTCAAAGAGCTGGCGAAACGCGGGGCTCTCGAGGTCGATCATGCGACCCGAAAGTTGCTCCTTGCGCTTGATCCACGTTTCACCAAGGGCCTTGAGGGCGTTGATGCGACGGATGGAAAGCTGGCTCGTCTCCTTGCCAGTTCGCTCCGCCTCGACGCGCTCAAAGTTGAGAGAGGCAGCTTCTTGAGCGAACCCCTGCATCACAAGGTGCAGGACATCTTCCGAATCGAGACCGCGCTCGAGCTGAAGCAAGAGAGGGTCGTTGTCGAAGAAATACGCCTTCGCAGCCATGAGCTGCGCAACCGTTTGGCTCGTCGGAGCAGGGGGCTTGGGCGCCGGCGCCTTCTTCCGACGACCGGGCTTCTCAGTCATGATGTGCGGACGTCCAGACACCAAGACGATCTCGTCCGAATCCAAAATGGCATCGAACCCATCGGCCTCAAGATCGCGCCAACGCTCCTGGCCTTTCTCGTCGATGACCTTGACGCGCTTTGCGTCAGTCGGAATCAAAGCGATTAACTCATCTCGTGTCTGCTCTGCTGCACTCATAAAATTCACATTCGGCTACTAGGGCGCCACACCATTGGGCGTACCCGGGGGCAAAATGTCCGGCGGCTCGATCGGGCCTCCACCGATGCCCTGGCTCAAAACGCCGTCCTCAGCCACGTAGGTGAACGTGAAGTTCAGATCGCCGCCCCGATAGGCAGCATCGAAACGAAGCCCGCTTTGTCCGTCAGGACCCTCCACGGTCACGGTGGACCCGGCTGGAGTGCCGGTGTAGCCAGGCAACGCACTGACAGCCGTTGCAATGGCTGTGGCCGTGGCTGCGGTGCCACCTCCGGTCACGAAGTCTCGGTTGGACACGAGCTCGTAGGGGCCAATGAATAGGCTTGCGGACTGCCCCACGAACACATCACTGGCCACAACCACATCCCCTGTGGGAGGAGGAGTTCCTCCGAAAGGATCGAAAGTTGCGTTGATCGTGTTCGTGACAACCGAACGCGCTGGAGAGGACGTGCCGCTGACGTGGTCTGAAGCGAACCCGAGGTTCTGGACGTGCTGGAAAATGAACCCCGTGCGCGTCTTCGTCGGTGCCATGTGAGACGTGTCAGAACCCTCAATGGAGCTCTGCGTCGGGCGCGAGAAGTTCGCGACAAGCAGTTGGTATGGCGGTTGTGCGACGGTTGGCATGGTCTACCCCTTGGATCGAAGCACCTGGCGAAGAAGGTACTGGTTGGTCTCGTGCTCACTTGCGATGGCCATCAGGAAGTCGTCCATCCCGAGGCTAAGTTCACCCAGTGCTTTGAGTTCGTTGTAGACCTTTTGGACCACGGCATGAAAATCAGCCTCAGACAAGAGACCCCGCTTGTGCAGACAACCCACCACCTGCCAGCGCCCAAGGAAACTCTCGAATCGCGGAACGAGGGCCGAACTGCACACAGCCTCAGGGCCGTACTTGCCCACCATTTTCTCAGCAAGCGTGTCCACCTGCTCCACGAGGCTCTCATAGAGACGTTGAAACAGAAGATGGTTGCCGTAGAAGCTTGCGCCCTTCACCTTCCAATGAGCTTCTTGGTAGCTCCAATACTGAGCCCGCATGAGACCCAGCAGGTGCTGGAGCAGGTCGACCGCAGTCGCCCTGCCATTTGCCGTCTTGCTCACAGCTCAAACCCTCCGAAGAAGATCCCGTCGAGAGTTCCAATCGTGGTGTCCTCTGTTTCGAGGTCATCGAGCGTAGCGTTGTGGAGCCCGAACTCGTCCACGATATTGGGGTTGTCGGCCATACGGAGATCGTTCCCATGGAACATGGATGCCGTCTCCTCGGCGTCGCTCATGTCGTGAGACGCGAGTGCCTGACGACGGAACTCTTCAAGGTTCTCCGTCGGCACCTCATCCACGAGTGTCTTGTTGTACTTCTGGCAAACACCATCCGCGTTCTTGAAGACACAGCTTCCGCACTGGCTCATAGCGAGCACGTAAGGCAGGCCGTTCGTACGATGCTTGAGTGCCCCCTCTTCACAGCCCTTGGCCGTCTTGGGAGTGGCGTAGGCTTCGGCATCCACATACAGGTGGCCTGACAGACCCTCGTGCTTCATGCGAATCTGAACGAGCTGCTCGGATGCGGCCTTCTTCACACGAGCCTCGACACGATGGTCGATGAGCTGGTCGAGGTCACGAGAAGCGAACCCTTCGCTCATTTGCTGTCGAGCCCACCGAACCGTCTTGGCGATCTCACCGGCAGAGACGATGTGCTCGGGGCGCTTGTACTCGGCTTCGTGCATCGCGTTGCCCTCGTACGCACGGGGCTTGCCTGCATTCTCGTCCTCGTAGTACCCGCCATTGACGAGCACCGGGTCGAGCGCTGCCTTGACCATCTGACGCTCGTTGGCGTCGAACAGACCGTCAACCCACTCCCGGAGTTTCGCGCCCGCCATCTTCTTGTTGACGACGACCTCAAGAACCTTGCCGACCTTCGCGCGCGCAGCCTGGTAGCGAGCCTCGAGGCGATTGAATCCCTCGAGCAGACGGTTGCGCTCCGCATCCTCAGATGCGGAGGCCGTCCGAGCGTTGTGCTGAGCAGCCTTCCCACGCTCGCCTGCGGCTGCGAACTCCTCAGCCGTGATGGAGACGCGAGCATCCCCGATCAGAGCACCGCTGAACTCGGCCTTCTTGGTACGAGCTGCCAAGAGGTTGGCCATGCGAATGCGCGTCTGAATCGGCTGGTCCGAACCCATCAACGTCTTGGCTTCCTCCATGCTGATGAGATTGGCCTTGGCCATCGCGCCGAGCTTTTTGGCGAGCTGCGTCCGCTGGATCTGCAACTCCTTGCCCGACAGGTCCAGGCGCTCACGCGTCTCTTTGTGCGACGTGATGGCCTGCACGGCTTCGTGACGAGACACTCGATCAGATGGCGTCGTGTGACGCACCCTGGAGTTCTCGATGTGAGTCTTCGGTGCCTTCTCCTCAGCGACGAACGCGTGCTTGAGAGCCAAGCGCTTGTCCATCACCGTAGCCATGCGGTCGAGGCGACCCGTGGCCGCGAGCCTGGGCGAGTAGTGATCGTAGGCGTCGTTCCAGTCGATCTGATCAGGGTGGTTGACAACCGTGAGGCCGAGGGAACACGCGCATCCCGAACAATCCTGACCACACTGAGCGATCAGGTACCGGGCGCCCTTGGCTGCCTTGATCAAGTCGTTGCGCCACTTGCCTTGCTCAAGACCAGGGTACGCGGAGGCACGGACGTAGACGTTGCCCACGAGCCCGTGCTCGGCCTCGATGGCTTTGACGGGGTTGAGAATCTTCCGAGCCGACGCGAGGTTGAGATGCGATGCAAGACGGCGCTTGATGGAAACCATCGACTCCCCCGCAGCAGACCGACGCATGGCCGACTGCACGAAAGAAGCGAGCTTCTCAGGATGCAGTATGTCGTCGTCCTCTTGGCCTTGAAACGCATCCTGGTAACGCACGGCGTCACGGTCAGTGAGGTCGATGCGAGCAATGCCATCCGTGCGGTTGCCCCATGCCTCTTGCAGTTCAGGGATGCCGTTATCGACGGGCTTGTTGGGGAGGCGAGTGGGGTCCTGGTACGCCTCGGAGAGCCACGTATAGTCCACGATGCCCGCGTCTGCACGATCAACGTCGAAGTCTTGCTCAGGGTCAACACCAGAAATCGCGGCGACAATGCCGAGCGCCTCAAGATCGAGACCGCCTTCCTCTTCTTGAGTCTCAATCTCGAGTTCGGCTTGGAGAGCCATGATCATGCCGTCGGGGAGATGGCTCATGCCAGACGTGGAGGGCTGCGGGACAGGGTTCGCGCCAGGGTTCTCTTTGAGACCATGCTCGTACTCCATGTCGTGCCAGAAGCCGTCCATCATGTAGTTGGAGCCCCAGTTTTCGTTGAGCTCGCCGGGGAGCTTGGATTCGGACTTCTTGGACATCAGTTTTGCCCTCCCTCGATCTCTTGGTTGGTAGCCCACTTTTGGGCAATGCGACCCACTGCGAGAGCGAGGCGAATGTCTCGGGCCGATTTGTGGGAAGCCATCTTGTTCCCGGAGGGTGCGGGAGGATTCATCCACGCGGCGGGGTTGGACTCGTTCTTCTTGGTGCGCTCGTCCTTACCTCCGGCCATCGACTCACCGAATCCCTCCTCCACGACGACTTCTTCTTCCTCGTCGTCTTTGTTCTCTTCGTCAGCGACCGACTCACCGGTCTCCTGCTCGGCCCATTCTTGGGGGTCCTCGCGGATGACCTGTGCTTCCTCAATGAGCTGCGACACTTCGTTCTTCCCCTCATCATCTTCTTGACGCGACATGAGGGCCCAGTGCGGAGCGTTGATCTCGTCATGCACCGTGTCGGAAAGAGCAGACAGCGCCTCAACACAGTTCATGTACTGCTTGCGCATGTCTTGGATCTTCTGAATGTAGCCACGGCCTCCGAGGTTTCCATCGGGGCTGAGACGGGAAGACTTGAGCTTGGCGAACCGGTTGTAGGCCATCAGCACGTAGCCGAGCGCGGCCAGCGTGGACCTCAAGACCTGAGCCAACGGCTTCTGATGCTTGGGCGCGTAGTTGAAGTCTCGAGGGATCTCCCGCATCGAAGGCGGGACATCGGTGTAGGCCCACGAATCAACATCCCCACTCCGGTCCTTCTTGAAAATGACCTCGCCAGCAGTTTTGATTTGCTGATGGGCCAGATACGTCGCGGCGACGCGTTTAGGGTCGGGTGTGGGCACAGCGAACTTCCTGTCAAGGGATGCCTATAAGGCGAAAACCACGCCCGTTGAGGCGATTGGAGGCGGGCGCAAGTGGCGCCCCTGTTAGACCTTGAGTGGGGAGCCCGTATCGTCAAACAAACGAGAGATCACGAAGTCCCCGCCATCGGTGCTCTCAAAGGACCACAGGTCCTTCGTGGCCTTGTGGACGAGCTCGTTGTCGTCCTCGGTGCCCCACCGCAAAAACCCGCCCAGGTCCCCCAGATTTGACACACGCCTCGCAAAACTGTTGGCGCGCTTCGTGTTCGGAGCCGCTCGACGCAGATGCTCCGGGTGGATCACCATGAACTGGCCTTCGTCAAACTTCACGAAAGCCATCCCCCCCAAACTTGTCTGGTCTCCTTCCGCCGTACGGACCATGACGATGGTGCCTTCGGCATCCGGGGCCGGAGGATCGGGATACGACAAGACACTGCCGATGTTGGTCACGAACGACACCCTCGTGCCAGCCTCTGCCGGCAACAGGAGAGCGTTTGCTGCTCGCCCCTTGTCGGTGAGGGCACGGAGCCCCGCGTTCTGTGCGTCGGCCTCACGGCCCGACAGGTAGTCATCGAGCGCAGACGCGGTGTTGCTCTGCTGCCCGAGGGTCAGTTGTGTCCAAAAGTCATCATCGTGGGACATGGCGTCTTCTCCTAGATGTCGCGCTTGACGACGAAGTTGATGGTCAATGCCTGCGGGGCTCCGAACGCAATGTCAAAGCCTGTGGCCGTCTTCGCGGGGCTCGGCACGAAAGCAAGATCCGTGATGGCTGCGGGGGGCCCCTCAGGCTCCAACAGCACCGTGTAAGCAAGGTCGGGCTGAGGCTCCGCAAAAGGCACTGTCACCACAGGAACCGCAGCGAAAACAGCCGACCCGAACACCGTCGTTTCAGCCAGGGTACCGGTGCCGCCTCCCGCAAGGGTTCCTCGAGTGCAACTGCTGAGGACCATTGCCGGGGCAACCCCGCCAACGACCATCGCACCGAAAGAGCACCGTCGAGCTGTGAAACTCTGTGCCGGGGCGCCTCCACTGTATGTCGTGGCTCCGACCACGTCACACTCCGTCAAAGTCAGACTCCCAACACCCGAATAGCCCGCAAGGAGTCCCGTGCCGCCGATCGACACGTCGTTCATCTCGTAGGCAGACGTGCCGAGGAAAGGAAGATCAGGATTGGCGCTGTCGTAGTTGAGAGCCGCTCCTTCGATCTCGACGTTGTTCAAGTTGCAGGCCGCGCAATCGGTCACGCTGAACACGGAACCGGTCGCAGCCTCAGTCCAGTTGCCACCTTCGACGTAGAGATTGTTGATGGCCGCAGCACGCAATGTGAAACTCGCGCCCACCGTAGGCACCAGATCGCAGTCGATGACCTGGATCAGATTGTTGCCAACAGTCGAACCTGCCGAGCTCGCAGCCCCACCCGTGAGAGTCGGCCCCGAAACCACGATGACCAGGGCCACCGTGCTCGAGAGCGTGATGGCGTTGCCTGCCACACCGTCCGCGAGTGCGCGAATGGTGACGACAGAACCCACCACGGTAGCCACCACGATGCCCGTGAGGCCGTTGACCGGATCGTTGAGGGCCGCAGCCAAGTTCGTCGCCGTGGTCGCCGTGTCGGTGCCCAGCTCAAATTCACCAGGAGCAGGGACCGCGCCGTTGGCCACGGCCGTAAGGTTGACGCCCCCCGTCCCAGCGATGTCCCCGATGGTCGGGACCGACGCAATCGTGATGGTTCCCGAAGCGAAGGTCGCACTCCCAATGTCGATGCACGCCTGCGCCGCAGTCGTGTTTTCAATCCGCATCGAGCGGACCATGACGCGCCGCGGAACGGTCGAAACCCCCGCACGCATCCTGAGAGTGGAAACGCCCGAAGCGTTGGTCAGGCGAACAGTGCCGAGACCTTGTAGGGTGACGCCATCCTTGAGGAAATACACATCCTCGACGTACAGGCCTGGGGCCACGAACACGGTCCAAGGATCGTCAACATCAGCGCTGTCGGGCACCGCATCCAGGCCACCTTGGATGGTGGTGATGGGATCGCCGCTAGCGTCCTTTGAGGCGCCTACGCCCGTCTGGGAGACGACGATGGTGCTGTTGAGCTGCTGGAGTCCTGCGAGCTCGGAGAGGTTGATGCCGGTCGGAATGCGCGGGTCTGTGAACCGCAACGAACCGTCGCTGAGGTCTGCCTCGAGCAGGCGGGGGCCGACGGGGGCGTCTGCGTTCTCGACTTGGAACGCGTCGCTTCTGAATGGAGGTTGGACGGCCATGGCTTGCTCCTAGACGAACACGTCGTACTGAACCGTTCCCGTGTAGGTGATGTTGAGTTCGATGTCGAAGCCGACGGTGGTCTTGTTGACGATCCTCCAGTCGAAGAAGTCCTCGAGCGTCACGTACACGCGATAGTTCGTGTTGGCGAACGGCGTGGCAAAGACGATCGACTGCGTCGTCTCGTCAGTGAAAGTCAGGGTTCCGTTTACTGCGCTCGACTGTGCCAAGATGTTCTCCACATCCGCCTTCGCGGCGTTAATCTCGTCGAGGACGCACCCGGGAATTTGCGTGTTTGAATCGCAAATGCTGCCGTTGGGTGACTTGATGCTGCTGACGCCGCAAGTGCCATCTTGGTTGACGTCAATGGTGAACATCCACGACGGGTTGCACGGATCATTGATCCGCACCATGTACGTGAAGCAACTCTTGATGCGCGTTCGAACACCCGACATCTCACCAAATCCAGTTCGTCTCCAGCCCGCGTCTCACGAACCAACGCTCCAAGGTCTTCAAGGAGTCGCGATCGGAGGACCAGACGTAAAAGCCCTCGAAGTCTTCACTGACTCCGAGGTCGGGAAGGGGTTCGACGGAAGCAAGTCTGAGCTTACCGTCACGAAAAGAACGGAGCACCGAGGGATAATCCTTCGCGTTCGGATTGAACACCCGAAAGCGGTACTCTGGCTTCGCCTGAGCAAGCAGCCACTGCCGGGCCACCTTCTTGGTCATGACGACCCGGCGCGCTGATGGTTTATCGGACATGGTGTTCCCGTAGCCTGTTGGTTGGTCGGCTAGCCCCCCTGACATTCACTCAGGTCGATGGCGACGGCAGGGACCGACACCTTTCCGTCGGGATCGGCGATCTCATCGGCGATCGGCTTGATCATTCCTCCGACGTAGTTGATGGCACCGATTGCAGCAGTGCCCTTCTTACAGTTCGCGGTCTGCAGCCTCGTGGCGTAATGCAGGACAGCCATGATGGTGATGCCACCGATGGTTTCGACGAGCATGGCGGCGTCCGGGTTCCCTTTGAGGGCTTCGGGCTCGGCCGGAGCTTCCTCCACAGGAGCCGCTTCTTCGGCCGGAGCCTCCTCCACGGGAGCCGCTTCTTCGGCCAGAGCTTCCTCGGTCGTGGTCTCTTCCGTCGGGGCCGGGTCAGCACCCTCGGGGTTGGCGTCGCTCACCGGGGCAACATAGCCCGCGACCATCGTGGAATACGTGGTCACCTTGGCCGCTTCCTCCACATCGGAGGACTCACGAAGAGCGAGACAATCCGACACGTCAATCTCAACAGCGGGGATCACAATCTGATCCGAAAGCCGGCCGGCCAAGACTTGGTTGGCACTGTCGAACGCCGAGACCAGGGACTCGGCGGCCACACATCCCTCGAAGTTCTTGGCCTTGAATGCCTCGTTTCGGCCAATCATGGCGGCCGTCTCGCCACCGGCAAGGGCCACCTGGATCAGGGGGAAGTAGTCCTCGGGATTGGCGGTGCCTTTTGTGGGCCTGCACCCGCCGAGGGCGATCGGAAGGACGATAAGCGCGCTTGCTGCTATTTTTCCGAAACGAGACATGGATGGATGGCTCCTACCTCAAGGGCTGAGATAGGACGAAAACCGGCCTCCAACGTCAGTCCACGACGAAATGGACCTTCTCGTCCCACTTCGGCCGATCCACTTCCCGCATGATGTTCAAGTTTTCCGCAATGGCTTGGAAAATCTTCGCATATTGCTGCATCTGCGGGTTTTCGAGCATCCGCTTCGTTGACCGCATGAACCGATGACGCACCTTGCCCTGAGTGATCTCCATCGCCTTGGCGACGGCACTCTGACAGGTCGTCTCGTACATCCGCATCATGATCTCCACATCCTCCTCGTCACCCAAGAAGCCGCGGAGCGCGATCTCCATCTCAGCTTCGGAGATGTCCGGCAAACTGAGAACAAACCGGATGCGAGCCGTAGCTCGCTGGAGCCGGTAGCAAACGGTCGGCTGGCTGACTCGGAAGATCTCCGCGATGTCGGTCTGCGTCTTGTGGTTGAAGAAGTAGAGTTCGACGAAGTCCGCTTCCCGAAGGGGCAGCTCCAACATGATGTCGCGAACCCGTTCCAAATTCCGAATGGATTCTTCGGTGGGCTCCTCAGACAGAATCTGTCCAAGGAACTCCATGTTGTCAGCCACGCTTACGCGGCTTTCGAGTTCGGAGGGATCTACAGAACGGCAATCAGCCCATACACTTGACATTGAATCTCACACGGTGTCCAAAAAGACCTTAGGGACCTTGGACAGGACCTTGAGGGAACGTAGCTCAAAGCGGACGATCGCATAATCGCCCTCAACGTCGAGAACAGTGCCCTCGAGCTTACTGTAAATTCCGTCAGTTACCAAAACCTCCATGCCCGGCACAATGTCAGAGGCAACCTCTTCGTTGAGCTGGCGGCGAAGTTCGGTAATTCGGGCGTCGGAGATGGTGGACAACACCCGTATCGCCTGCGACCCCTTCTTCTCAGAGAGCACCTGAGTCACGAGTTTCGAGTACTCGAGACGGAAATAGCGCACCTCATCGAGGCCGGTGGCCACGAAGGCGTAGCCCTCCATCAAATGGATGGTGACGCTGCGGCCCTTTTTCTCGTAGATGCGCGCAGGGATGAAGACGGGCCACGTCTCCTCGACATCAAGAGCCCTTCGCAGGTCTCGAGCGAGAGTGCCTTCTTCGACGAGTTTCTCGCCATTTCGCGTTAGCTCAAGAGCTACCCACGTTGTTGAGTCTCGCCGGTCTGCCACTGGATGACTGTTCTCCCGTCAGCTCAATGACCCGGCGCTGTAGAATCCTGGCGAACTCGTCTACCGCAAGAGTAGGAAGTTCTCCCATCTGCGGCCGAACTTCACGGCCTCGATGGGTGTTTTGCGCGAGCGGGTTGATGTGGACTCCCATCTTGGTCACGACCGGGTCCGCATGCACCCTACCCGGACTCGGCGTTTGAATTTCAACTACCGACGCCTTTTCTTGCGTCGGGCTCGGTGATGGTTCGATAGGCGCGGAAGGCGGCTCCGCGGCGGGAGGAGGATCCCTTCGTGAAACTTCGGATGCCGGAGCCGAGACTGGCTGACTCGCAGGCGCGGCTGGAGGGGCTACGGCCGTCGGTACGGCCACCTCACTGCGCTGTGCGACCACAACGATGCCCGCACGCTCCTGGTGAAGGGTCGAAACATCGCAGGCGAACATGGCCGCGGAGGAGTGCGCAGGGCGCTCCGCGAATCTCCTCGCAAACGTCACCAGAAATTCCCGATGGAGATCTCCTGCCGCTTTGAGTCGATCCCGTTCCCAGTACGACGGCACCGCAGCAGCCCCGAAGTTCGCAAGCCGATACGCAAGCATGCACACGTCGGCCATGCGTTCGTAACAAGTGGCTGGCGAAACTTTCTGATCGAGTTCCTCAAGCGTCTGGATCAGGCCAGGCAGGTCGAACCCGATCTTTTCGAGCACGTCGAGATAGAGCGCGTTCGCATCCATGTGGAGATACGTCGTGACGTTCTCCCGGCTGACGAGCCCGAGCATCGACACCCCCTCGACCGCTTTGATGGCATCGCGCACATGGCACTCCACCACTTCTGCGATGAGGGGGAGAACTGCCGGGTCGTGCTCGATCTTCTCATGCTCGCAGATGTACGCGAGCCTGATGGCGATCTCGTCAGGGGTGTTCTGACGAATACGGAACAAGGGCGCGCACCTGGACAGGATAGCGCTCCGCATCTTCTCAGGCTCCGTCGTACAGAAGATGCAGACGAGCTGCTTGTCCTGCGTACCCCGGAGATTGTCCTCGAGGGGCTTGAGCATCGCGTCCATGGCTTGACGCGACAGCTCATGGCACTCGTCGAACAGGTAGACCTTCCGCTTGCCTGAGAAGCTCCCGAACTGGGCCTCCTCCGTAATGCGACGGACATCGTCCTTGCCTGAGTTCGTGGCGGCGTCAACCTCTACGAAGTTCTCGGACTTGTCGGCCAGCATCGTCAAGCATGACGGGCACTCGTCGCACGGCTCCCCCTCTTTGGGGTCCGCACACAACAGAGCTCGCGCAAGGATGCGGCCGCACGTCGTCTTGCCTCCACCGTGAGCGCCTGCGAAGACGTAGGACTGCCGGAAGCCATGCCCACTGCGCACATACTCCTTGCAGACCTTGATGGTCGCATCTTGGCCGAGGACATCCGCGTAGCGGAGAGGGCGGTACTTGGTATCGAGACTCACGGGGCTCTTGTTCTACGCGAGTCTGGGGGATCGCTGAGTTTCACGATGCGCGCTAGGCGGCATCGTCGTCGTCATCCCCCTCCTCGTTATCGTTGAGGGCCTCAAGGACACCGCTCAGGCCATCCTCATCTGCCACTCGCTTGCGCACTTCGGCTGAATGCTCGTCGGCCTTCTTGCCGAACATGTCCTCGATGATGGAGAGGGTCTCGTCGTCCATCGGGCGCCACATGCCGTGACGCTCGACCTCTTCCTTGTAGCCGACGAAGTCCGGGGGTCGGATCGAGCACTTGACGCCGCCGCCCTTCTCGTCCTCTTCGACCTTCATCGCGCACATGTGATGGTCGAGCAGCGCAACACGTTGCTTGTCGTCGAGCTCGTTCCAAGCATCTGCTCCAAGCTCGATGATGAACTTGTAGTCGAACTTCTTGTCCGTCAGCACACGCATCAGCGGAGGCGCCTTCTTCGTGTTGCCCGGGATGATCAGACCGCACTTCTCCGTAGCCTTGTCCTTGAAGACGACGGTGATGTCCTTCTCGATGAGCGCGAGATGGGGATGGTGATCTGCGATGAGCTTCTGCACGATGCTCATGACTTCTTTGCCGGCTTTCCAAAAATCCACGGTGATTTCCTTTACAGGTGGGGGAATGCTTCCTGAAGAGCCTCAACGCCGCCACGATCCCAGATAGCTCCCGGGTCGTCTCCAGTACGCCCGTAGCGAAGCTCATTGCACGATACCCGCTTCATCTCCAGGTGCTTGAGCGCGTCGGCAATCCCCTTCTTGCCGGCGGCATCATTGTCGTATCCCATGTAGACATCGCTCTGAGCCCATCGCCGCAGAAACTCAGTCTGCTTGTAGGACAGGTGAGCTGGCCCTGATCCAAGCACCGCTTGGCCTCGGGTGGTGGCGTGCAGCATCGCCCACACGTCGAACCGTCCTTCGACCACGATGATGTCGGCGCCTTTCCAGATGGCGGGCATCGCCGCCGGCATGCCGATCCACACGGGATTCCAGCGGCTCTCAGGCAGCAGGTAACGGTCGTCGTCCTTGGCGTAGGGCGTGCGGCTGTCAAAACCCAGGAGTCGTCCTCGGGGGCTGTAGAGCGGGTAGATGACCTTGCCCTCGAACCGGTCGAAGTTCGTCCCGTAATGCTTGTGGAGGCGCTCGTCAGGACAGGGCTCAGGAGGCGCCTCAAAGGTCACGAGCTTCCACTGCTCGATGACCTCGGGGGTAGCTCCGCGACCCATCAGGTAGTCGCGTGCGTCCTCTGAGAGGGAGCACAACTGGAGCGCGGCAGCGAGCCACGCGGACAGGGCACTTGCTGCCACTATGCCTCGACCTCCGCGGTCTCATGTCCTGCGGACTCTGGCGGCTTCTCCGCGGAAGTCACCGAAGTTTCCTCAAGACGAGCAGCCACTGCGATGCCGCGGCTTGGGTTGTGAAGGACACAGACGGCTTTGTGTTTGCCGATGGTTCCGAGTGTTCCCACGAAGCCGCGGTCTACAGGGACGACGGCCAGAGCGTTCTGAGGCATCCACGAGGCCGTCACAACACCGACATCCTTGGGGATCTCGACACCCTCAAGGTTCGTATCCTCAGCCACGAGAATCTCCAAAGGAGCCAGCTCGTAGGACGCGACGTGCTCAAGACATTTGAGCACACCCTCGGAGGTGAGATCGTGGACGTTGCCCCACCCGGCTTGCTGCCCGGCATCGACAATGGCGGCGATGATTTCGGACTCGATGCCGTGTCGCTTGCGTATGGCGGCTCGAATGGTTCCCGTCTCCGACGTGCTGTTCACCCACTGGACCGACCTGGTACTCGAGACCAAAAACGGGGCGAGCTCGGCGTTGACTTGGAACTCCATCATGAGAGGGGCTGCGGCTCCTCGGCGAGTTTGCTTCACCGTGCTGTCGAAATTGACGATTTCAAGAAGGCTAGCGGTCATCGGAATCCTCCACGAGCGGGCGTTCAGGAACCACGTCAGGTTCCTCGAGTGATTCACCGAAGAACGCAAGGATGCCCGAGTCGCCGGGTTCCGCAGGGGCCTTCGTGTCCATCTTCTTATCCGGGCCGAGTGCCCACATGAGCGCGGCCACGTCCGGGTATTCCTTGGCGATGACCCCGATGTTGACGGGGCTCCCGTCAAGCCCAAGGTTCCGGGTGAACTCGTCCTTGAGATCCTCGGCCGAATGGCATCCCTCGAAATACGGGCACTCACGAGCCTGCACTTCCCCCGCCATCGTCGAATCGCACACCACGTCGTTGGGCTCCGTCTCAGAGACCAAGTAGGCGCACACATGGATGACGGCACGGTTGCCTGTATGCACTGGCAGACGCACAGCCCTGTTGTGCGTGCAGTTCTCTGGGATGCGCGTCATGCCTCGCTCGACATGGCTCTTCCGGTGACGGTAGATCACCTGCTTGAGCTTCTGCTTGACTTGACCCTCGCTTTTCACCGCACACCATCTTTCTTCAGATCCTCAGCCGTCACCTTACGGAAGCGGGCTCGGTCTTTGACATAGGTGACGTAGTACGCGTTGGTCGCAGCCCCCACAAGGGCTTCATCGTGCGAGATGAGCAAGATGTCGAGATCCAGGCGTTTGGAAAGCGTGGACAGGAACTTTGCAGCCCTGTCGACATAGCGATTGGCCACCGCCGCAAGTGTTTCGTCCAGCAGGAGCAATGGGCGCATACCCCGGCGGAAGATGACGGTGATACGCATCAGGACACTCTGCATCGTCAGGATGGAGCCCCCGAAGGACTGGTCGGCCACCCCCTCCACTACAGACCCATCCTTGCGTTCGCGCGCAGTGAAGAAGGTAACGGACACCTTTCCTCGAGACTCCTCGACCTCCGCACGCACCGAAAGGTTTTGGTCGTGGAAAATCTCCTGCAACCCTTCGGTCTGGAGCTTCTCCACAGCCTTGACCCCATCGGTCACCTCTGCGTCGATGAGCCGACGGATCAGACTGCCCACGAGTTCGAGCAGTTCATCCTCGTTCTCGAGGTCGCTAACCTCTGCGTCGTTCTCCGCAATCTGAGCCTCCAACGCCGAGCGGAGAGCCAAAGCCTTGGTGGCCTTGGCCCTCACTCGAGTCAAGTCTGGAAGCTCAGGAAGCGACATCGCCTCACAGGAGCCAGACGAGGAGGGTGAGGTAATCGTCGCCGTCACGGTCCTCACGGAACCGCACCCAACCACCGCCCGGCTTTTTTGTCTTCTTGTCGAGCTGCGGGTTGAGCCCGAACTTGATCGTCTCTCCTCGATGCTGGCCGAGGAGCTTGAGCAAGTACGGATACGCGATGTCGAAGCCCTTCTCGGGCATGTCGATCTTGGCGTCCTCTGCGGCGCCGTGTTCGATGGCTTCGAGATGAAGAGTGACCTTGTCTCCGGGGGCGCTCGTCATGGAAAGCCCCACGGTGCCCCCTTCAAGACTGAAGGTGAGACGCGTGTCTTCCTTTGATGCCGATGCCGACAATGCGTTGATGGCCGACTGCAAGTCATCGGCCTTGAGGGACCACCAATGCGGGTCGCCTGGCTTCTTGTCGAGCTGGATGTCAGGGAACGCGTGGTGTGGACGGCCCACGGACAAAACACCGCCGTCCTGGCGCACCAGGAACAAGCAGCGTTCGTGCTCTTTGATCTCAACAGCATCCTCTCCGCACGAGCCGAGGAAGGCCAGCACTTGCGCAAGGTCCTTGCCGTGGATGCGGAGATTGCTCTTGGCGAGTTCTTTGATGGTGACGACCGCCAAAGCCCCCTTGTCCGTGGCTTGCAAGGACCCGTTGGAGATCTCCGTCACCGCGAGCTTAGGAGTCGTGGTGTCCTTGTCGGAGATGAAGAGCTTGACATGCCGCAGGGCACTTTGAAGACGCTTGGCGTTGAGGGAGATGCCGTCGGCAGTGTCCCCCAGTGTCTCGTCCCAGTAGGGGAACTGCGCCGGGTCGAGGGATTGGAACTTGACCGAACCTTTGGGGCTCGTCGCCCTGACGGTGCCGTCTTCGAGTTCGAGGGTGAGGGATGCGTCTTCGACGGCAGAGATCCACTTGTTGAGACGAGAGGACTCTACTGTGAACGCATCGGCGCCGCCTTCTTCGACGTTGCAGCCGGCGATGGGCATCGAGCACCCAAGGCGGTTGTTGTTGGAGAGCACTTCGACCACGCCGTCACGACGGCGGAAGACAAAGTGGGTGGTGAGGTCCGACCCCGTCGAGGCGGTGCCAATAGACACCACTTGGAGGGCCGCCTCAAGATCAGGCTTCGCGACTTCGATTTTCATGGGGTTGCTTCTCCTCCGATGAACGGCGCAAGAGCCCGTTCTGCTTCTTCGGTGTCATTCTTCAGTTCTTCGATTTGCTCGCGGTACTTTCCGTCGAGCTGGGCGATGATGTCGTCGATCTTGTCCGGGTCGATGTTCTTCGCCCGGCACTCCTCTTCGACGGCTGCGAGATTGGTTTCGGCCTGCTCTTTGCGGCCCTTGAGTCGCTCGATGGCCTCGGCCACCTTTTTGCGACGCTCGACAACTTGGTCGAGCTCTTGGTCGAGGTTCTCCGACATGCTCCCTCCTTCTACTCGCTACCGAACCCGAACTGGATGACGCCGCCCTCAGCTTCGTCAATAATTGGGAGGCTCTTAACTTTACGTTGTCGTTTGGCCGAGTTCTCAGCTTTGGCCTGTTGCCTCTCCTCGCACACAGACTCGTAGTCACAGAAGCGACAGACCTTGTAGGAGGGCGTTGCCTTGAACTTCCCGGCCTCTTGACCCCGGCGTACTTTCTTGGCCCGATCCACCAGGGCGACGAGATCCCGCTTCGTGAAATCCACCCAATCGATCCCCGGCTCCCCCGCCTCGGCGTCCGTCGGATAGCGGAACCACGCAAACCCCAAACGGTCAGGAAGCTTCCTGTAGGCCAGTGAGAAGCACAGGGCGTACCACCGGAGCTGGTCGGGATCGACGTACTTGAGCTTGGTTCCGCTGTTCTTGCCATCGAGCAAAGTGATGCCCGTGTCATCCCGGCGAATCACGAAGTCAGCCCGGCCCCCGAGCGGGAGCCAGTTGGCGGCAAACCCGTAGAGCTCGACCTCACTGCGCGCATAGACCCCCAGCAGGTTGTGGGCCTTCATCGTCTTGAGATAGCCCAAGACGCCATCCATGCAGACTTCCTCCATCTCGGAGAACGAAGTCTGGTCCCAGTCGATGTAGAAACGTGGCAACGACGATGTGAGCTTCTCCTTCGTCAGTTCGATCAGGCGCTTTTTGAGCTCCTGCGGCTGCTTCCACATCTCCTTGTTGTAGAGATCCTCGAGGACGGCCTGGATGACGATGCCCATGACCGCATGGTGCATGGACTTGTCCTCGGGCTTAGGACGCCCCTTGCCGGGGCCTCGTCCTTGATCGATGTCGCCCCATCCGTATTGCCAGAAGCACTTCTGAGGGCACTCCTCGTAAGCCTGGAGATGCGACCAGTACAGGGTCCTGAGATGCTTCACCGTCACGAAATCACTCTACCTACGGGCCTTGTCGAGGTACTCAAGTGCTCGTTCCTTGACCTTGGAGGGCATGTCGAGCTCGCGAATGAGTTCGGGAAAGGGCTTGTCGGAGGAGGTCTGCAATTCCTTCTTCACGGACTCCACGAAGGCATCGACAGTCACGGCTCGGGCCTCTTCTCGGACGCGTTTTTCCATGTCAAATACCTCCTTCGCGGGCTTCACCCCGATTTTCACGAACTCCAGGGTGGGGGGCATGTTGCGATCCCTCGGCCAGAATCCCATGACGACGACACCGGGCTCGCGCTCCACGTTGTCCTCGGTCAGGGCTCCTCGAGTGAGGCTCCCGGTGTTGACCACCCACTTGTCATCGGCGATCTGCGTGATGCCTTGGTTCTTATGCCAGTGGCCAAAACACCAAACATCCACGTTTGGGTTGAGGCTCGGCAGATCGGAGTAGCGCAGAATGTCCTCGCCCTTGAACATCTCGCCACCCTGAGGCGACGCGAGGACATGAGCGTTGCAGATCAGATAGTCCTCGTCCCCGCGCTCGATGGCCTTGAACCGCTCAAGGTCGTAGCGAGGGCCGTGGTAGGGGATGCCCACCACGCGGACCTTCACGCCCTCCTTGTCGATCACACACTCGTGCTCGTCGTACAGGCGGTAGAACACTCCCGTGGCGTACAGAACCTCAAGTGGGTTCTCATGGAGGTTGCCGAGCTGTGCCAGGCGCACGTCATGGTTTCCGACGTTGGCGAACACCGGACACGGGTAGCCCTGGTGAACACGGGCCACGCGGCTCACGAGACGGTGCGTCGTCCTGATGGGGGTCTTGTCATCGAAAAAGTCGCCGCCATCGATTACGGCGTGACATTCGTGCTTACGCGCGATCTGCCCGACTTCGGTGAGCTTGCCCATCACCGTGTCGGCCCAATCGTCCGTACGAGACTCAGGGCCCGAGTCTCGGGTGTGCACGTCTGTGCGCCAGAGGAGACGAATCATCAGGGATTCTACCCGACGAGTTCCCCGGCTTCGTAAAACTACCTTCTGTGTTCGGTAAGGTTCCTTGGCGTGGCTCGATGGAAACGAAAAAAGCCCGGTCGGAAGAAGGACCAAGGGGACCCGATCGCGCTCTACGAGTGTCTTAGGTGCGGCCGCAAATGGGGAGAGAACTTGGCCGAACGGTCCCGGATGCGTGCCGACGGCAGGCTCCCTCCCACTTACTCAGGGGCGCATTGCCCATGCGGCCACCCCTACGTCAAGTGGACGAACTACGACGAGCTCGCCCCGCGCCTCAAAACAAACACAGGTCGTATTTGTGAAGAGCCCGAATGAGCTTCCGGGCTTCTTCGATGTGTGGGACTCCACACTCCGTCGTCAAGTAGCCGCACAAAGCATCGTCGTGGTCCTGTCGATACGCCTTAGGACTGTGGTACGCCCACAGAGCCCAGACTCCCTCAAGCTGTGCCTCGGTTAGTTGAGGGAACACCTCTTTGGCCACGGCCTTATGCGCCGAGACCCGGTCGTCGTGACAGGACATGCCCCATCTTACCCTGCTCAGACGGCGATCGGAGCCTTGATCGCCGGGTGATGTTCGTAGCCTTCGAGCGCGAAGTCCTCAAGGCGGAACCCGTCGATGCTGCTCACTTCATTGGGAAGGATCTTCATGGTCGGAGCCGCGAACGGAGTGCGCTCAAGCTGCATCTTGGCCTGCTCGAGGTGGTTCTCGTACAGGTGGGCTGAGCCGAATGTGTGGATGAATCGGCCAGGGGCCATGCCGCAGAGTTTGGCAAGCATCATGGTCAGCATCGCGTAGCTGGCCATGTTGAAGGGCACTCCGAGGAACCAGTCTGCACTCCGCTGGTAGAGCTTGAGGTGCAGCTCGCGTGTGGGGGCTCCCCATGCGTCCAACGACGCCTTGGAGGTGTCCGAGTTGAGACTCGACGGGTCGTACCAGCCCTGCGAAGTGGCCCACTGAGCCCGACGCTCATGCGACATGGGCTGCGAATTCGTCTGGAACATGCAGTGGCACGGAGGAAGACGCATGTTCGGGATCTCAGAGGGGTTCCAAGCCGTCACCATCATGCGGCGCGAATCCGGCTTCGTCTTGATCTCCTCAATGAGGTCCGCGATCTGATCAATGACCGGTGGCACGTCGTTGTTGTTGCCGTCATCTGGCGCTGTCGACCATGACCTCCACTGCGCACCGTAGACCGGGCCGAGGTCTCCATTCTCGTCAGCCCATTCGTCCCAGATGTGAACATCGTGGTCGTGCAGGAACTTGATGTTGGTGTCGCCACGCAGGAACCAAAGCAGCTCAACCAAAATCCCCTTCGTGAACATCTTCTTGGTCGTCAACAGCGGGAACTTGCCTGTGTTGAGATCAAACACCATCTGCGGGGCACCGAAGATCTCCCGCATCCCTGTCTTGGTGCGGTCTCCCTTGCGGATGCCCTCCGTCAGGAGAGCTTTGAGGATGTCGAGGTAAGGGTCGTCGGCGAAGTTGTCCATCGTATCGGTTCTACACCCCGCTCAGAACCGACAGAAGAAGTTCGTCAATCTTGGCCACTTCGGGAGCTTTGCGCAACGTACTCGTCTTGTAGGCTTCGGAGATCTCCGCTTGGAGATTCTCGGCCTGTTCCATCAACTCGTCGTAGCTCCAGCGCCCATCCCGGATCGCCATGAGTTCCTCGGCATCGGGGCGACGCACCTTGACCGTGTGCTCGGTCAGAATCTCAAGCCCTGTCCGCAGAAGGCGAATGAGATGCGACGCATGCTTCGTGTCGTAGCCATGTTCGGCCTCGAGTTCGGCTCGCTTCTCGTTGCGTTCCGTTTTCCACGTCTTGAACTGCTGCCAGTGCTTGAGCGCGGCCCGGTACTTCCGCTCCTGCTTGATGGCGTAGAGCATGTCCTTCGACAAACCGATGCTCGCCCCCGCGAGCTCGTACACCTTCTCATCGAGCATGCCGTCTTCGCACTGCAACATCGTCGAGTGGAAATCCCTCATGCGATTCACAAGTGAGTCGAGCGCACCGCCCACGAGCAAATCCTCAAATCCATCGGTGAGCTGCCACTGCGCAATGATCTTTTTGACGGCTTCATCGATCTGATTGCGCACGTCGGCCGGGAGTACAGACTCGTTGGGCAGTCCGTACTCTTCCCGTGTCGGGGGTGCCGAAGGCGGGTTGAGTAGCCAAGCCCGGTGCCCTTGGATGCGCTTTAGCTGCGACATCGCATACCCCGTGTAGGAGTGGCGGCACTTCTTGGAGAGGAACAGATCGCGTCCCTCGAGGATCTCTTCCCACTTCCCGGTGGCGAACAACACGTCCCGGTTGTCCATGAACAGTAGCTCAAGCACGTTGGGGTTGTTGTTCGCCGCCAACGCAATCATCTTCGTCAGCGAGTAGACGCACAGGTCCGTCTCGCCCCGGTAGCAAGGGCCCGCAGTCTCGTGGTGCTCCATCTGCTTGAGGGCGAACTCTGAGTTCGGCCCCCATGGCCCCTGCTGAGTCGCGGCCGTAAACTGGTCGAAATTCAAGTAGAAGCTATCCCGCACATCACGAGGCACAACGGCAGCGCCTCGAATGTCCACGTCGGATGTGGGTCGTGCCATCCCATAGGCATGGGAACCCGTGACGGCGAGGAAGATGGTGTGACTGTCTACGTCGAAGTGCATCGTTCTGTCTGTCTTTCCTGCCACGCCTTCACTTTCTGCCTCTCACAGAGGTTGCAAGTGCGGCGCACAGTGTCGCGTGTCGTCGTACCAGCCGAGCCCACATGCTTGGAAAAAGCCTTGCAAGGGGGCCCCTCGTAGTTGGACTTCCCTGCGAGCTCTGCCTCGAGCGCGACTCGGTTGTACTTCCTGAGGTTGATCGACGGCATGGCCGTCCCTTTTACGCCTACTGGTGAACGTGGTCGAGACCGCCGCCACACGTAGGGCACTCCTGGTAGGTGCCAAGTACCTCTGCGGCGCGTTCTGTGAGCTTCGCGAGTTCGGCCTCCATCACCTTGATCTGGTGATCCAGGGTCGTCACGGAGTCTCGATGCTCCACGTATCTCTTGCGCATCCGCTTCGCGTTGTCGAGGGCCTTCCTGAACTTCCCGATGCGGACGACTTTCTTGTCGTCGAGGGTGATGCCTTTCAGAGCTTTCTGCGCAGCCTCCGCACGGGCCAATTCGGTTTTGGCCTCCTCGTAGCGCATGGCAAGCCCAACGGTCACTCCGATGGCCTTCCTGAACTGCTGAACGTAGCCCATACGCTTTGTGGAAGGCAGCAGGCCCTCCACGTCCTCAAGCCCCGCCAGCGTGCGCACGTCGCTTCGTGCGGTGCCCAGGCGGGTGCTGAGGTGTGTCGCAGCAGCCCACTCCCGGCCGGTCTCTCGGACCCCCCTGATGCGCTCAGAGGGAGGAACTCGCTTGGCCGCCTCTTCAAGCCCATCAAGAGCCCGGACCTCGGTACGTGCGCGAGTCACACGGTCCCCGAGACGCACGAGGTTGGCGTTGGCCTTGGCGATCTTCTCTGCCTTCTTGTGGCGCGTATCGAGCGCGTCGACAGCCTCCACCGCGGCGTCCAAACCCGCAAACCCTTCCATGCGCTCTGCCAGGGTCTTGGAGTCTTTGCGGCGCACCTTGAGGTTGGCTCGGGTGCTGCGTTTGTCGGACTCACAGTCCTTGAGTGCCCGGCTGAGTTGGTTCACACGGTCAACATCGGCCACGGCTTCGGCCACCACGGACCCCGACTCGTGGAGCAGGAAGCTGACGCCCGTAATCTGCGCGGCAATCTGAGGCCACAGCTCCGAGTTGCCGGCCTTGATGGACTCGACGCCGAAGATCTGCGCCTCGGGGGGGACACCATGCCCAACCTTCGGGAGTTCCTTACCGTCGATGATGTAAGTGTTGACGCCCTTCCCTTTCTGCCAGGTGAGGGTGCGCCCTGTAGGAACGTCTTCGATATCGACGGTGCAGAACTTGGCCCCGTAGCGAACGAAGTCGTAACCCCTGGCGTTCGTCAGGGCTCCCCGAAGGGCACGGAAGAAAGCAGACTTGCCGGCATTGTTCGTGCCCGTCACCACAGTCAAGCCGTCGATGACGATGGTGGCGTCTTCGATGGACTGGAAGTCACGGACACGAACTTTGATAGGCATCAGGCGGGCTCGTCATCCGGTTCGGAACTGATGGACGACAGGATCTGCTTGAGTTCCTCATCGTTCTGGAACGAATCGCTCCCGAACAACTCCTCCTCGTCCTCCTCGTCCTCCCCGACACTGCTGCTCGAGGAACCGAGGTAGGGAAGAACCTGTTTCTCAAGGAGCTTGGCGAGCCTTGCATCCTTGGCGAACGCCCCGCGGAAGTTCTCCATACCCTGAAATTTGTAGGAGACACCCTCAGGGTCAAGCCACTCAAACCACGCCCCTGCCTTCTTGATGACCTTGTGGGCGATGCCGATTTCGATCAGGGATCGAAGGTCGTCGATGCCCTCGCCGTAGCGGATGTAGAACATGGTCTCGTTGTTCTGCTGCGCAGAGACCTTGCACTTGTCGAGCTTGACCTTGACCTTGACCCCCACGACTTGATCGGCGGTCTTGTTGACCACGGAGGAGTACTCGGAGGTCTTCTCAACCCCCATCGGCTGGAGACGAATGCGAAGCGCGGAGTAGAACTTCCATGCCTTGCCTCCCTGCACTGTGAAGTTGTCGCCGTAGCCCATCGTGTTGATGGAGTCGCGGATCTGCGAGATCCCGATGATGGTCGTGCTGGTCTTGCTGATGCGCCCCTTGAGCTTTGGCAAGAAGGCCGACCACACCGCAGCGTTCATCCCCACACGCCCTTGCTCGGCGGTCTCCTTGATCGCCTTCTCGAAGTACGCTTTCGGAACGCCGGCTCCCACAGAGTCGAGCACGATCAGGTCAACGCCTGCGGATGCCATCGTCCAGATGATCGCCACACCCTCATCGAGCGTGTCGGGCTGACACAGCATGAACTTGGAGTCGTCACCGATGGGCACCCCGAGGGCCATGGCATAGCCCGGCACGATCTCGTGCTCCCAGTCGATGTAGCAGACGGTGCCCCCGGCTTTGATCGTCTGAACCGCGGTTTGGAGTGCAATGGTGGTCTTGCCCGATCCCTCCTTGCCGTAGAGGTTCACGATGCGGCCCTTGGGGAATCCCGGACAGGGGAGCACCCCGTACTCGTTGGCCTTGCCGCTGATGAGGATGTTGATGACGGTCGAACCGGTGGAGAGAACCGGCAAGGACTTTCTCGCCTGCTTCGGGTCGAGGTCTGTTTTCCAGTCCATCGACTTGAGGGCGTCCTTGAGCATCGCCTTGCCCTGGAGAAGGGGAGACGAGGCTTTCCCTCCCTTCCCGGAGGTCTTCGTCTTCCCTGTGGTTTTCTTCGCCGTCTTTTTGGGGGCAGCAGCGGGAGCAGGAGCTTTCTTGGCTGCCTTCTTCTTGGTCGCTGCTTTCTTCTTCGTGGTCTTTTTTGTTGTCGCCATGGCTAGCCTTCTACTCCACGGACCACAGGAAAAAGCGATCGCCCTCGCGGTGCAAGAAACCTTTGGCCTCTTGCTGTCCGGCGCGTTTGCCTTTCGTGATGGTCCTGATGCTGGTGAACGTCTTCAACTCGTACGGTGTGAGCTCGTCTTCGTTCAGATTGCCCACGTAGAAATTCCAGAACCGACCCGCGAAGATCGAGACGATGTACGCATCGGCCTCGTTGTGGTCCCAGTTACCGCCGCCCGTGTGTTCGGACGCGGTCATGCACATGTCCATTTTCCCCATCTTCCAACCCTTGGGGCGGTCCATGAAATCGAACGCCCACTTCTTGATCTGCGGGGGTCCCACAAGCACCAGATTCTGGGCTTCGGTTTTGATGGCTTCCATGGTGAACAAAAACAGTCCGTACATGCCCTCGGAGTAGTCCTCATTCATGACGGGATGCTCGAGGCCCATGTTGTCGGGCTCAAGCTCTTGGATCTTCGCTCGGAGGCACTCTCGCAGGTGCATGTAGCGACCGATCTCGTCTGAGAACTGTTTCTTCTCCGTTTGAAAGCGGCCCCGATCGATACATCGGTCGGGGCCGCTTGCCTCCGTGTCATGGAGTGCCCATCCGTAGTTCCTCAGTGACGGGTCCAGACCTAAAATCCGCATCTGGAACCCTACCGAGACCTAGTCGTCCAGCATCGAGCCGAGCAGGTTGTCCACCTCGACATCGCCGCCGGCCACCGCATTGCCGACCGGTGAGGAGACCTCGTGACCGAGCTTCTCCTTGAGCTGGTCGAGCGTGTACTTTCGACCGATCTCACCCTCGAGGTTCGGGGCCAGAGCCCGGACCTGCGCGATGATGTGATTGGCGATCTCCTGCGCACGCTCGTTGTCGTTCTTGAGCATCTCCTTGAAGATGCACTGCTTGGCAGGAAGGAAGGTCAGCTTCTGGAACTGAGCCCCGCCCTTCTCCACGTCCGCTTGGACATCCCACTCGTGCATGGGGTAGCCCGAGAGGTGCATCTTCTTGAGCTTCTCGTACTTGTCGCCCGAGAAGATCCACGGCATGACCTCGGGAAGGTCCTCGAACAGCGACTCCTTGGTCGGCTGTCCTTTCTTCCCAAGCGCCCACGAGACCACGATGGTGGCGATCTTGGGCTTGGACTGCTGCCCCAAGAGCTGTCCGATTTCAGGGCCGGTGTCGATGACATAGCCGACGCCCTCCACGTAGAACTGGCGAGCTCCGATGAAGTGGGGGGTGAGCTTCTCATCGTCCTCACCCTCAGGAGGCGTCAGGGTCGCAGTCGTGACCTTCTTGCCTTCTTCCATGCCGGGCCACCAGACGAAGCCGAGACGGTAGGTCTTGCCCTCGTCCGCCTTGAACTTCTTGGTTTTGCCGCCGATACCGGCGTCGTTCTGTCCGAATCCAAAAGTTGATGCACTCATTGTCTTGTTCTCTTTCGTTGGTGAGGGGCAGTGTCGGTTAGACGTTGCCTGTTCATTTCTTCTACGCGCAAAAAACGACGGAAACTTTTCAATCATCGTCGGCGAGGCTAGCGATCAGGCTTTCAATGCCCATCACCTCGTCGGCGTCGTCTTCGTCGTCACTTTCGGAATCTTCTTCGTCACTCGAGCCAATCGAATCGAGGAACGAACTCACGTCGGATGGCGTGTTGTCGTCGTCGGGTAGATCCCCATCGTCCTTTTCGTCGGGCAAGAGTTTTTCGATGTCGTCCTCTTCGGCTTCTTCGTCCTCTTCGGCTTCTTCGTCCTCGGTCTCGGTTTCTTCGTCCTCTTCGGCTTCTTCGCCGAAGACCAGAACGGGCTCCTCTGCATGAGGAGAGGGGTCTTGGCCCGCATCGTCCACGACGACCTCTTCGTCCTCGCTCTCCTCTTCTTCGTCGTCCTCGTCCTCTTCTTCGTCCTCTTCTTCGTCGTCGCCATCCACAATACCGAGGCTGGCATCCACGTCTGCGAGCATGCTGTCGATGTCAGTGACACTCGCTGCCTCTAAAGAGGGCCCCGCGTTGGAGCCCCATCGAGCCCCCATTCCGAGGTCGTGCTCAATCATCTTCATCTGGTCTCGCATCCGTCCCTGCGCGTCCTTGAGGTCCGTGCGCTTGGACTTGATGGAGATCATCATGGTCTCAAGGTCGTGAGCGGCCCGCTCGAGCTCGGCCAAGTCCTCGAGGGTGTCTCTGAGCTGCACATCGGCCAGGGCTTCGCGCTCGGCCTGTGATCGACCCACCCGAACCCGGGTGTCGTTCACCATGAGTTCGCGCTTCTCAAAATCGTAGAGTGTGCGCTTGGCGTTGATGATGCGCTTGAAGAGATGCAGGTCCTCGGAGACTTGGAGGAAGATCTGATCGACCCGGTTGAGCATGGCCCGCACGGAAGCGATTCGGTTGTTGAACCGTTTCGGCCCGTACAGAATGGGATTGGGGTCAAGCTTGACCTGCATCCCTTTGAGTTCCGCGTAGGTCTCCCGGATACGGTCAAGATCCACAACGGGGATAGCGAGAGGCTCTGGCTTAGGCTTGGTCGCTGGCGTTCCCATTGGTCGCTCCCATCTCTCGCAGAACGAGTCGGTTGTAGGTCTCTCGAACCCCTCGGACGGAGTCTTGGAACATCTGAGGACTGATGCTGCCGTTCGCTGCGGCCGACTCAAGGGCCGCTAGGTCGCACTCCATCGACAACATGTACCGAGCGAGTTTCGCGTCCTTCATCTTGATGCCTTGTGCCGCGTAGGCCCCGTCCTCCTCAGGGGTGGCATGCGTGTCTCCCCCCATCCCTCCCTTGTCATCCTGCACCGACTGGTACGCCGCAGAGAACGCTACGAACGAATCCCCATTGCGCCCTTTCACTGCCCGGCTGCAGGTGATCTTTGTGATGCGAATCCCATCGCGGATGCGACGAAGACGCTCCTTGATCTGGCGTTTGTCTATCTCTTGCGGTCCGTCTTCGGCCATGACTGTCCTCCCTCGGTTTACCCCTTCGATCGGGGCACCAACCCCTGATCGATAAAATGCCGAAGCCGATCGGGAAAAAGCGTGTTGCGAGCATCGACCTTGTTGTTGTCGATGGCCTTTGCCATCGCCTCGGGATGCCCTACCAAAATGACCTTTTTACGGGCTCGGGTGATGGCCGTGTACAGCAAGTTCCGCTGTAACTGATGCCGGAACGAGTTCGTCCAGGGCATCAGGATCATGTCGTACTCCTGCCCCTGACTCTTATGGACAGTCGTGCAGTACGCCATCCGCAGGTGTGAGGGTGCCTCCTTGAAAGGCATCTGGACGTGCATCACCGGCGGTCCGTGGATCTTGATTTCCACGATCTTTGCCTTCGGGTCCAGACGTACGACCTTCCCCACATCACCATTGAAAATCTCGAACCGGTAGTTGTTCTTCGCCACCATGACTCGATCCCCTTCGCGAATCATCTCGGAGCCGAGACGCATTTCACGGAGACCGGGGGCCTTGGGATTGAGCAACTCTCGGATGCGGAGATTGAGACTCGTGACCCCGAGCGTCCCCCCATGGCGCGGGCTGAGTACTTGGAAGTTGACCCTGAGGTCGTAGAGCTTCTGGACCGTGGCCGTGATCGTCGCCAGGATCTTGTTCTCGTCACGGACTTCCACCACCGAAAAGTCCCGACTCTTGTGCTCAAACTCGGGCACATCCCCACGGTTGATGGCATGGGCCGCGATGACGATATCGCTGGCCTCGTGCTGCCGGAAGATCTCCCGTAGGTCGGTCACGGGGATCTTGCCGCTGTCGATCAGGTCCCGCAGGACATTGCCGGGACCGACTGAGGGGAGCTGTGCGGCATCCCCCACGAACACGATGCGACAATCCTTCGCGGTGCAGGTCAGCACTCGAAACAGCAAGTGCTGATCGACCATCGAACTCTCGTCGATGATGGCGACTTTGGCCGGGTGCGGTTGGTGCGCGGAGAACTCCCAGAACTCCCGTGAACCGTCGGTATCCACCTCCCGGTCCCCGAAGCCCACGATGCCCGCGTAGGTGGCCTCACGACCATCGTCACGGTCTTTTCCCTTGGCTCCGAAGGCTCGGTGGATGGTGGACGCCTCGGCCCCTGTGACGGCTGTGAGGCGCTTGGCGGCAATGCCCGTGGGAGCCGCCAAAAGGAAAGGGATACCGGCGTCTTGGAGCACCTTCACAACGACTCTGAGCGTCGTTGTCTTGCCGGTGCCGGGCAGCCCGGTCAGAACCGACAGGGACTCTGTGATGGCGTTGACGGCACCATCAAGCTGAGCCTCGGACAGGGAGGTAGTGCCGCCTTCGGCGAACTCTTTGATGGCAGCTTTCGCAACCGTTTTGATCTTGGCGTCTTTGCGCTTGGCAGCCTTCTCGCTTTTGGGTCCCACAGTCCCCAAGCGTTCGAGGTACTCGGCTTGGTCTTCTTCCGTGATCCTGGCCCTCACCTTTCGTTCGGCCAACAGTCGGGCTGACTCAAGCTCGAGCTGGTAGAACCATGGCTCGTAAATCGCAGTGACCCCTTCACGAGTCTTGTTGTCGATGAGCAGAAGGTTCTCGTCGTGGAGGTCTTTGAGGGTTTGGGCGATCTTGCTCTTGTCGATCTCAGGGGCGTAGTGGGTGATGCCCTTCACGAGTTCGCCTGAGCTCAAGTAGAGGTGCCCCATGCCCCGCTTGGCTTTGCAGGTGTAGAGCGCGGCGCCTCGAATACGGCTTTCGCTGGAGAGATCGAGACTGAGTTTACGGGCAACCTCATCGGCCTGGTCGAAGTTGATGCCGTCGATCTCAACGAGAGCCCAAGGGTTTTCGGACAGCATCTCTTCGGCTTCGTCTCCAAAGTGCGCGTAGATCTGTTCGATGCGCTGCTTGGGGAGTTCAAGTTCACCGAGGAACTCAAGACTCTGAAACATGGCCCGGACAGCGCGCCATCGACTGACGATGTGCTGTGCGGAGAACTCGGAGATCCCTGGCACCGTTTGGAGCTTCGTGGCGTCCGAAAGCGCGTCGAGCAAGTCGTCGCCGAACTGCTCGTGCAAGCTGTCGCAGGTGCGCGCTCCGACGCCGTGGCTCTGCAACATCTTGAGCGCCTTCTCGGAGTCCCACGAACCCTCGATGACAGGAGCGCGGTCAATGAGGAGTTGGCGCCCGTACTTGTCGTGATCGACCCAGTGCCCCTCAAACCCAAACCAACATCCGGGTTTCACATCGAGGCCTGGAACGCTGCCCCGCACGGTGGTCCCTTTGGCCTCCGTGGAATCTACGGTCGCTTGGCCATCGAGCACCATCTCGATGATGTAGAACGACTGCGCGGCGTTCTCAAAAATGACGGCCCTGACTCGGCCTGCATGATACTCAGACATCAATATCGTTCTTCAGGTGATTAATTTCGGCGAGGGTGTCGCGCAAATTCTTGATCTGCTCAGCCATCTCGTCGAGGGTCTCGGGTTGTGTTGTGGAGGGGTCGAAGGATTTCACCTTCTCTTCGAGGCCCTCGAGATCGGGAACCGTCGTGATGATGATCTGCGAGCGGTGCCCGACGAGGCAGTCGACCAAGCATTCGGTTTCGTCTTCTTCGTGTTCGAGATACCAACGGTCTTCCCTCCTTCGTAGTACGCCCTTGGAATTGAACGTGAAGGCTCTTCGTGGATCTTCGTGATGACCGAAGTGGCAGTGCCCAGAGTTTTCCAACATGCAGCACCCACCTCCCCACCGGTTGTTGTCTGCCGGCTCCAGTGGGCGATGGTGCGCCAGCAGTCGGATCTCCTGACCCTCGTATGAGGCCAGTTCAGCGTCCACGTCCCGCACGCCATCGAACTCATCTGCGAGCATCAGGCGGCGATCTTCGCGGTAGAAGACCCCAAGGAAGTCCTTCACCTTGAGTCCTGTGAATGTCTCGGCCATCAAGGAATTTACCCACCTGGGGCTTGCTAAACGTGAAAAGAGACCCAAACCGTGTAAGACTTAACTCGATCCCGTTCATTGAACATGGAACGCCGACATCTCAGACGCCTCCCCGAGCGCCAACGCCCGCAACCTCGACCTCGCCTTGAGCTTGAGATCGATCTGCCGCGTCGTCACCGTTCCGAGGATGGAGAAGATGAAGAAGCCGAGAAAGAGATCCCTGAGCGCGGGATCGCCGTCATCGACTTCTTCATCTGATCGGCGCTACCCGCACTTGCTGTCGCCACACGAGAGGCACTTGGAGCAGCCTTCCTCGTAGATGAAACTCTCCTCAGCGCCACAGCCGGGGCATACTTTCTCGGCGGTCGCAGGAGTGCCGTCGGGAATGTACTTCTTGAGCACTCGAGCGATGCACTTGGAGAACGCGAACATGTCCGCCTCCTTGTCTCGTCCGAGCTGTTCGACGATGTACTGGATCGGCGAACCGTGCCGCAGAGACAGTGAGATCATGCGCGTCGCCCACCCTTGGTCGGGATTGTCGAACTGCCGCACGATGTTCTTGATCTTCGTCGGATCGTCGCCTTCACCGTAGTAGAAGTCGTACTTGCCGCCGTTCTTGAACGTCCGCTTGACGATGACGCCCTTCTCGACCTTCTTGGGGAGCTCGATGTTCTCAGTCGTGCCACCGAAAATCTCAAAAGGCTTGCCCTCAAACAACCCTACGAAGAACAGCCAGTCCTCCATGATGGGGTTCCCTTTGGCGTCGTGGCCCACCTTGACGCTGCTGCGCTGAACTTCACATGGAAGACGGTCCGGTCGTTTTGGTGCGTCATGCTGCACGAACAGGTGGTTGTCCCCGAGGACGTTTGAGCGCGACCCATCGCGGTAAACCGTGAGCCCTTTGCAGCCAGCTTTCCACCCTGCCTCGTAGACACTCTTGACGGTCTCGATGTCCACGTCGGCCGGCAGGTTCGTCGTATTTGAGATGGCATGGCAGATCCACTTCTGCGCAGCTCCCTGCATCTTCACCTTCTGAACCCAGTCCACATCGTTGGACGTGGCTTTCCAGTAGGGGCTCTCCTCGAGGTCCTTGTCCGTTTTTCCGTTGGCTGCCTGCCACTGAGCAAAGCCGTGATGCCGAACGGTGAACTCCGTCCACCGGTCCCCCATGAGATCCGTGAAATCCACGGACACGTCTTCGTCGTTGGGGTTAATCTTCTTGCGGCGCTTGTAGACCACCAGGTAAGCGGGCTCGATGCCGCTTGTGGTCTGCGTCAG